CTACTGCACCAGCTCCAGATTCAGGAAGTGCTGATACAGGAAGTGCTGATACAGGAAGTGCTGATACAGGAAGCTCATCTGCAACAGGATCACTATCTGAAACCTCAGGAAGTGCTGATTCAGGATCTGAAGAGGAAGTAGGATACGGATACGGATACGGATACGGCTATAACAATGGCCCAGATTATTCACACTTATCTGCAGAAGAACGACAATGGATGGAAATGGATACTTTAGCAAATCTTTACGGTACAGGATACACAACTACTCCTTCTGATTTTACTATATTTGATCACTTAGTCTCAATAGTTAATTTCGACAATGGATTAGATAATGCTCTTATGTGGAAAACATTTACATATAGGATTATGGAGTATGTTAACTCTGGTTTACGGAAAGGATATGATTGGGATACTTTCCATGATTTACTAGCTGAAGCTTTAGATTATAATGGTAATACTTCTGAATTAATTACATTAATTCAAAATAGCCTTACCAATCCAAATATATGGTATAGTGAACAGATCAATAATTTTGGTAGTCAATATGCTGAGTCTACATTTAACACTCCTTATTTAAACCACCAGTTTAGTACTAACTTAGTGTCTATGACCCTAGGTGGTAGTGGTACACAACAAAATAACCACAGGGTAAATGTATACGAACCTGCAGTTTCAGCTGCTGAGTCTACTTATGTTGATATAGAAACACCATTTATACCAGCTTAGTTTGAATTAAATAGTTTTTAATGTAATTATCATTGTATAATTTACAAAAAATAGTATGGGGGTGTGTAAGCACCCCCATATTTATTTTACTGTTGTTTATCTAACAAATATTTATTATCAAATACTTATAGATATATGTCTACTCAAAAAGAAAATAAAATAAACCTCTTAGTATGGACTAGGAGTGGAGAAAGCCTAAAAATAATCAATGAGGATTTAAAACAAGAATTTAAAGAAAAATATAACCTTTTAAATTATACTAGAAGAGGTGATATGTTATTAATGAACCATATCCATTTAGATGATTTTTCTAAATTCAGTAGAAGAATACTTATTCAACCAATGGATGGAACTGTTATGCATCCACATATTATAGAAAAAATTAATAATTTTCATTACATAGTTACACCATCTAATATTAGTAAACAATTATTAGAAAACAATGGAGTTACTAAACCTATTAGAGTAATACCTAATTATTATGATAATAGTTTGTTAGATGAAGACAATGGGTTTTTTTCTAGTTTATTCCCTGAAAAGAAATATACCTTCTATACAGAATCTACTGCTATACATAGAAAGAATATTGATAGAACATTAAGAAATTTTTTAAAAGAATTTACTGAAGAAGATAATGTTAGATTAGTAATAAAATTAAATGAAGTACCAAAAAATAGAATTTTACATCTTAAAAAACTATTAAAAAAATACCCCAACCGCCCAGAAGTAATTATCATAAATAAAAAATTACCTAAAGAATATTTACACTCACTAAAAAAAGGTATAGATTGTTATATTTGTTTATCATATATGGAAGGATTTTGTATTCCATTATTAGATGCTGTAGTGTTAAAAAAAGATATAATTACTTTAGATACTAAAATTAGTGGATATGGAGATTTTATAAATGAAGAAAATTCTATTCTATTACCAAACAGAGAAATCCCAATATTCTTATCCCCAGGAGACAGTTGGATCTATTTAAAAGAATCTAAATGGGAAAATGTTGATTATGTTGAATATAGAAAAGCTTTAAGAACTGTATTTAATGGTGAATATACTTTTAACAAAAACCAAGACTACAGTCAATATAGTCAAAAAAATGTTATAAAACAATATAATGAATTATTAAATCTTGTTTCTGAAGAAGTAGTAGAAAGAGAAATAAAAGTTAGAGAATTAGCACAACGTAGATATGATGAGCATTTTAGCAAGTTTAGAATGAATCCTGATTTAAATAGAAGAATAGATTAATTAAATACTCTTTTACTATACCAAAGTCGGGAATAATGCATGTTGTTTCTATCATATAATAGATTTTCATGATTATCAATTTTAGGTTTTCCTATTATTTCTCCATTCCTTTCATCAAAAATCATTTTTCTACCTATCCCATCAAGTTTATAATCTAAAATTAAAGAGTTATTATTTTCATTTAATTTAATTTCTTTTGGTATATTCTTTTTATAAGTTTTAAGATTAATAGTAGTATCTTCAAAAACTCTCATAAAAGCCTGACCCAAAGCTATTGGACCAGTTATACCTAAAGTAGAGTGTGTGTAATTTCTTTCTTCTATATTTTTTTTAACTATTTCTAATACCTGATATACCACAGAGTCTAATGGTTTTACACACATTAATGCATTATATAAACCTAATTTATCACTTAAACTATCCCTACAAAAAACTCTATCAAACCCATCACATATTTTATCGTATGGTACATATATTTCTTGTGTCATATCACCATAACACCCTCCATATTTATAGAGTAATAAGTACCTAAATAAATCTGCTTTATAAGCAGTAGGTATTAATTTATTATAGTGTAGTAAATAACTAGGATTAAAGTCTTTAATAAAATTATAACAATCATTATTATCAAAATAAACAAACTTATAACCAGGATTTAATTTAATAGTTTCTTTATAAACCCCCATTACTACATCAGGAACTTCTTCAATTGCCCATTTCCCTGTTCTAAAAATTATTTTAGGTATCTCTTCAACAAATATATTTACTTTGTTGTATTTTTTAACAAATTGATTATATGTTATTAAATCTGACATTTATCTATTGTTCCTACAAAAAGTTATATACCTTTCCTCAATGTCTTTCCTTTCTTCTTCAGTTTTAGAATTTATCCAAACCCAAATAAATGAATTTTTTAAAACATCAATTTTTTCTTTTTTAATCTCTATTAATTTATTAAATAAATCTAATTCTACATCAGATATTTCTATATTTATATCTAATTTTTCACAAATAATATATAACTCTAAAATATCATTTGAATCATAAGCTTTAGTTGCATCTAAATAATAACCATTTAATACCTCAGAATCCATTTTATCTGGGTGGGTTTGTTTAACAATTTCTCTATATATTTTTTTTATTTTACTTTTAGTTTTACTATTTATTTCACTATCGTGTATAATTTTTTCTTTTTCTGTTTTAGAGATATTAGGTTTTTCATTTTCATCAGTATCTTTCTCCCTAAAAGTTTTTTTTAAAAATTCTTCTTTATGTTCTTGTATTACATTATCTTTTAACTCATAATCAGTATTTAGTAAGTTATATTCTTGTAATACTTTTTGTGTTTGGAGTTTTTTTATTTTGTCTTTCATGATTATAAATATTCTACTATAAATAAATAGTTAATTCTTTTTTTATATTTATACACATATAAAACAATTTAAAATGGTTGAATTTAAGCATGCTTGTTCTGTGGGTAATTATTGCTTCTCTGCGGCTTTACTTAATATGATAAATGTTAGGGAAATGTCATTACCTTTTGATTGGCTATTTACTACCCCAAAATTTACTTCAGAAGTATTAAAAAATGATTTCCAGGATTTTTTAGACCCTAAATATTATACAGACATAGCATTAAATGAACCACATAATGAAAGACAAGCAGGTCACACTTTATACCATGAAAACTTCTTTAATCATAAAGACCCAAGACAAAAAATAGATTATGATTATTATGTTAGATGTGTTAATAGGTTTAGAGAATTTATAAAATTAGAAGACAAAAAATTATTTATATGTTCTTATAAAAACTTAGAAAATAAAATGGATGAGCTATTAATGTCTGAAATTTTTAAATTAAATAAAACATTATCAGATATAACTCAAAATCATCATCTTTTATGTCATATTAATTATCCAAATAATGAAGATTTAAAACATGAAATAACAAAAATGGGTAATATTACCTTTTTTGAATTGTATACAAAAGAAAACAATCATGGTTTAGGTTATGGTAACGATGAAGATAATGAATATTTTTTTGAAATTTTTAACAGTTTGTTTAAACATAAAAAATGATTCCAAAAATCATATATAAAACAGGTCCCTTTAAAAAATCAAATCTACCTAATGAAATAGAAACCATTTTTAATAAAACCATAAAACACAACCCAGAGTGTGAATTAGTTTATTTTGATGATTTTCAATGTTTAGAATTTATTACAAAAAATTTTAATAGTAGAATTTTAAAAGCCTATAACACATTAATACCTACAGCTTATAAAGCAGATCTATTTAGATATTGTGTACTTTATCAAAATGGTGGTATTTGGAGTGATTTAACTCAAACATTTCTTGAACCAATAAATAGTTTTATAGATTTTGAAAATGATAATTTAATTTTAGTTGAGGGTGATTACATTCCTAATGCTAGAAGAAATGCAATTGAAATAGCTTTTATGGCATCTAAACCAAAAAATAAAATTTATTTAGAGGCTATAGAACAAATAATAAAAAATATAGAATCTAATTATTATGGGGATAGTTCATTTTGTCCAACAGGCCCAACTATGTTTAAAAAATTAATAGAGTCTAGTGATGTTTCATATAAATTAGGTTTTGAATTTGTAAGATTTGGAGATGATAATGGCACTATGGACTTTATTCTTCACCATAACAAACCCATAATAAAAACTAAAACTATAAATCATGGTAAATATTTATACCACGAAACCCCTATTGCACACTACTCAGTATTACATAGAGATAAAAACATATACAAAAAATGATACCAAAAACAATATACCAAACACATAAATCTATGGCTTATGTTATGGATAATGATAGATTATTTGATTGTTACCAATCTTGGGATGTAAAAGGTTATACCCATAATTTCTTTAGTGATAAAAAAGCTGATGATTTTATGAAAGAAAACTTCCCTGACATATACGAAATCTACCATAATCTCCCAGTCTCAGTAATGAAAGCTGATTTATGGAGATATTGTGTTATATACCATTATGGAGGCATATATGCTGATATGGATACTATATTTATAGGTAATGATTTAGATTCATTATTCCAAAAAGAAACAAATCTAATTTTAACCCCAGAATACCCACATGATGTAAATTTGTGTCAATGGGTGTTTGGAGCACCTAAAGGTAGTCCTTTATTAAAAAGTGTAATAGATGAGTCTATTAAAAGAATTAAAAATTGTGATGATTTTAAATACGAACATATGGTTCACACCTTAACTGGACCTTCAGTATTTACTGATGGTATTGAAAATTATTTAAAAGAAAACAATTTTGTTACTTTTTTTGGTGAAGATAGGAAAAAATATGTTACTGAATATAAAAATGAAGTTATGCATGTACATGATTCCCATTTATTATATGATAATCATATTGAACATGTTTATAGCGGTCAATGGGAAGGTGGCTGGATAACTGATGTAAATGAATTTACTGGTATAGAACATATAAAAATAACTCTAGATAAAGAAGGTAGATAAGAAATGGAAAAAGAAAGAATCGAAAGACTATTAGTAAAACACCCTAGTGGATATAAAAAAATAAGAAGAGTACTATTTAATTTGTATAGACCCATTATACACCCAGAAAAAAATAAAAAATTCTTTATGTTTAAATTACACCCAATAACTTATATTATGGTAATTGCGTTTATAACATCTTTTCTTTTATATTTAGGAGAAAATGAAAATTGGGCTATTCCTTTTATTGCTTGTTGGACTTTTATACCTGTAACTTGGATATATTTTAAGTTCCAACCACAGACTTGGGAGGAAATGGAAGACTATGAAAAGGAAATTTTTAGAGGTTTAAATAATAAACCTAAAGATTGGGAACCTAAATTATAGTTCTATCCATTAGTTCATATTTATTATCGATATGCCTCAAAACAGAAAACCTAACCCAAAATCTCAAAAAGAGATTTCAAATGATTTGGTTAACCCTTATGTTAACCCTGAAAACGGTGACACTAGAGGTAACCCAAACAATCCTAGTAATTTTACTCAATTTACACCAAATGAACAAAATGGTTTAGATCATAATAGATCGAATCAACTTTCATTTAAAAATGATACAACAAAACCATTTACAATAGGTTTACAAGATATAGATGAATCTATAATGTATTATTTTCAAAATATAATAAAACCATTTGTTGTTCAAAATGGTAAAAGAATAGCAGTACCTATAATTTACGGTGCTCCTGAAAGATGGAAATCTGCTCAAAAAGATGGGTTTTATAAAGATAAAAGAGGTAGAATCATGTCTCCTATCATTATGTTTAAACGTGATTCATTTGAAAAAGATAGATCAGTAGGCAACAAACTAGATGGTAATACTCCTAATTTATTTACAACATTTAAAAAAACATATAATTCAAAAAATTCGTATTCTAATTTTAATGCTTTAAATAATAGAAAACCAACTGAACAATTTATAGTTAACATAATACCAGATTATGTAAAACTACAGTATAGCTGTACTATTCAAACCTATTATATAGACCAACTAAATAAAATTGTTGAAGCAATTAATTATGCTTCTGATTCATATTGGGGTGATCCTGAAAGATTTAAATTTAAAGCTACTATAGATTCATATACAACAACAGTAGAATTAAATGATGGACAAGATAGAATAGTAAAATCTACATTTACATTAAATATGCATGGACATATTATCCCAGATAATATACAAAAACAATTAAAATCTATTAAAAAATATAATAGTAAATCTCAAGTAATTATAGGATTAGAGGTAGAAGGAGCAGGAAGTGAATTTTTATCATCACCACCTAGCCCTTACCCACCCTTACCCCCCTCAGAAAATATAGATTTAGAAAGCCCCCCAGAAAGTCTACCTTTAGAATCTCCCCCAGAAAGTGAAGATTCAGAAACTACTTCTGAAGATGAATTAGGTTATGGTTATGATGGTCCTTTAGATTTTTCACATTTATCTGTAGAAGAACTACAATGGATGGAAATAGATACTGGAATGACATTATTTAATACTATTTTTGATGTAATAATTAATAGAGTAAATAGTGCAAATGGGTTAGCCAATGCTGTAACAAATGTGTGGTTTGCTTACGAAGTAATGCGCTTTGTAAATGAAGGTTTAAGACTAGGATATGACTGGGATACTTTCCATGATTTACTAGCTGAAGCTTTAGGAGATGAATTCACTGGCACAGGTGTACAGTTAGTTACATATCTTCAAACCTACTTTACAGATACTAATGTTTTCTCTAATAGTCATGTTAGTTCTTTTGGTAGCCAATATGCTGAAAATACATTTACTACAAATTGGTTGAATATACAATTTGATGGAAATAACTTCCTCTTGGCAATAACTAATGAAGGAAACAATACTGTAGACATCCCAGCTTATAATGCTGCAGTTGCAGCCGCTGAGTCTACTTATGTTGATCTAACAATCCCATTTATTCCCGCCTAATTTAATATTTATTATTAAATATTCATACATAAATTAAAACAAAAATAAAAAATGGCAAGACTATCCTCAGTTTCAAATTCAAAAGATGTTTCAAAAATTAAAAGACCTGGTGTTCATTCAAAAAACAACACCTCTAAATTAAAAAAATCTAAAAATTATAAAAAAGCTTATAGAGGTCAAGGTAGATAAAAAACCAATATTTATAATAAAATATTTAAATGGCAAAGACTCTCTCAAAAACTGGAATAACCACAGGAAATACAGTTAAAGCATTTCATGTTACACAATCTGTAGATGCTTTTACAGGGATTGATGACTATGATATTACAATATCAGGTTCACTAACTGTAACAGGTTCAATTACTGGTCAACCAACAATAGTTAACGAATTAACAGCTTCATATGCTATGAACTCCTTAAGTTCTTCATATGCTGTAACAGCTTCATATGCTGAAAATGCTGGTGGAGGCAGTGGAGCAGGTTTTCCATTTACAGGATCAGCTGAAATAACTGGTAGTTTAGCTGTTATAGGACCTTCAAATGTAACAGGTTCATTTGCTGTTTCAAGTTCCGGAAATCAGCAATTAACAGTAGAAGGAAGTGGTTCCTCTAACCCTATACTTGTAGTTAATGGTTCATTAGGAGAAATGTTTTCAATATCCGATTCACTTTCAGGAAGTCTATTTTCAGTAAATGACATTTCAGGTACTTCAATTTTAGAAGTATTTTCAGATGATACAGTTACAATAGGAAATTTTGCTGCACCTGTTTTACACACTTCAGTTACAGTTAATGCTGATTCTGGGGATACTACAATATATGATGGTATTCCAACTTCTTCATATAATAGTGCATTCTTTGAATATACAGCAAAATCTGCTTCAAATGCTAGATCAGGAAAAATAACTTCTGTTTGGATACCTGGAACAACTAATATAACATCATCAGAAACCACCTCTCCTGATATAGGAAATACATTAGGATTTAGATTTGGGGTTGTATTTTCAGGTGAAAATGTTGTGTTAACAGGATCTGCTACTTCAAATAATTGGGTAATAAAAACAAGTGTAAGAGCAATATAAAATGAGTTTTAGTTTTTCACCAAATATAGTAAATGATAATAGTTTAGTATTTTACATTGATGCACAAAACCCAAAATGTGGTAGTGTTGGTGGGACTGAAATATTTAACTTAGGAAGACCTGAACTACCCTCAGGATCAGAATCATCTATATTTAAAAGATTAGATTCACAAGGGGGCGCTACTATAGCAACTTCATCTTATGGGAATATTTTTGAATTTGATGGGACTGATGATTATTGGAAAGCAACAAATTCCCCTATCAAAAATATGCCTGATAATTTTACTTATTCTACATGGGTAAATCATAACAGAGAGTATACTGGAATTCAGGGGGCTGTTATTTATTTAGGATCAATGGGAACTTCAACACAGAGGGGATGGTTTAGGATAACAAATGACAATATTATTGTTGTAATAACTAATGGTATTTTTCATTCTCCCAGATCCTCAACATATTCACTTTTTACTACATCTAGTTACCCAAACCCATTTAATCATGTTACAGTAACAGGTAAAAATAATGGTGATAATACAACTACTACTACTTTTTATATAAATGGTCTTGAAGTAACCTCATCCCTTATCCCCATCTCTCAAAGCAGAACCAGCTCAGTAAATCCAGCTATAGATGAACCAGATATAGGAAAAGGTGGATCTTCAGGGGCGTATAGATTTTCAGGGGAGTTAGCAATGGTGCAAATTTATACTAGAACTTTATCATCCGATGAAGTAGCAAGAAATTATAATACAACTAAAACCCGATTTGGATTATGAGTGGAGTAGTAGGATCAAATATTTCATCAAAAGGTTTATTATATTATTTAGACTCTGCTAGTCCTCGTTGTTATACTAGTGGTAGTTCTATATGTAATAACCTTGTTAATAATGAAACAGGAAGTATTTATAGCGGCGTAAGCTTTAGTGGAAGTGAAGCTGCAGGATCTTGGGCATTTGATGGAGGAGCTAATGCAACCATTGAAATTCCTCCCTTAGAAAATGTAGAAGACTTTACTATTTCTGTTTGGTTTAAAATAACAGGAACAGGAACTGTTGGGTCAGCACTTTATAGTACTTTAATAGGAAATTTAGTAGATGGGGATAATAGATTATTAGTACATAATACTCTTCCTAATAGACCTATAACAGTAGATTTTGCTACTCCTGATGACATTACATTAATAAATTCTACTTCTTCCTTTAATGAGTGGAACAATGCTGTTTTTACTTATAACAATACAACAGGAACAGGATCTATTTATACCAATACAGTTTTATCTCCTACTTTATTAGAAAATTCTAATATTTCTTTTAATGATTCTATTCATCGGTTAGGAGGTTCAAGTTTTCCAACTACTAATTATTCTATGAAAGGTTACATATCTAATTGTGCTATATATAATAGAATATTATCTCCTTCTGAGATTGTAAAAAATTATAATGCACTAAAGACAAGATTTAGTTTGTAATTTTATTAACTAATTTTTAAATATTTATAAATAGAATAACTAATTTACGATAAATGAGCAAAGTACAAGGAGGTATTAATCAAATAGTTACTGATGGTTTAGTATTTTATATAGATGCTGCTAACCATAAATCATATATCTCTGGAAGTGGAGACACTTCAGATTCTACCACTTATAGTTTAGTAAACAACTTAACAGGTAGTGTAAGTAGTTCTGTAAATTATAATACTGATAATCTTGGATTTTTTTCTTTAAATTCTATTGGAAAAATAGAAGCTCAAAACCCATACTCTACTACTTATACTGATTTATCATTCGCTTGTTGGGTTTATGTAGGAACTTTATTTGATGGTGGTGCTCCTTATGGTACAAATAATGATATAATTTCTAAATGGGACACATCAGGAAATAATAAAGTATTTAAATTACAAATCTCAGCCTCTTCAAATTCAATAGGTAGTGTTAGTGTTCAAGCATCTAATAATGGATCAACTGAAACATCTTTTGTTTCTACAGAACGTGTTGAAAGGGGAAATTGGTATTATTTAGTTGGATGCCATGATAATATAAATCAAAAACTATCAGTATCTGTAAATGGTTCGGCATTTGAATCAACAGATTACTCTAGTGGTATTAAAGTAACAGATAATCAAGTTAAAATTGGTGGTATAGATGCTGAAAATAGTTGGAGTGGTAGTATAGCTTGCGTACAATTATATGATAAAATTCTAACTGATACAGAAGTATTGCAAAACTATAATGCTTTAAAATATAGATTTAATTTATAAAAATAAAAGATATGTCAATTGTTACAAATAAAGAAGAAAAAAAGTTTTTAACAGAAGAAGAATTAAAAACACTTAAAGAAATTCAAACCCAAACTCAAGCATTGATAGTTGAGTTAGGTGAAATTGAAATTACAAAACTTCAACTTGAAGACCGTAAAGAAAAAGGTAAAATTTTTCTCCAAACTTTAACACAACGTGAAAAAGATTTTAGTAAATCCATGTTTGATAAATATGGAGATATAAATATAAAACCAGATTCGGGGGAGATCCAAAAAATAGATTAATTTAAATTAAACTATGATATATTTATAACAAAATAATCTATTAACAAATGGCAGAAACTATTGTATCACCCGGGGTATTAGCAATTGAAAATGATCAATCTTTTATAACATCAACCCCAATCCAAGCAGGAGCCGCTATAATAGGACCTACAGTTAAAGGACCTGTTGGTATCCCAACAATATGTACAACATATAGTGATTATCAAAGTAAGTTTGGATCTACTTTTGAAAGTGGTAGTCAAACATATTCATATTTTACCTCTATTTCAATATATAACTACTTCCAGAATGGTGGTACTTCAATGTTAGTTACACGTGTAGTAAGTGGATCATTTACTCCTGCAACATCATCTATTATTGAAAATGCAAATACTTCAGCATCTATTGTGTTAGAAACACTTACAGAAGGTATTATCATGAATAGCACTGGATCAGAAAATGCTGACGGTTCATTAGTAAATGGTACTGATGATAATATTAGATGGCAAATTACAAATAGGAATATAAATGAAGGTACATTTGAATTAGTAATTAGAAGAGGTGATGATACAACACTTTCACCTTCAAGATTAGAAACATGGAGTAATTTATCACTAGACCCATATTCATCTAATTATGTAGAAAAAGTAATAGGAAACCAAACCCAAACAGTTTCAGAAGATAATGGAGAATATTTTCTTAACCTTCAAGGTGACTTTCCAAACCAATCTAGATATGTTAGAGTAAAACAAGTAAATACATTAACACCAAAATATTTTGATAATGATGGTGATGCAAAACCTGAATTTACAGGTTCTTTACCTTCTTTAGGAAGTGGTTCATTTGGAGCTGCTACAGGTACTAACCTTCCAGGATCATCAGGAAATTATTATGAAAATATAAATAATAGTAACACACAAGGTTTACCTGCTTCTGCTTATACAGAATCTATTTCACTTCTTTCTAATAGAGAAGCATTTAGATATAATATGATTTCAATGCCTGGTATAATAGCTGATGGAACTAATTTCTCTACCCATTCCCCTGTAGCTACTCAACTAATTACAGCAATTGAAGAAAGAGGAGATGCAATAGCTATAATTGATATTGCAGGATATGGATCAAATATAACCCCAGTAGCTACAAATGCAGCGAATTATAATACTTCGTATGCTGCTACTTATTGGCCTTGGACTAAAACTATTGACCCTAATTTAGGTACTCAAATTTGGGTTCCTGCTTCAACAATGATACCAGGAGTATATGCGTTTAATGATAGAATTGCTGAACCATGGTTTGCTCCTGCAGGACAAACAAGGGGACTACTTCCAACAGTAGTTAGAGCAGAAAGAAATTTAACCCAAGGAAACAGAGATACACTTTATGAAAATAAAGTAAATGCAATCTCAACTTTTCCTAATACTGGAGTTGTTGTATTTGGACAAAAAACATTACAAAAAAGAAGAAGTGCTTTAGATCGTGTAAATGTAAGACGTTTATTAATTGAATTAAAAGATTTTATTTCCCAAGTAGCAGATACTTTAGTATTTGAACAAAATGATGTTAATACTAGAAATAACTTTTTATCTCAAGTAAACCCTTATTTAGCAGATGTTCAAAACAGACAAGGTTTAATTGATTATAGAGTAATAATGGATGAATCAAATAATCCACCTGACGTGATAGATAATAATCAATTAATTGGACAAATATATTTAAAACCAACAAGATCAGTTGAATTTATAGTACTAGACTTTAATGTATTACCAACAGGAGCAACTTTTCCTGCTTAGTAATAGTATTTTAAAAAGATAATTAATATTTATAATAAAAAATAGAAAATGGCAAATTTTTCAATTTCACCTGGAGTAACATTAAATGAAATAGACAATACTTTTTTAGTAGGTCAACCTGTCCAAGCAGGTGCAGCAATTATAGGCCCTGCTGTTAAAGGTCCTGTAGAAATACCCACACTAGTTACTTCATATTCAGATTATGTAAATCGTTTTGGTGACACATTAGAAAGTGGTAGTAATGTTTATTCATATTTTACTTCAATTTCAGCATATAGTTATTTCCAAAATGGTGGAGATTCATTATTAGTAACTAGAGTAGTAAGTGGTTCATACACTTCTGCAACATCCTCTATTATTGAAAATGGAGATTCTACTAATTCATTAATATTAGAAACTATTTCTGAGGGAGAAATTATGAATAGTACTTCAACTGAAGGAGCAGGTGGTATTTTACCTTCTGGTTCAAAAGATAATGTAAGATGGGAAATTGCAAGTGCCAATACCTCTTCAGGTAATTTTACTTTAGTTGTTAGACAAGGAAATGATAAAGAAAATAAAAAAGTTAACCTTGAAGTTTGGAATAATGTTAGTCTTGACCCTTATTCTGAAAGATTCATTTCTAAAGTAATAGGAGACCAAAAATTAAACTATAACCCCTCTACAGAACAATTAGAAATTTCAGGTTCTTACCCTAATGCTTCTCGTTATGTAAGGGTAAAATCAATTTCAAATTTAACACCAAACTATTTAGATAATAATGGTATAGCGAAATCTGAATTTACTGGATCTATTCCTGTTATCGGAAGTGGTTCATTCGGTGCTGCTACTGGTGCTTTAGGTGCGGGTGCTAATTTTTATGGTGATGTTTCAACTCAAACACAAGGTTTAGTAGCTGCAAACTATACTAATGCTATAGCATTATTAAACAATATTGAATCATATAAATTTAATGTAATATCAGCTCCAGGATTAACTGATGAATCACATTCATCTTTAATATCAACTTTAATTACAAATACACAAGAAAGAGGAGATGCTATTCTAGTATACGATTCAACAAACCACACTTCAGGAATTAATACTGCAATTTCAGAAGCATCAGGTAGAGATACTTCATATGCCGCAACTTATTTCCCATGGGTTAGTCTTATAGATCCAGGAACAGGAAGATATGTATGGGTACCAGCTTCAACACTAATACCAGGTGTTTATGCAAATAACGATAAAAAAGCTGCCCCATGGTTTGCTCCAGCAGGTATTAATAGAGGTGGTTTATCTGGTGTATTACGCACTCAATTTAAATTAACTCAAGGAAATAGAGATAGTTTATATGAAGCAAATATTAACCCATTAGCAACATTACCAAGAGAAGGTGTTGTTGTATTTGGACAAAAAACACTACAAAAAGACGCTTCAGCATTAGATAGAGTAAATGTAAGACGCTTACTAATCTCATTAAAAAATTACATTAGACAAATCTCAGATACTATAGTATTTGAACAAAACACAGCAACAACAAGAAATAGTTTCTTAGCTAGAGTAACCCCATATTTAGAAACAGTACAACAAAAACAAGGTTTATATGCCTTTAAAGTAGTAATGGATGATTCAAATAATGGTCCTGATGTAATTGATAGAAACCAATTAATCGGACAGGTTTATATTCAACCTACAAGAACAGCAGAATTTATATCAGTAGATTTTATTTTAATGCCTACTGGTGCAGAATTCCCATCATAAAAATTAAAGAATTAGATATTTATAATAGAACAAAAAATAAAATAACAAAATGGCAATTTTAAATCCAAACGAAATTTTTTATACAGCATTTGAACCTAGAATGACTAACAGGTTTATCTTATACATGGACGGAATGCCTTCGTTTTTAGTAAAAGGAATGTCTGCTATTAACTTAAGTCAAACAGCAGTAGCGCTTAACCATATTAATGTCCAACGTTACGTAAAAGGTAAAACAATTTGGAACACTATTACTTTTACAATGTATGAAGCAATTACACCTGCAGGTTCACAAACAGTAATGGAATGGGTAAGACTACACCATGAATCAGTAACAGGTAGAGATGGTTATTCTGATTTCTATAAAAAAGATATCACATTTAATGGTTTAGGACCAGTTGGTGATGTTGTAAACGAATGGATTATTAAAGGTGCTATGATTACAAGTGCTAACTTTGGAGATTATAGCTGGGATGATGATGGAACAGCTGTAAATATAACTCTTGAAGTACAACCAGATTACTGTATATTGAATTACTAAAATTAATTTTAAAATATATTTAAAAGCTCTACTTAATACGTGGAGCTTTTATTTTTCCTTGGTTATCTAATTAGATTTTATTATATTTATAACATATACACACGAATGAAATATAATAGTTTACGTACGTTAGTAAAAGAAGAGCTAAAAAAAGCTATAAATGAGGACTATCAAGATAAATACAAAATGGTAGGTACTTTAATTACTGACATTAAAGAACGCCCTCAAAAAGAAATATATTCTGATATTAGAGCAATTCCTGGAATTACTGTTATTTCATCAACAGAACCACTTGCTTATGCTGATCAAAATTTAAATAAATTTAAAGCTATATTAAGTGTTAAAGTAGATGGATACCCTTGGATTACAAAAGGTGGATTTAACAGAGAAAAAATGATGGAAATAGCCCAGGATATTAGAAAAGTACCAGGAGTTAAAGCTTTCTTTGTAGGAGAGGATAATATCTCACAGATTTAATATATGTATATCAAACAATAAAGTTATTTTAAATAAAAATTATGAGTGAATTTAAGTTACCTACAGAAGTTGTAGAGTTACCTTCAAAAGGATTATTATATTCTGAAGAATCAGGATTAAAAAGCGGTAAAATAGAAATGAAATATATGACCGCAAAAGAAGAAGATATCTTAACTAACCAATCTTACATTTCAAAAGGAACAGTATTAGATAAACTAATGCAATCTTTAATTGTATCTAAAGTTGATTATAGTTCATTATTAGTAGGAGATAAAAATGCAATTATGGTTGCCGCCCGTATTCTAGGATATGGATCAGAATATAAATTTTCATATGCTGGGGAAGATCAAATAGTTGATTTATCACAAATTGAAAATAAAGATATAGATGAATCTTTATTTAAAGAAGGAAAAAATCAGTTTGAATTTACTCTCCCACATTCCAAAAATCACATTACTTTTAAACTTTTAACTCATAAAGATGAAAGAGATGTTCAACGTGAACTAGATAGTTTAAAAAAGATAAATAAAGATGCTTCTCCTGAATTAACAACTCGTTTAAAATATATGATTACTTCTGTGGAGGGGAAGACAGAAACAAAAGACATTCGAGATTTTGTTGATAATTATCTCTTAGCCAAAGATTCAAGAGCATTAAGAGAACATGTTAAAGAAATTCAACCCGATGTTGATCTAACTTTTTTTCCCGATGGCGCTGAAAATAGAGTCAATATTCCAGTTGGGGTTAACTTTTTTTGGCCTGACTTCTAATACAGTAGCTGAAACCAGAGCTGCAATATTTCAACAAATACATCAAATAGTATTTCATGGTAAAGGTGGGTATGACTGGGAGACAGTGTATACTATGCCTATATGGCTTCGTCGCTTTACATTCAATGAAATTCAAAAATTCTACGATGAAGAGAAAAAAGCATATGAAAATTCTTCAAAACCTGGATCTAAAACTGTTATTGGTGCAGATGGTAAAGTAAAAGCACCACAGTTTTTAAAAGGTGCACAAAATAAACGCCCCTCAACTTATAAATAAAGATTATATCCTTAAATATTTATAATAAAATATCCTTAGATGGCTCTTAAAAAAGATATAGAAGAATTAGAAAGAAAAATAAAAACCATTGAAAGACTTTCTGGCCAATTTGGTAAAAATATAAATACTGCTAATTTAAAACCTCTTGAGCAAAATGCTGAAGCAATAAATTCTATATATAGAGATTTACTTCAACAACAAAAAGAATTTAATTCTGAATTAGATGTATCTATAAGCTCATTTAACGATATATTAAGTAGCCTTAAAAAATCTTCTAATTCAATAAGCCAGTCTAAAAAGGCAATGGGTGGTTTATTAAGTATTGCCCAAAAACTCCAAGATAATCAAAAAGGATATTCAGATTTATCTGTAAAAGAGATTCAAAATCTTAAAAATTTAGCAAAAGTTCAAAAAAATAGATTACAAGATTCTAAAATAGGTTTAGAAAGAGAATCTGCTGAACTCCAATCTCAAATTACAGCTCAAAAAGCTATAGTAGCTCAAAGAAAGATATCAGGTAAAAGTTATATAAAAGAACTTAATGAAGCTAAAAAACTTGAAAAACAGTTAGGTTTTATAGAAAAAAACCATGCTCAAGTTTCAAGTCTGTTAAATGATCAAAATGCCGGTTTAACTGTATTAAATAAAGAATTAGATAGTGCTGAAAAATATACACAAGATGTTGCTGACAATTTTGATGTAGGAGCAGCAAGTATTCAAGGATTAGGAGCAGCTTTAAATAAATTAGGACTAGGCAGCCTTGGTGAAAAACTAGGTTTAGATGAGGCACAAAAGAAAATGAAAAGCATATCGAAAGATATAGCAGATGATATAAAACGCCAATCAGACTTAGAAGATGAACTTGCAGAAAAAAGAGGAAAACTTTCAGATAAACAAATTAAAGCAGGATTTGGTGGAAAAGGATTAAAAGATTTATTAGCAGAAAAAGATGCTATAAGTGAAAAAAATGCTGGTTTATCTAAAATGGGTAAACAATTCCAAGTTTTAAAAGGTGGTGTAAAATCATTAGGTAAGTCTTTAATGACAAACTTATTAAGCCCTGCAACTCTTATACTTGGAACAATTAAAATGATTGTTGATGCTCTCATATCTGGAGATCAACAAGCAGGAGAGTTAGCTAAGGGATTAAATATGTCTTATCAAGAATCCCTAAGAGTAAGAGATAACTTACGTGGTATAGCTACTTCTGCAATGGATTCTGCCGTAAATACTAAAGGCTTACAAGAATCCTTAATGGCTGTTAACCAAGAAATGGGCACTAGTGGTATGGTTTCTGAAGAAACTTTAGTCACTATGACTAAATTAAATAAACAAGCAGGAATTTCTTATGACACCCAAAATGCTTTATTTAAAATAGGTGCAGCTACAGGTAAAGGATATAAAGACTCATTTGAAACATTCCAAGCAACCGCAAAAATAGAATCGTATAGATTAGGTGTAGCAGTCAATACTAAACAGTTAATGGCTGATATGGCAAATATTTCAAATGCCGCAAAATTATCAGTAGAAGGGGGAGTAGAAGGTTTAGCTAAACAAATGACTATAGTAAAATCTTTGGGAATGGAGTTTGGTAAGCTTGAAGGGATAGCTGATTCATTATTAAATTTTGAATCCTCTATAGCTTCTGAATTAGAAGCTGAATTACTTACAGGTAAAGACCTAAATTTTGAAAAAGCTCGACAACTAGCTTTAGATAATGATTTAGCAGGAATGGCACAAGAAATTTCTTCTCAAATAGGAACAGCTAAAGATTTTGGTAAGATGAATCGTATAGCTCAAGAAGCTTTTGCTAAAGCTGCAGGTATGTCTAGAGATGAATTAGCTGGGGTTCTTATAGAACAAGAAGCTCTAGCAGCTATAGGTGGAGAGTTAAGTGATAAAGAAAAAGAAGCTTATGAAGCAGCCAAGCAAAAATATGGTGCTGAAAAAGCTGCCCAAATGCTAAAAGATGGACAACTTGACCAAATGGTTAAGCAACAAAACATCCAACAAAGATTTAATGATTCATTAGAACAAATGAAAGAAATTTTTGTAACTATAGCTGAACCTATTTTACAAATGGTTGATCCTCTTGTGAATATTATACAAAATATTCTTCCACCTTTTGTTGCAATGGTTCAAATGATATTATATCCTATAAAAAAAATAGCTGAATTTATAGGATTCATAGGGGATGGATTTACAATGGTAGGAGAAAAAATAGGAGAGTTTCTCCCTAATTTGGGTATAGTTGGAAAAATTCTAAAGGGAATAGCTAGTATTGCTATTGTTATGGCTGCATACTCAGCATTCGCTTCATTATCTGCAATTCCTATTGTGGGATCAGTATTAGGTGGAATCGCAGCAGCTGGAATTTTATCAGCAGGATTTGGCCTTCTTGCAGGTGTATCAAAAGGTGATGATGTTCTTTCTCCTGGAAAGGGTACTGGTGGATATGGTGATCGTACTTTATTTGGACCTGAAGGAGCAATTCAATTAAATAATAAAGACACTGTTATAGCAGGAACTGATTTATTTGCTGATGATATGGTATCTGCCCCTAAAGGTCAAATTCAAGTAGCAAATTCAACTTCAAAACCCTCAGAATCAAAACCTGTAGGAAATGGTGATATTGTAGCAGGAATATCTCAATTAAACCAAAATCTATCAGGAGCATTTAAATTTAATCAAGTTTCTGGGATTGCAATTCAATAATTTTAACAATTTACTATATTTATAATAAAACAATAACCATGGGAATTTTAAATAAATTACAACAAGAAGGATCTGATTTAAGTGGACTTAATGGAGAAACTCCTCCATCTGCCCCTAGCCAAGCAGAATCAACTCTACATAAAACTTATTCAATTAATGGAAACCCTACAATGCCTGGTTTCCCAACTCCTTCAGAATTAGATTTAGATGGTACTACTCCTCCAAAATATTTGGATACTCCACCTGAATAGTAAAAAAATATACATATAAATGGGTCTTTTAATAAAATTAAATAATGGGGATACCTCATTTAAATCACTAAAATTTGGTAAAGACAGACCAGGAGGTGGTGATAGTGGGCAACCCTATATTAAAAAACCAATTTCAAATCAACCTTTATCTGCTTTAGATGGGGATGGTTTACTTAGAGGGGGACTTAGAGCTCCTTTAAGAGCACTTGATGATACTGCAAGGTTATCAAAATACTTTTTTGATTTTAAAAACCCAAGTGGTCTTCTTTTTACAGCAAAACAAAATCTCCTTTCAAGAATATCAACAAAAACAGAAGTCGCTTCAACATCCCCTGATGATTTTGGTGGAGGTAGTGCTTATTCTCCTAATATTGCATATGGTAAAGGTACAATTAATGAAGGTATATACACCCCCGCTTCAACTATACTACAAGCAGCTGGGAATTTTATAGGAGGGCACTTAAATAAACAAGGTATTGACCCAACTGGAATTAAAGAAAATCTTTCTATTACTCCATATTCAAAAGTTGCTTCCATATTAAACAAACCTGAAAACAATTCAGCTAAAACAAATTCCAAAGGGAATATAGAATACACAGGTGAAAATAGCTTTTCTAATAGACTTTTAAATTTTTGGAGTACAAAACAACTCAATCAATTTGAACTATTCCCAGAACTACTTTATAAATATAGTGGTGGAGCTGGATCTACTTTAGGTATAGGAGAAACAGGTATTAAATTTGCTACTATGCCTGATGGGGTTACTCCTTTAAGAACAGGTATAAACAGTTCTTTTTATAAAGATGAAAGAACTCGTGGTGAATATCTAAGTGGTAAAATATTACCTTCTAATAAAACATATATCAACTATGTTGATGGAGTTCCTATATTTGAAGATTCTTTAGACTATAGTAAATTTGTTCCAATTAGTATATATGGCACAGATAATGCTTCTTTAATAGTAAGTAATGAGTTTCCCTCTGACCCAAGTAATTTAAAAGGTATAGGATTTAATACATATCAATCTTTATATAATAGAGTTAAAAACATGGGAAAAATGTCCATGGATTATTCTATTAAAATCCCAGGCAGACACCACCAAAAAGAAAAAAACCAATTCCCAATAAAAGCTTCTACTGCATATAACATAGCAATTAAACCTTTAGTTGAAAGTACAATAGAAGGTTTTAAAATTGATTATGAAAAAATCAAAAAAGAAAAAATTAAAGCATTAAAAACAAGAATACAAAATGCCGAAGCTTCTAAAAACACCCCACTTTTAGGTAAAAAAATAAAACTAAAGAATTTTACCCCTTCCCAAAGTTATATGTCAGCCTTAAATAATAGTTCAGGTATTTCAAGATCATTTTTACAAAGTGGTTATAATTCACTAACTAATATTCAAGTAACAGAATTTGAAGAGTATAATGAAATTGAAAAAGCAGCAGCTGTAGCTAGAATAAATATTAATATAGATAAACTTAAAAAAGAAATAGCTGATTTAGAAGCTGCACAATTTGACCCTGATAATATTGATGGACCACTTCAAATCTTATCCTCTGGTTTAGGAGATTCAAGAAAAGGTTTAACAAGAGGTGATGCTAACTTTTACTTTGGAGATGAAAACAGAAGTGTATATAAAAGGGGAGAGGATAATAAACCTACTTTAATTCCACGAAGAGATTATATTAATAACTTAACCCCAACCTTAAATGAAATTTTATCTAAACGTAATATTGTATACACAGCTAATACTACTGATGATAGATTTCCCAAAATAGTTTTAGAAAATAGAGTACATGCGGGTGATCCTGGTGCTACTCAAGGAAGTAGAACTAAAGCTTTAGATAAAATTAATGCAAAAGCACCTTATACTGGCAAAACAGGAAAAGGTGATTACCAATATAGGAAAAATGCAAATGACTTTGCTCATTTTAGAATAGGGGTATTAGACCCATTCATCCCACAAAATGCAGCTTACATGAATTTTAGAGCACTTATAGAAGATGTTAGTGATGACTATACTGCTGAATGGAGTGGACAAAAATATATGGGAAGAGCAGAAAAACTTTATAAATATAATGGGTTTGATCGCAAAATGAGTTTAAGTTTTAAAGTTGTTGTTATGTCTCAAGCTGAGATGCCTGCTATATACTCAAAACTTAATTACTTAGCATCATCTTTAGCCCCAGCTTATTCAGCTAATGGGTATATGGCTGGAAACATTGCTTTACTTACATTAGGTGAATACGTTTATGAGCAGTATGGAATTATAACTTCACTAAGTTATAAAATACCCCCTGAATCTTCTTGGGAATTAATTATTGGTGAAGGTAAAGGGTTAGATGAATTACCTTTTATGATTGATGTTTCTATGAACTTTACACCAATCCATGACTTTAGACCTGAAGTTGGTAACCATAATAGATATATTACCCATAACATGAGACTACCATACTCAGGAGTCCCATTAAAAACTACTAGGGATAAAGAAACTTTAACTGAACCTGTACCACCACCAACAACTACAGTAGTTGATACATCAGAAGATGTAATAGATGTAGATGCTTTAAGAAAAAAAGTGCAAGCTTTAGGTACTTCCCAATACAATCCAAATGAAATAAAAATGGACCCAATAATACAAGACTCAATGACCGCTGCAAATGTTGGTACACAATTCAGTCAGGATTATTACAGTAGACAAGCTAAAGATGTTCAAAAAAGTTTTGCTAATCCAACCTACACTTATAATACCGATTTATCTGATATGTCATTTATGGATTAAAAATAAATAAAAATTATGTCAAATAGATATCAACCTTTTAAAACCTTTTCAACACCTGAGTCTCCCATTAAAAGATACCAGAATGTAAAATACCCTGAAATCCCCCGTGATACTTCAGATACTTATTTGTATACTACTAGAGGTGATAGATATGATATCTTATCCCAAGCTTATTATGGAAATAGTTCTTTATGGTGGATAATATCTATAGCTAATGTTAATAGTACAACCCCTGATTCTTTAGTACCTGAAATAGGTGCCCAAATTAGAATACCATCAAGTTCAAGGCTACCACAGATATTATCTAATTTTGCATCTATTAACAGTTATAAATCAACTCCTAATATAGGTAAAAAAGGAAATAATAGTTCTGGTGGAGGGTATTAAAAAATATAAAATGTTATAAAAATGCCAAAATTAATAGGACAAGAATTACAACAATATTTAATAGACCAAATAAATATTAGACAACAAGTTCATGGAACAGGTGTAAATTCTAAACGTACACCTGAACAGATTTCTTATTTAAATTCAAAAACAGCTTGGGCAAAAATGGCTTCAAGTGTAATTCTAGAACCAGACAGAAGAGCAGAGGAAAATATAGATGAAAGATATGATGGTAAAAGATTAGCCAAACAACACATATTAAGTTCAGGACTTTCAGCGAAATACGATAATGAAAATAATATTGTAAATCCTCGTGGGGTAAACGGTAAAAATGGATTTGATAATTTGTTTGGTATGGAAAATGGAATATATGGTGTAAATCCAACTAGTGAAGTTTACACACAATTCGGTACTGTCCCTATGCCAGGTATAGAAAGTATAGATGTAAAAGCTTTAAACCGCGGCTCTATTAAAGATATCACAGTAAAAGTTTTTGCATATGGCCCAGAGCAATTTAAATTAATAGATTTACTTTATTTAAGATTAGGGTACACTATGTTTATAGAATGGGGGTGGTCTTTGTATGTAGATAATGAAGGACAATTATCTTCATTAGGAGTTTCTATAGTAGATAGTGATGATGGTTTTTTTAGAGATAACTTTTGGAATACTGAAGGGGTAGGTTTCCGTCAACTCTATGAATATATTTCTGACTATAGAATAGCAACAAATGGTAACTATGATGCAATTGTAGGAAAAGTAGTAAATTATGATTGGTCTGTGGATGATACTGGAAAGTATTCTATAACTATAAAACTTAAAACTTTTGGGGATATTATAGAATCTTTAAAGTGTAATCTAACACCTACATCAACAGTAGGACAATTTATAAATGAAGCCTATAACTTATTCCAATCAGTAAATAATGTAGAAGGTACGACAGAAACTGGAGCAGTTGATGCTAATAAAACACCCCCCCAACCAGTTGATAATTCTATCTCTGCGTTTTTATTTCTTAATCTATTAGGTTTGAGTGAATTAAGTGATAATGAATTAACAAATGGGAATGATGTGCCTTGTACATTAGATGATAAAAATTTAGAAGGATATAGTAGTAATTTTGTTGATAGTGCTTTTAAAATAGGTAATTTTATGACTATTAGAGGTGATAAAGAATTTTCTTTTGAAAATGAAATTAATGATTACCTTGAAAAATATTACCCAAGTGCTAAACAAGTATCCTCAAAAACAGAATTAGAAAATATACAAGAACCTGGAAGTTATGTTTATATAAAAAGTAATGTGGCAACAGATATTGCAGCATCCACTGCAGTAGGGGTCACAGCTGCTGTACTTGCTCCTTTTACACTTGGGACATCTCTTTTAATTGGAGGTGCTATAGCAGGTGTTACTTCTTATCTTATTCCCAACTATGAAGTTTTTTTTAAAGTTAATCTAGATAGAAGTGCGTTACAAGCTGGACAAGATCTTAAAGATTTGTTTTATATCAATTATAACCTTTTAGACAATGCAGCAGCAGGCGCAAAAACCATTAACCCTAATGGGTTATATATAAGATTTGGTTTTTTATTAGATTATATAAGAAAATTTATTATACCTTATGATACAAATGTAGGTTCAAATGGAGGTAAAATACTAGAAATCGATACTGGTGTTGAAGAAAATAAAATGTACAGAATCCCCCACCAGATTTCCTTAGACCCTAGAGTTTGTGTAGTACGTTGTAGTGAAGATATAGGTTCTAATGATTTTTTTGAGGGACTTAACCCTAAACAATATTATACTTCACTTCCTGGATGGCATGTAGGAGATACTCTTGAAGCACGTACTATGAATATATACTTAAATGCCGAACATATAAATAAAATTATTGATAGTAATAAAAATGATAAAGGAGATTTAAATTTATTTAAAATGATATCATCCTTGTGTACTGATATAAATAAAGCTTTAGGAGGTGTTAATAATTTAGAACCTATAATAGATGAAGAAAAAAATACATTAAATATTGTTGATGGTAGTTTAAGAAGAGATGATTATGAAGACGCTTACCAATTTAGAATATTAGGATACTCAGATGGAGCAAACAATTCTAATTTATATGAATCAAACTTTGTTAGAAATTTTGATGTAAAAACAGAATTAACTAATAACTTAGCTACTACTATTACTATAGGAGCAACAGCTGGAGGATATGTAAAAGGAACAGAAGCTACAGCTTTTTCAAAATGGAACCAAGGTTTGGTTGACCCATTTAAAGAAAAGTTAGAGGTTGAACAAGAAGAAGATGCTAGGGATGATAATGGAGATCATTTAGATCCTTTAATAAGTTATAAAAGAGATATATGGAGTAGTAAACATAAAGGATTTGGATATACAGCACCACAATCAATCACAGAAGGTTTTTTTAAAGACGCAGCTGATGCTGTAGGTCTTGCAGGTAACCCTGAATTAGTTACTTTATCTGCAGATGCTATAAATTCTAATATTGCTATAGGGACAGAATTTTACAAATATATTAATGCTAGATTATTTACTATATCAGATAAAGCATACTCATCACCTTCACAAGGATTTTTACCTATTAGTTTTGGTTTAACAATGGATGGGATATCCGGGTTTAAAATATATAATTCTTTAAATATAGACACTAGATTTCTTCCAAAAAACTATACAAACACTATGAAATTTATTTTAAAAAATGTAGATCATAGTATAAAAAATAACGACTGGGAAACTAAATTAGCTACTGTCATGGTTTCAAGGGAATCTATAATAAGAGACAATAAAATCCTTAAATATTTTGATACTTATACCAAAATGCAATCACAAATTTTAGATATTATTGCTACTGATGTAAGTGAATGGGAAAAAGTAGCAAGTACAGAAGCAAATAAATACCGTAAAAAGTTACCGCCTCAACAAGCTGCTGCTATTGCAAATCTTGAAAGAGCATTTAATGAAGACCAAGCTCCAATTATTAATCCTACAAGACAAGGAGCAATAAGCTATTCTTCATCCCCAGTTGCTAGACAACAACGAACTAATAAACAAGAAAATGGTAAATTAAAACAAACTGATTCTAAAGTTTTAGTATTTATAGGAGAAACCCAAGGTGCAGCTAAATATTATATTAATCCTGCAACTAAAAGAGCAGAATATATGCTCCACCCTTCAGCAGCTAAAGCTTGGTACAAGTGGAGAGATGAAATGAAAACAAAAGGAATACCTTTTAGAGTATCTAGTGCTTATAGAAGCGTAGTTCATCAAGAGGGATTAGGACCTGGAAACACTATTGCTAAAGCTGGATCATCTCCTCATGGTTGGGGAGGTGCTTTAGATTTTGGTAATCTTTATAGAGTTATAGGTGGAAGTGGAGACCCTGCTACTAATTTAGAAGGTAGAAAAACACAGGCATATTATGATATAGCTTCTATTGGTGCTAAATATGGTTGGTATAATCCACATAGATTAGCTGATAATGGTGGTTTAGATGAAATTTGGCACTTTGAATATTGGGGATCTGTTTAAAATTAAAAAAATATGCCATATTACCCAAAATCCCAAATACTACCCAACCAAAAAACCACTGGAAAAGAACTAATACTTGCTTCCAGTGGAGAACCATATAAAGGAGATTACTATAAACTTTCTAATGGAGAAACTTTTACAGGAAAAACCCCATCAGATGGCCCTAATCTAAAATTGGTTCCCACCCCTATTGATTCCCCTTTTTCAAATTATAACACTCCTAGTGATCCTTTTGAATCTGAAGGTATTTCTCCTCTTGTAGCTGAACAAGATAAAAATTTCTATAGAGCAACTTTAAATAAAAATTATTTTGATAAAGATAATAACTTTATCCAAAGAAAGTCACCTTCAAAATCTTTTACTTTACCAACTGAAAAAGATTATGAATTAGGGGTTTTTAAAAGATATTTTTGTAAAAAAAATAATGAATTAAAATATTTTGAAATAAATAAAGAAACTTGTAATTTACTTAAATCTAAAAATTCTTCTATAGCTTTTGATTTATATTCTACTACAGAACTAATGTGGTATCTAAAAGGAGAAAAAGAACAAGTATTTACATTAAATAAGAAATTATCTGAATCTATTGAAAAAAAGAAAAAATGGTTTGGTTTTTCTCAATATTTTAAAAATAGTTTTTCTCAATTTTACCAACAACCCTCTACTCAAGAAAACCTATACACAAATGGAGGAGAATTTAAAACTCCCGATGGAAAAGAATATATTGGTTCATATCATATCCATCCTGAAAAGGGAGCTATGGTAGGTGCTATTCACACTAAGAAAAAACATAATTTGTTAACCCCAATTAACCCTATTATGTCTACTCAAGTTTCTTCCTCTCAACCACCATCACCCCCTTCAATTAATTTAGGAGGAGGATATTCTAGTGGGGGAGGATACTAAAATATTTGTTTATCTAAGTATTTTTTAGTATCTTAATCTTATGTATTGGCTTATAGAAAATCAAACTAAGATAGACCACCTTTGTCAAATCAAACACAAAGAAGCGTATGTTGAGATAATCCCAACATCACCATTTCTACACCCTGTAGAAAACAATATATGTGCTATTTACATTAGACCAACAACCGATACAAAAGGATATATTATCCCAATAAATCATAGTGAAACAATAAACTTTGACATAGGGGAAGGAATAAAAGTATTAAACAGCATAGAAAACATACACATAAGGGATAAAAAAGAATTTCTACACTACATAAAAGAAATCCCATTCAGCAGCTTACTACAACCAACCCCATCCCTTACTACGTATATACCAGAATTAACACCTGCTCACAACCACATTAACCAAAATAGTGGTGGGCGTGTGCATACTAATCCGTTAATACCAATAGTTAAACACTATGAGGTATGTGAAGAAAATTATAGAAATTTTACATTCACAAAACCCAATACTTTCTACAACAATAGAGCAGCAATTGTGTTTAATATGATAGAACAAGCGGGAATCAAAGTAGATAACACGTTGTATCAACACTATTTTGATAAAGGCACCAATGATGGTTATGTATACACACAATATAATTTTAACACAACAACGATGAGACCCTCTAATAGATATGGAGGTGTAAACTACTCGGCATTAAATAAAGAAAATGGAGAAAGAAAATGTTTTAGACCACGTAATCAACAGTTTATTGAAATGGATATTAGTGCTTACCATCCTACCCTTTTGGCTAGTCTCTGTGATTATAACTTTCATACTGTGGATGTTCATGAGTCTTTTGCTGAAATGTACGGAGTTAACTACAATAAAGCCAAAGAAATTACGTTTAAACAAATCTACGGAGGGATTTGGGAAAAGTATGAACATCTTCCGTATTTTAAGAAAGTAAAAGTATATACGAATGAATTATGGGAAGAGTTTCAAGCAAAAGGATACATTGAGTGTCCAATATCTAAGTATAGATTTGAAAAGGATAAATTGGATAATATGAATCCACAAAAACTTTTAAATTATTTACTACAAAACTTGGAAACCTCAACTAATGTTCTTATAATATGGGATATTTTTAAACTTTTACGAGGGAAAAAGACTAAACTCGTATTGTATGTTTATGATTCATTTTTATTAGATTATGATGAAACAGAAACAGAGGTTTTAGAACAAATTAAAGAAATATTTAAACAAAGAAATTTACAAATTAAAACAAAAACAGGCAAAGATTATAGTTTTGCACCAACAAGTTATGCTTAACACCTTAGAAACTTCCCCCAATACGTATAACATATATGACTTTAATAGTTCTATAGACCTTACGTCAATGAATAATAGATTATTTTGTACTTTTACTACTTTAGATGAGCTGGATAATCTAGTTGAATCTCTATCTAGCCAGTATGTTATAATGTACAACAAAATGTTTGCATTACAGGTTAAAAGTAACAATGAATACGTTGTAACATATAATGTAGATCAAGGTAATATAAATGATATACCTGAAAATACAATCCTTGTTCATAGAAAAAAAGAATCGAATACCTTATATACGATAAATGCTCTAAACGAGCTTATAAAAAAGTTAAATGGTGGAGTAGTAGATACTAAGTTCCCAATTAATTGGCAACACTACAGAAATTGTATCCTTCTCACCCAACACAACGAAATTAAACAATTGAATACAAAAATTCATAAGATTATTGAATTATAGTTGGTTGTTTAAAAATTAGTTATTATATTACAGTTATAAATTTTTAAATTAGTTATTATTATGAATCTAGATGCAATCAAGAAAAAACTTGACACATTCCAAAAATCTTCCAATAACAATGGAAGTAACAAATCTGATTACCCTCAGTTAAAAAAATTCAAACCTTCAATAGGTAAACAAACAGTAAGAGTTGTACCATTTAAATACAATAAAGAATATCCTTTTACTGAAATGCAATTTTATTATAATATTGGTAAATTTAGAATGCTAGCTTCTCCACTAAATTGGGATGAAAAAGATCCAATTGCTGAGTTTGCAAAGCAACTTAGAGGTACTAATGATAAAGAGAATTGGTCTCTAGCTAAAAAGTTAGATCCAAAAACCCGTACTTTTGTACCTGTAGTTGTTAGAGGACAGGAATCAGAAGGTGTTCAAATGTGGGAATTTGGTAAACAAGTATATGAAGCATTTTTGAATTTAGCTGCTGATGAAGAAGTAGGTGATTTCACAGATATTGTAAATGGTAGAGACATTAAATTAGTTACTACTGGACCTGATACTAATGGTACTCAGTACAACAAAACAACTATCTCCCCTTCAATGAAGCAAACCCCACTATCAAAAGATAAGGCGCAAGTTGAAACATGGTTAGATGACCAACAAAACCCTAAAGAAACTTATCGTCCACTCCCTTTTGACACTCTTAAAGGTGCTTTACAAGAATGGTTAGACCCAACAGATGAAGAAGGAGAAATTTCTTCTGAACCTGCAAGTGGTTTTGATGATGAAAAAGTTGAATCAAATTATAGCCTCTCTACTAAAAAGAAAGAAACTAAAGCTGATAAATTCAGTGAGATGTTTGACGAAGAAGACGGTTTACCCTTTTAAATAAATTTATATGCCAAGAAAAAGAAAATCACTGTCAGAAGCAGTAGATAAGGAATTGAAATCTAGTTTTAATTTAAATAGTTTTAAAAACAAAAAAGGTTTAGCATCTAATGTTAAATTTAAAGCACAAGATTGGATCCCACTTTCACCGGCATTTCAAGAAGTTACATCAGTACCAGGAATACCTTTAGGTCATATTGTTTTACTTAGAGGACATTCAGACACAGGAAAAACTACCGCGTTACTTGAGGCAGCAGTTGCTGCCCAAAAACGTGGTATATTACCTGTTTTTATTGTAACTGAAATGAAGTGGTCTTGGGAGCATGCTAAGATGATGGGCTTTGAAGTTAATGAAATATTAGATGAAAATACAGGTGAATTAATTGATTATGAAGGTCAATTTATTTATGTTGATAGAGAATCTATTAACACAATTGAAGATGTTGCTGCATTTATTTTAGATTTAATGGATGAACAAAAGAAAGGTAATTTACCATATGATCTCTTATTTTTATGGGATTCAATTGGTTCTGTACCTTGTGAAATGTCTGTTAAATCAAACAAAAACAACAATGAATGGAATGCAGGTGCTATGTCAACTCAATTCGGAAATAATGTTAACCAGCGTATTACATTATCACGTAAAGAAAGCTCAAAATACACGAATACTTTAGTTTGTGTTAATAAAGTTTGGGCAGCTAAACCTGTTGTACCTATGGGACAACCTAAATTAATGAATAAAGGTGGTTTTGCAATGTGGTTTGATGCTACATTTGTAGTAACATTTGGAAATATTGCAGATTCTGGAACATCCAAGCTAAAAGCTATCAAAGATGGTAAACAAGTAGAATTTGCTAAACGAACCAATTTACAGATTGATAAAAATCACATTAATGGTATACAATCTAGAGGAAGAATTATTATGACCCCTCATGGATTTATTACAGACACAGATAAAGATTTAAAGAAATACAAAGAATCACAAGTAGAAGAGTGGAGACGTGTGTTAGGTGGAGGAGACTTTAATATAATTGAAGAAAATTCCGATACTTCACAAGTTGAAGCCTTTGTTACTGAACCAGAATAAAAGTTATATGAAAAAAGACCTTCTAAACCTCCTTGATAATATTCAAGAAAACGGACAAGAATTGCCAACAACCGAACGATATATGCTCATCGACGGCTTAAATTTGTTTTTCAGAAATTTTAGTGTTATAAGAGCTGTCAACCCCGATGGGGCACATATTGGAGGTTTAGGGGGATTTTTTCGATCACTTGGTTTTTTGATTAAACATATCCAACCAACTCAAGTATATGTTGTGTTTGATGGGGTTGGGTCTTCTAATAATAGAAAAAACATTATCCCTGAATATAAATCTAATAGGAATGTAAATAGAATTACTAATTGGGATATATTTGATAACATAGAAGAAGAAGACCAAGCTAAAGTTGACCAAATCACCAGAATAATTCAGTACCTAAAAACCCTTCCAGTAAAAACTATATCAATTGATAAAGTAGAAGCAGATGATATTATAGCTTATTTAGCTCAAACATTACCTACTAAACCTGATGATAGGGCTTTTATAGTATCTAGTGATAAAGATTATCTTCAATTAGTTGATGAAAACACTGTTGTTTATAGACCAATTGAAAAAGAGTTTTATGTAAGTCAAACTGTAAAGGATAAATTTAAAGTTACACCTCACAATTTTTTACTATATAAATTATTAATGGGAGATAACTCTGATGGAATACCAGGTATTAAAGGATTAGGACTTAAAAAATTATATAAATTATTTCCTGAACTTACAGAAAAAAATATGTCTTTTGATGATCTATTAGATTTATGTGAAGAAAAATTAAAAGATCATGTAATATATGCTCGTGTTTTACACGATATAGAATTATTAGAAAATAAATATAAGGTTATGGATCTGTCAAATCCTATGATGGATGATAAGGATAAAATGTTTATAGATAAGTTTGTAGAAAATGAACCTTTAAACTATTTACCTTCACAATTTGTAGAAATGTATCAACAAGACCAACTTGGAGGTTTAATAAGAAATGTTGATATATGGATTAAAGAAGTTTTTGAAAATTTGTTGGAAGACAAATAAATTATTGTTACATTTAAATAAAAGTTATAAAAAATGACGTTAAAATCAATTGACGAATATGGACCAGTCTTTCAAATGAAAGTAATTTCTTCCCTGTTAACACATAAGAATTTTTTACAAAATATAAATGATGTTTTAGATAGTGAATATTTCACCAACCCAGCACATAAATGGGTTATAAATGAAATATTAGATTATTATGAAAAATATCATACTACTATTTCAATGGATATTTTAAAAGTTGAAATGAAAAAAGTAGAGAATGAAGTACTTCAAGTTTCAATTAGAGAACAACTTCGTGAAGCATATAAAGCAGATATTGATGATTTAGCTTATGTTCAAGAAGAATTCTCTGCATTTTGTAAAAACCAACAACTTAAAAAAGCATTATTAAATAGTGTTGATTTACTTAAAGCAGGGGATTATGATTCTATAAAATTTATGATTGAAGCAGCTATGAAAGCTGGTCAAGATAAAAATATAGGACATGAATATAGAAAAGATGTAGAGTCTAGATATAGAGAAGATCATAGAACAATTGTCCCAACTCCTTGGGAACCTATAAACCAATTAATACAAGGTGGTTTAGGTAATGGTGACTTAGGATTAATATTTGGTAACCCAGGTGGTGGTAAATCTTGGACATTAGTTGCTTTGGGTGGGTTTGCTGTTAAAATGGGATATAATGTAATCCATTATACACTAGAATTAAGTGAATCTTATACAGGTAGACGATATGATGCTTTCTTTACTAGTGTACCTGTAGATACATTAGAAAAACATAAAACTAAAGTAGAAGAAACAGTACCCGAACTCCCAGGCGAATTAATAATTAAAGAATATCCTATGGGTAAAACTACTATGTCTACAATAGAAGCGCATATTAAAAAAGTTACTGATTTAGGAATCAAACCTGATCTAATTCTTATTGATTATATTGATTTACTTTCAACAAAAAAGAAAACAGTTGATCGTAAAGGTGAAATTGATGATATTTATACTAGTACAAAGGGATTGGCAAGACAACTAAATATACCGATATGGTCGGTTTCCCAAGTAAATAGAGCAGGCGCTAAAGATAATGTCATAGAAGGTGACAAAGCAGCTGGTAGCTACGATAAAATGATGATAACAGATCTGTCAATCTCTCTATCACGGAAAAAAGAAGATAAAGTTAACGGAACAGGAAGATTTCACATTATGAAAAACCGATATGGGATGGATGGCCTTACCTATCAAGTAAATGTAGACACAACTATTGGAAAAATAGAGATTGGAGATGTCTATGATGATGAAGCTGATACCGTTGTATTACCAAATTCTTCAAGTCATGATAATTTTGACAATTTAGATCGTCAAATGTTAAAAAGAAAGTTCTTTGAATTAAATTCATAACCTAAAAATTTTATTAAAAAAATGTCTAAAAAAACAAACTTACTACAAGAAAGAATAGTCTATAAACCTTTTGAATACCCCCAAGCCTTTGACTATTGGCTAAAACAACAACAAGCTCATTGGATACACACAGAAGTACCTATGATGTCAGATGTAAATGACTGGAAACAAAATCTTACAGAAACTGAAAAAAATATAATAGGTTCAATTTTAAAAGGGTTTGCACAAACTGAAACCGTTGTAAATGATTATTGGACAGGATTAGTTACAAAATGGTTTAGAAAACCTGAAATTATAGCAATGGCCACAACTTTTGGTGCTATGGAAACTATTCACGCTGAAGCTTATTCTTTATTGAATGAAGAATTAGGATTAGATGATTTTAGTGAATTTTTAGAAGATGAAACCACAATGGCTAAAATAGAAACATTAATGGATGTTAGAGATTCATTTAATGGAGAAGTAGATTGGCATGAAAGAGCTAAATCGTTAGCTGTATTTTCTGCATTTACAGAAGGTGTAAATTTATTTTCTTCATTTGCTGTTTTACTTTCATTTAAAATGAGAAACAAATTAAAAGGTGTAGGACAAATTGTTGAATGGAGTATTAGAGATGAATCAATGCACTCAGAAGCAGGGTGTTGGTTATTTAGAACATTATTAGAAGAAAACCCACATTTAAAAACACCTGAATTAGAAGCATCAATTAATGAAGCTGCATTACTTTCTCTTCAACTTGAATTAGATTTTATAGATAAAGTTTATGAATTAGGTGATCTTGAAGGATGTTCAAAATATGACCTACAAAATTTTATTAAAAATAGAGTCAATACAAAACTATCAGACTTAGGATATAGACCCATTATATTAGATGTTGATATGACTTCAGTTAAAAACATGAAATGGTTTGATTCATTAAGTGCTGGAAAGCAACATACAGACTTTTTTGCTAATAGAGTAACAAATTATAGTAAAGGACACTTAGAGTGGGATTCCACTTCAATATTTTAAAAGTTATGGATAACAATTTAATTGCAGATTATACACAATGGGAAAAAGGTAAAGATTACCCTGAATTTTTAGATGAAGTAGCTTTGTCTACAATCTCAAAGGGATATCTCCTCCCAGGTGAAACACCTAAAAAAGCATATAGAAGAGTAGCTAATGCAGTTGCTGATAGATTAGAACGACCTGATTTAGCAGGAAAGTTTTTTAAATATATTTGGAATGGGTGGATTGGTTTAGCTTCCCCTGTCTTATCAAATACTGGAACAGATAGAGGTTTACCTATCTCATGTTTTGGAATTGATACTCCTGACTCAGTTAGAGGTATTGGTTTAACAAATGCTGAACTAATGAGATTAACTTCTTATGGTGGGGGTGTTGGTATTTCTTTATCTAAAATTAGAGGAAGAGGTGCTTCAATTAGAGGAAATGGTAAAAGTGAAGGTGTAGTACCTTGGGCTAAAATTTATGATTCAACCATTATAGCAACCAACCAAGGATCAGTAAGAAGAGGAGCAGCATCTGTTAATCTAAATATTAACCACCCAGATATTAAAGAATTTTTACAAATTCGTAGACCTAAAGGTGACCCAAATAGACAGTGTTTAAATTTACACCAATGTGTAGTTGTTGATGATACCTTTATGAGAAAATTAAATGATCGAGATCAAGAAGCAATGGATTTATGGTTAGAAATTTTAAAGTCACGGGTTGAAACAGGTGAACCTTATATAATGTTTGAAGATAACATTAATAAAGATAATCCTATGGCATATTTAATGAATAATTTAAACGTGTCTATGACTAATATTTGTTCTGAAATAACACTACACACAGACGAAGAGCATTCATTTATATGTTGTTTATCTTCATTAAATTTAGCTAAATACGATGAATGGAAAGATACTGATGTAGTTGAAACTGCTGTTTACTTTTTAGATGGTGTAATGCAAGAATTTATAGATAAAACTAGTGGACAAGAATCTATGAAGCGTACACATAGACATGCTTCAAAAGGCAGAGCATTAGGTTTAGGAGTAATGGGTTGGCATACCTTTTTACAAAAGAAAAATTTACCTTTTAATTCAATTGCTTCTACAGCTTGGACACACACCATTTTTAGTAATATAAAACTTAAAGCAGAAGCAGCAAGTAGACAATTAGCCCAAGAATACGGTGAACCTTTATGGTGTAAAGGTACTGGAATGAGAAATACTCATGTTTTAGCTATTGCCCCTACTGTCTCCAATTCTAGAATTAGCAACTGCTCAGCTGGTATTGAGCCTTATCCTGCTAATATGTACACATTTAATGGTGCTAAAGGCACATTTATTGTTAAAAATCCAGATTTACAAAATCTTCTAAGAGAAAAAGGTCATGATATAGATAAAGTATGGGATCAAATTTTAGCAGATGATGGGTCTGTTCAAAATTTACCAAGTGAAGTATTAAATGAAGATGATAAAGAAGTATTTTTAACTTTTGCAGAAATTAATCAATTAGGTTTAGTTCAGCAAGCTGCTATTAGACAAAAATATATAGATCAAACTCAATCTCTTAATTTATGTTTTTCACCAACTGACTCACCTAGATGGATAAATCAAGTTCATATAGAAGCATGGAAATTAGGAATAAAAACCCTTTATTACCTAAGAACAGACTCAGTAATTAAAGGAGATTTAGGATCAAGAATTGCAGATTGTGTAAGTTGTGACGGTTAACAATATTTATTAACAAACAACACTATGAAGTTTGTAAAAGATATTTTTAAAGAAGACCTAAACGACAGTAAATATTCCTCTAAAAAAACAATGGGTATTATTTCTGGGATTCTTGTTTGTATTGCCTTTATAGGTGATGGTTTTCATTTTTTTTCAATAAATGAAAGATTATTTGACTCAATGCTTATCTTCTCAGCCACTATGTTGGGTGTTTCAACAATTAAAGCCTTTGCTAACTCTAAAACAAATAAAACAGACTCCAATGGATAAAACAATAAAATGTCCTAATTGTGGGACAGAATATGATCTTACTGTTACCCAAAATAACCCAACACCTAAATCAAATTATCTTTGGATATTTGATAATGGGCATGGTGGTATTATAGATGGGGTATACCAAACACCAGGCAAAAGATCACCTGTGTGGCCTGATGGGACTCAATTATTTGAAGGAGAATTTAATAGAGCAATTGTAAATCGTTTAGTTAAAATGTGCAATGAAGCAGGAATCGAATATATTAATTTAGTTGACACTCAAGAAGATATAAGCCTTTCAGAACGTGTTAAAACAGCCAACCAAATAGCAAAATCTTCATCACAAAAATGCATATATGTAAGTGTACATGCTAATGGATTTAGTAGTGAGTCTGCTAATGGGTGGTCAGTGTATACTTCAGTAGGTGAAACTAAATCGGATGATATAGCTACTATATTATTTGAAAAAGCACTTAGAGAGTTTCCAGGAGAATACATGAGAAAAGACACCTATTCAGATGGTGATGTAGATCAAGAATCTAATTTTTACGTTCTTATTAATACTTCAATGCCTGCAATACTTTCTGAAAATTTTTTTATGACTAATTCAGATAACTGTCACAAGTATCTTTTATCAGAAGAAGGTAGAGATAGAATAGCTAAAGTTCATTTCCAAATGATTCAAGAAGTTGAATCTAGTAAAATAGTATAAACCCCCAAAAATCAATATAATGAATAAAATCAAATCAATCGTAAACTCATCATGGTTCCGAGCTGCTTTAGCAGGTGGAGTTGGTGTTGCATTATTGTTAAAAGGTGCTGTATTATATGCAGGTATTGCATTCGGTATTGGAGTAAGAGAATTCTTACTTGCTTTTAAATCATAATTTTATTTAAAAATATTTGGAGCCCCAAGAGGGGCTCCTTATTTTACACGCTATGAAACGATTTTTCCCAATATTAATTTTAGTAGCTGCTTTAAGTTTAGCAACAGTAGCGGCATATTATAGTGTTTTTGGTATTAGTAAGTTATTTGCATCACAAGCAACAGCAGTTATTATAATGGCTGGCATACTTGAAGCATCTAAACTGATTACTGCTTCATATTTAGAAAGATTCTGGAAGACTATCCATTGGCTTAAAAAAACATACCTTATTACAGCTTTAATTGCATTGATGGCTATAACCTCACTTGGAATTTACGGATTTTTAGTTTCTGCATATCAAGAAACATCCTATAAAATGCAAGCAGTAGATAAACAAGTTGAAGTTCAAGTAAAAAAACGAGATAGATATAAACAACAAATAAAAAACATATCAAAAGAACAACAAGATATAAATACTCAAATTATTCAATTAAGTGAAAGTTTAGGTAATAATGTTATTCAATATACTAATAGTGAAGGGCAACTTATAACTACTCAATCATCTTCAACTCGTAGAATTATACAACAACAATTAGATTCTCAAACTGCTAGAAGAGATAGTATAGCTTTAAAACAAGATGCTTTAAATGATAGTGTAACCCAACTTGATTTAAATATATTAGACCTAGAAACTAACTCAGATGTTGCTGCTGAAATTGGACCTTTAAAATATGTTGCTAATATTACAGGAAAAGATACTGACCAAGTAGTAAATTGGTTTATATTAGTTTTTATATTTGTTTTTGATCCCTTAGCTGTTATGTTACTTATTTCTGCAAATAATTTATTTTTAAAAAATAAACCTAAAGTTAACTTATATAAAGAAAAAAAAAGAACATTAGTTAAAAAACAACCAACCCCTAAAATCATTTTACCTTCATCTCCCCCTCTAATTTCAAAAGAAAAACAACAATATTTAGATGAAATCCAAAAAATCCAAAAACAAGGAGCATCTAGTAAAAAATCAGGGATTGCTATACAAAATTTACAACAAAAAATAAAAGAAATAGACGAAGATAACACTAAAACTTATTAAGGTTACGTGTTTTTTTAAAGGTTATTAATTATATTTAGGTTATGAAAAAAGTAAAAATATCTCACGAAGTACCATTTTGTTTATTAAGTAAAAGTCTTGAATTTAATGACTATGATTATTGTTTACCTCATTTATTAGATCAAAATGAAGAGTATAGAACATTTTTTAATAATGTTAAAAGTATAGGTAGATATGTTGTAATGGATAATTCACTACATGAATTAGGAGAAGCATATAATACAGATCGTTTACTACATTGGATTAAAGAAATTAAACCTGATGAATTTATAGTACCTGATGTTTGGGAAGATTATAGCGAATCAGTTAGAAATGCTAAAATATGGTCTCAAATTGAATTACCTGAAGGAGTTACTAAGGTTGCAGTAGTACAAGCTAAAACACAACATTATGCAGCGTTATGTACTCAAATGTATAAAGATTTAGGATATAAAAAAATAGCATATTCATACGGTGCTTCATATTATAATGATGTTTGCCCCCACCCAAATAAAGATTTTGGTAAAGCAATTGGTAGATATATGGTTATAAACAATTTAATAAAAGATGGAATATTATCCCCAACAGATAGAGTACATTTATTAGGCACTGCTTCCCCAATTGAATTTGGATTATATAAAAACATGAAATGTATTGAATCAATAGATACATCAAACCCAGTAATGGCGGGCATTGAACAAAAAATGTATTTTGATTTAGGTTTACCTCATAAACCAGAGGCAAATATGAATAATTTTCAAGATATAGAAGAAAAGGATGCTAATTTAGAGTTTATAGAGTATAATGTTAAAAAGTTTCGTGAAATAAACGGATTATAGCTTGGAGATTACAAGTTTTTTTCTTATATTACTACAAATTAAAGGTTATGTTATACAATACGTCTGATGAAAAAACTGTAAAACAAAAAATAAAACAGTTACAACCCTTAAATTATAATCAATTCTTTTGGTGGAGACGATATACAACAAAAACCCCACCATTACCAAAAAAATCAACATTTTTAGATCGTATTAAAAACGGTGAATATGAATTTTCACATTATTACTGGCAGTGGAAATTAACTGAGATAGAACTTAATGAAGTATTTAAATCTTATGGTAATGATCATCAAAGATTAATTGAATCAAACCAAGTCGATTTAGCTCGAAGAAAACGATTAATTGAAGATTTTGAAAAAGATGAAACTGCTAAATTAGAAGCACTACAAAAAGGTTTTTTACGAGAATTTGTTATGACAAAAGATGAGTATGAAGAGCATATTATAAATTTTGATGGTACAACAGAAGAATTTTATATGTATTGTTTAAAAACATTTGATCGCTCTGGTAGATCAATAGAAAGAAGAGGTAGACCACCAAAACAAAGAAGATGAGACACGAAGATTACGTTAGAGATATGAACTGGGCTTTATCAAAAGGAATTACTATTGGTATTTTTATAGGAATTGTCATAAGTATTTTATTATATTCAATAACTAAATTATAAACTAAAACAAAGATGAGTAACAAAACAATAGCAATTATAAACTTCAATCAATATGATGGTAAGTATAATACTAAGTCTTATATGTATTTTGAAACTAAACTACATGCTGAAAGATACTTGATGGGAAACGGTTATCAGACCGATGATATTTTTGGATGGAAAAAGGATTACCTTTATTCAGCTAAAATCCATATGGAAACATTACATCTAGGTGATGGTGAGCATATTATTGATACTAAACAAAAACAAAGAAGATGAGAAGTAGAGAAGAAATATATGAAAAATTAATAGAAATGAATAAACATAAAGATGAATTATCTCATTTCTTAAATAATCCACCAAATGGGGGTTTGTGGGGCATATCTGAAAAACATCATCAATTCGAAACACAATGTAGTATGGTTGATTTACTGGAATGGGTGTTGAATATTAAAAACCAAAACAAAGATGAGAAGAATTGATATTGGATTAATACTTAAATTGGTTTTTATTATTACCATTATATGGTTCTTGTTTTACATTGGAAAAGACAAAAATGTGAATTACAAAGGCAAAGGTTATTATGAAACTAGATAAACCCAAACAAAGATGAGTAAAATAACAGTACATACACCAGAAGATTTTAGTTCGTATACTAAAGAAATGAAAGAAACTATAATAAAGTCCATTAAAGAAGAGTATGGCGGTAAGGTTAAAATATTACCCTATATCCCTAAATCTATCAGAACACTTAAACCAAAACAAAGATGAAAGAAGTAAATTACAAATGGGTTCATAAAAAGGGATGGGTGGTTGAATCTGAAGATGAAACACTAAAAATGGTGGTGGAAGAAACACTAAAAGAAGTTGATAGAACAATAAATTTTCAAGAATACTTAAACCAAAACAAAGATGAGTAAAGAGATTAACATACAGTTAGAAACCATTGAGGTTAAGGGTGAGGTGATACCATTACAACATGAATGGAAAGTTTGTGAAAATAATAAAGAATGGTACGGTAGATTACCCAGAAAGAAGAAGAAACAATTAAAGAAACGAATGGGTGAAGAATCTTTTGTTAGTTGGTGGAATGGACTTGATGTATATTATCATCCTGATGTTGAAGAAGAATTAACAAAGTTACTTATAAATAAACCAAAACAAAGATGAGTAAAGAAGAAGATAAGAAATTAGTCAGTAAGTTACTAAAGGAAGCTAATGAAATTCATAAGAACAGAAAACCTAAGGCTAACTTTTTAGTACTTACTGATAAACAGATTCAAGATATGGCAGACACACAAGGGATAACCTTTGATGAGATGTCAAGAGATATTGAAGAATACTTAAAACCAAAACAAAGATGAGTAAACAATATAATGTAAAGTATGAAGTAGGGCAAGATGTCTATGTATTAAGAGATAAAAAGATAAGTAAAAATAGGATAGACAAGATTAGAGTTACCGAACAACAACCTTATACTAAGGGTAATTTAGATGGAACTTTTACTGAAATGTCGGGTATTGAAATAGATTATCTTATAGAAACAAAAAGAGATTTCATACATCCACATACAAAAAGTACCCAAAGTTCATACGATTGGTATAGTCAAGAAGATGTCTTTACTAATAAGGATGAATTGATTGCACAAATTGTATAAACCAAAACAAAAATGAGTAAAGAAATTTCAAGAAAAGAATTTGAAGAATTAGTTATTAACTATACTAAAAATATATGTAATGACATTATTAAAAATGGGTTTAATGGTATTGAAGGATGGGTAAGAGAACTTATATCATCTGAGTTTATTATTAAAAAAATAAAAAACATAGAAGATGAGTAAAGAAGAAAATACAGGTTGTTTTGAAGCATGGTTAGGTATAGTAATCTTTTCCATAATAATGATATTAATAATGATGATAGAATGACTGAAAAAGATTTAAATAAAAAAATTGAATTTGAAAAATTCCGTGAAGAATGGAAAGAAAATTGGTATGATTATTATCGTTTATTAGACATAGATTTTGAAGCATTTATGTTAATGAAAGGATTAACAATAGAAGAATTTAAACATTTAAATAACGAAGAATTATGGAAAAACATGTTGTAGTTTCCCTATCTGGAGGAATGGATTCCAGTACATTGTTGTTACGTTGTCTTAAAGAATATGACACGGTAACAGCTATTTCATTTGATTATGGACAAAAACATAGAGTTGAGTTAGAACGCGCTCAATCATTAGTAGATTATATTAATAATGAGGTAATGATTAATATTGGAGTACATGGGGATTCACATCCTGGTGTTAAATATAGAGTAATTAAGCTAGATGGTTTAGTTGATTTACTTGATTCTGCTTTAGTGGATGGTGGAGATGAAGTACCCGAAGGTCATTATGCTGAAGATAATATGAAAGCAACTGTTGTACCTAATAGAAATAAAATATTTGCCTCTATTACACAAGCAGTAGCATTATCTAGAGCAAACCAAACAGGTGAAGGTTGTGATATTGCACTTGGTATCCATGCAGGTGATCATGCTATTTACCCAGATTGCAGACAAGAGTTTAGAGATGCAGACGATGCAGCTTTTAGAATAGGCAATTGGGATGCTGATAAAGTAGGTTACTTTACACCTTATCTTGAAGGTGATAAATTTACTATCTTACAAGATGGAGAAAAACTATGTAAATATTTAGGTTTTGATTTTGATGAAGTTTATTCTCGTACAAATACAAGTTACAAACCAATCCAAATTATATCTACTTCAGGTGATAATTGGTTTTCAGATTACAAATCAGCTAGTTCAGTTGAACGAGTAGAAGCATTTATTAAATTGGGAAGACCTGATCCTGTAAGATATGCTGATGAAACAGGCCCTGTAAAATGGGAAACAGCAAGAATATATGTTGAACAAGTACTTTCAGAGTATGAAAAAGAACAATTAAATATAAAATAATGAAACATCAATCAACTAAAATATTTGACGGATTTAGTACAGTATTCCGTCAATGGAGAGCAAAAGAAACACATTGTAGTTATTTACATGGGTATGGAGTATCATTTAAAGTAACTTTTGAAGGGTTACTTGACCATAGAAATTGGGTTTGGGACTTTGGAGGAATGAAACGAGCTAAAACCCAAATAGATGGTATGTCCCCTAAAGACTGGATGGATTACATGTTTGATCACACATTAATTGCTGCAAACGACGACCCCGAATTGGATTCATTTAGAATGATGGATGCACAAAATTTAATCCAATTAAGAGTAATAGATGCTACTGGTGCAGAAAAATTTGCTGAGTATATCTACAATAAACTTAATATGTTTGTTGAGGAAGAAACAGATGGACGAGTAAGAGTAGTACAAGTTGAATTTATGGAACATGGAAAAAATACAGCAATTTATGGAGAATAATTATTGGATATCAACAGTTACTTATAACAACATAAAAATTAAATATATTTTAATAAAATAGTATGGAAAAACCATTAGGAAGAATAAAAGATTTTGATAAAAGATTACCTATACTAGAATTATATAGGTGTGTTCAATCTGAAGGTAGCCGATTTGGAAGACCTACCATTGCAGTTAGAACAACTGGGTGCACTCACAGGTGTTACTTTGGAGAAGAAGGAGGGTGGTGTGATTCTTGGTACACAAGCATCCACCCAGAAAAAGGAACATTTAATTTTAATGATATTATTAAAATATATGATGAAAACCCCCATGTAAAAGAAATGATGTTAACAGGTGGTTCTCCTACAATGCATCCTAAATTAGTAAATGAGTTAACTCATTTTGCAAATCAAAGAGGCATTCTTATTACTATTGAAACTGAAGGTTCTCATTTTCTTAAAACTGATTTTCCATTAGGTTTGATTTCTCTATCTCCTAAATTTTCTAATTCTGTTCCTAAATTAGGTGCTTTAACACCTAATGGAAAAGAAACAGATGAAAGAATGATTAAGCAACATAATAAATTAAGACTAAATTATAGTGCTATTAGAAAAACATTAGACTACCACACTGATTATCATTATAAACCAGTTTGGGATGGTACTGATGAGTGTTTAAAAGAAATAGAGGACTTTAGAATTAAAATGGAAATACCAAAACATAAAACATTTATAATGCCTGCGGGTGATACAAGAAAAGAATTAATTAAAATGTATCCTTTAGTATTTGATTTATGTGCTGAATATGGCTATAATTTAACAGGTAGAGACCATATAATAGCATTTGACACAGAAAGAGGAGTGTAAAAATATAAGGCATGTTTGAGTATAATGCAACAGTAATAAAAGTAGTTGATGGTGATACTATTGACGCTATGGTAGATTTAGGGTTTAGTACTTTTAAAAAAATAAGAATTAGATTACATGGTATGGATGCCCCTGAATCCCGTACAAGAGATTTAGAAGAAAAGAAAAAAGGTTTAGCTGCAAAAAATAGAGTTATAGAAATTTTGAAAAAAAATGAAAATAGGTTTATTTTAAGATCTTTTGGAGTAGGTAAATTTGGTAGATGTTTAGGAGAAATTCAATTAATAGATTTTTATAAAGATCAATCACTTAAACATGAACCCCCTTCTCCTACATTACAAGAAGTATTAATAGCTGAAGGTCACGGAATAAAATATTATGGTGGAAAAAGATAAAATAAAAAAAATATACATAAGTTGGAAAGAGGTAGAAGAACTAGTTGATACCTTACATAAAAACATTTTAGAATCAGGTAAAGAATTTACTCATATATGTGGAATACCTAGAGGAGGGCTTACTCCTGCTATTATGTTATCTCATAAAATGAGAATACCTTATCATTCTTTATCTGAAAGACATCCTCATAATGAAACATTATTTGTAGATGATATTTGTGATAGTGGAGAAACTCTCCAAAATTTGTATGAATATTACACTGCTGTTCTCCATTACAAACCTCATACTTCAAAGTATGAACCTCGTTACTATGCTTGTAAATTTGAAAGTAATGATTGGATTGTTTATCCTTGGGAAAATAAAGATTCAAAACCTATACAAGATTATAAAGTAATGGTTGGAAAAAACTAAAAAATTTTTTATATTTACATTAAAAATAGATTATATGTTAAAAAACAAAACAAAAAAGAAATTTATTAAAAAGTATGAATGGGTAGGAGACGTTAAATCTTATAAATCTCCCCCTGAAAATGATTACTCAATTAAATATGATGAACCTAATAGAGAATATGATGTAGATTATAGCCCTACTAAAGAAGATATTGAAACATTCCCAGATTTACAGAATGGCCCTTCTTCACTTATTCAAGGTTCTCCTGTTGAGATTCAACAAGTTGGAATTCATAACTTTAGATTACCTTTAAAATATAAAACAAGAGATAATGGTATTTTAGAATTAGAAACTAAAGTAACAGGAACTGTATCACTTGAAGCTCATAAAAAAGGAATTAATATGTCTCGTATTATGAGATCATTTTATGAATTTAAAAATGATACTTTTAGTATAGATAAATTAGAAACTGTTTTGTCTGCTTACCAAGATAAATTGAAATCATTTGATTCTAAAATATCACTTAAATTTTCATACCCTATAATCCAAAAGTCACTAAGATCTGATAATGCTGGATATCAATATTATGATGTTACTTTAGAAGGTGATTTAAATAAACAAGGTGAACTAAGAAAAATTATTCACTTTGACTTTGTATACTCATCAGCTTGTCCTTGCTCTTATGAATTAGCTGAGTTTGCTAGAAAATATAGAAATAAAGCAACAGTATCCCATTCACAAAGATCTGTAACTAGAGTATCTGTAGAATTTGATGATATGGTTTGGATTGAGGACTTACAAGAAATGTGTATTGAAGCACTTCAAACAGAAACCCAAGTAATGGTTAAACGAGAAGATGAAATGGCGTTTGCAGAACTAAATGGTTCATATCTAAAATTTGTTGAAGATGCTGCTAGACTATTATATGAACAATTAATAGAAGATAAAAGAATTAAAGATTTTAGAGTGGTATGTTCACACCAAGAATCACTCCATTCTCATGATGCTATTTCAGTTATGTTAGCTCCTGATAGTAACTTTAGTAGTGATGTACCTCATGAGCTATGGTCAAGTTTAATTCACATTTCTTAAAACTAAATATAAAATTATGAATAAAGGAAAAAATGTAGTAGATTTAATTCCTACTCACGACCCCCAAACCGGAGAACTAAATCCGTACTATGAAAGACTAACAGAAGAAGTAAATCCTTTACAACCAGAACCACAACCAAATTATATACCATTTGTAAGTGAGGTAGAAGAATTTAATCACACAATGGGTAAACCAAATAACTATGAACCTACAATCCCAGAAAAAAAGGAATGGCAGTTTGTATATGACTTCATCCTTGAAGAGCTCGAAGAATATAAAGAAGCCTGTGAAACAGGAAACATTGTTGAAGTTCTTGATGCTTTATGTGACATTGCCTACGTTTCCCTGGGCAACGGCACTATGTTACATGGTCTTAAAGACCAAATATGGCCAGCGTATCAAGAAGTACAAGCATCGAATATGTCAAAAGCTTGTTCTAGTGAAGAAGAGGCACAAGAGACCGTTAGAGTACGTGCCGAAGAGCAAAAGGAAGCATGTCACTATGAAAAGGTTGAAGACTATTATATCGTCTATAGAACACGTGATAGAAAAGTAATGAAAAATATAAACTACTTTAGACCAAATTTAAAACAATTTTTAAACTTAAAAAAATAAAAATAATGAATAAAGAAAATTTAAAACAACTATCAAATAGTTTAAGAACACATTTGAATAATATTCCAAGAACTGTAATATCTAGAATACCACATAGTACTTTAATAGGGATTGTTGATAGTTTAGATAAAGAAATTGAATTGATTAAAGAACCATCTTTAAATACAAAATCAACAACAAAGAAAACAACTACTAAAAAGAAATCTACCTCAAGTAAGTAGAATATGTACAAAAAGTGTTTTGCTGAATATAAAAGTTATAATAAATATTTAATCCACCTATGGACTGATGAGGGCTATTCAACTAGTGAATGGTCCTCTCCTGCTTATGTTGAATGTAGTGAAAGTGAAGCAAAGTACAAAGGTCTAAATGGTGAACCATTAAAAAAGATATATAAATGGAAAAGAGACACACCAGGTCTTCATTTTCATGATATGTCACCTTATCAAAATTTCTTAATTGATAAGTATGGAATTAATGATGAACCTTCAACTACTCATAAAGAGATATTTTTTGATATTGAGATTGAAATGGGAGATGCTTTAACTCCTGAATATATTCAATCTGCACCTAAAAAGGTTACTTCAATTGCTTGGTATTTTAAACAAGAAGATGAATGGAAAATCATTATTCTTGATCCAAAACAACAAATCCAACCAACAGTAAATGGGAATAAAGAAATAATCCCTGTTTACAATGAAGAAGTATTACTATCTAAATTCCTCACTTACATGAGAGAACTAGACCCAGATATCCTTGTAGGTTATAATAGTGATTATTTTGATATTCCTTACTTGTACTATAGAATTAAAAATGTACTAGGTGAAGAAATGGTTGAGTATTTATCTCCTATTTTAAAAGTAAAAGAAAAACGTAGTTTTAAAACAAATGAGATATATGATTCAAACCAACCAATAGAGATAGCGGGGGTTGAGTCACTTGATTATATGCGTTTACATAAAAAATATAGTTGGGAAGATGAACCAAGTTGGAAGTTAGATGCATTAGGTGAAAAGTATGCTGGTTTAAATAAAATAGAATATAATGGTTCTTTAGATAGACTATTTGAAGAAGATATTGAAACATTTATAGAATATAACTTTCGTGATGTTGAAATTTTAGTTGAATTAGACAAAAAATTAGAATATCTAGCATTAACTAAAAACTTATCCCATAAAGGAAAACACAACTATGGAGAAGTATACCACAATACAGTTACACAAGATGGAGCCATTTCAGCTTATCTATTATCTGAAGGTATAATACCACCTAGAAAAGAACCAAACCCTAAAAAGAAAAAAGGATATGCAGGTGGTTATCTGTTTTGTCCTAAAGCAGGTGTATACAAATATATGTTTGATGAAGATTTAACTTCACTATATCCTTGTATTATTATGTCTTTAAATATAGGTAAAGAAACAATGGTAGGTAGAATTATAAGTCAAACTTTACCTGAAAACCTAAAATATAGACCTTATATGGTTACTGATAAGGAGACAAAATCAACATATTATTCCCCTTCTAGAAATAACTATTTAGGTTTAAATGATTTAAAGAAAAAAGACCCACAAGAAGAACTTACTATTGAAAATGCTAAAGGTAAACGCACTCAAATTGAAGTAGGTAATTTAATTAACTTAATTGAGGATATGGAAATGGCTGTTTCTGCAAATGGTACATTTTTTAGAACAGATAAACAATCAGTACTTTCAATTATTTTGAATAAATGGTTTGATGAAAGGGTAAAATATAAAAATGCTATGAAAAAAGCATATAAATCAGGTAATTCTGAATTAGGTGCTTCGTTTCATTTAAAGCAATATACAATGAAAATTTTGCTGAATAGTTTGTATGGTGCAACTGCCTTACCTACATTTAGATACGCGATGAATGAAGCAATATTGAGCGAAGCAATTACATTAAGTGGATGGAGAATCATTCAGGAATCAGCTTTAGCAGCAAATAGACATATTAATAAACTAATGAAAACAGAAATATAATGGCACTTTCCCCACAATCAATAAGAAAAAATGTTCAAGTTAAATTTGATAATGTTATAGTAGATAAACAAACTATAATAAAAAGAAGTGAATCTTGGACAGAAAAACAAGAAATATTATTTAAAAAATTCCTTAAACAAGGAGGCAAATGTAAAATACAAGGTGTTAAAATAGAAGTAGTTCCACCTCATGAAGTGCTTACCTCAAAAGGAGAAAAACCAAGTGGTAAAATGGTAGCACCTGGAATTGATCAAAGATTTTAAAATGAAGCATATAGAAGACGTACCGTGGATGATTTGTGATGAAGGTGATGTAAACTACTGTGCTTATGTAGACACAGATAGCAACTACTTTCATGCTGAACCTATCCTAAAACACTTCTATCCTGATTTTGATAAAATGTCTGATGAAGATAAGGATGAAAAACTTGAAAAGGTAGCCCTTAAATATCAAGATATTATCACAGATTCTTATAATACACTAGCTAAAGAATGTTTTAATGTCCCTACTCATAGACTTGAAATGAAGACTGAATGTGTAATCAGATCAGCTTATTTTAGAAAAACTAGAAGATATGCTCAATGGATTACTAAACAAGAAGGTATAGTAAAAGAGTCACTTGATATAAAAGGTCTTGAGTTTAAAAAAGCAAATTTTCCACCTGTATTAGGTAAGTTTTTTAAAGATATTTTAATTGATGTTTTGAAGGGTTCTACACAAACTGATGTAGATCAAAAAGTTAAAGAATTCAAAAACCAAATCTTAAATGGAGATATCCCTTTAGTTAAATTAGGCAACCCAACAGGAGTAAAAACATTAAACAAGTATATGGGTCGTAAACCTAAAGCAGGTGAAATGTTTACCCAAATGATTAAAGGTGCCCCTGTAAGTGCTAAAGCTGCTGCTGTATATAACGATTTAATTAGATTTTGGAAATTAAACACTAAACATTCTTATATAGCACAAGGTGATAAAATTAAATTCATTTACCTAAAACCAAACCCATACCAGATAGATACATTAGGGTTTTTAGATTTTGATTTACCACCTAAAATAGAGGAGTTTATGGAAAAATATGCTGATAGACAAAAAATATTTGATGCTATATTACTAAATAAGTTAGAGGGTTTTTATGATGATTTAGGTTGGTCATTAAATTTAAATCCATATAAAGACAAGTTTTTCAATTTTAGTTAGGTTATTTAATAAAAAATTATTATATTTAAAATATGGTTAATAAATTAGTTTTACAAAGTGTTATAAACAAATATTATCTTGGTGAGATAGAGTCTGTTAAATGGAATATACAAGATAAAAAATTAAATATAGACTTTATGTCTATAAATAAAGAAGTAATAGGAAATGTTACTCATACTGATATAAATGTTGAAGATAGTAATTTAGCTATTTTTGACACTAAAAAACTACTTAGTTTAGTAAATATAACTTCAGGTGATCTTTTAATTAATTTTGAAAAAACAAAAGCTGTTTACACTAAAATGTTTTTAGCTGATAGTGATTTTAATTTAACATATGCTTTATCTGATCCTTTACTTATAGCCAAACCAGGTACAGTAGATGAACCTAAATGGGATATGGTTTTACCACTTGAAAAAGAACAAGTAGATAATTTAGTTAAAGCAAAATCTGCTTTAGCGGGTATAGGAAACATGACTATATCCCCAGATACAGATTTAGATGGAGATGATTTATGTGTAGTTACTTTTGGAGATGAACAAGGTCATAACAATAAAATTACTTATAATCTAACAGGAGAAATAAGACAAGCAGATGTAAGCATTCCTTTTAATTCAGATATGTTTAAAACTATTTTAAATGTAAATAAAGATCTAGAGGAAGGAACTTTATGTTTAAGTTATCAAGGTTTACTTAAATTAGAATTTAAATCTGAAAATACCACAAGCACTTATTACATGATTCGTAAAGAAGAAAGTGCTTTTTAATATGTATTAACAAATAACATTGTAGCTAGAGCACAAGTTATGTTTTTATAAACCCGAGCAGCTAAGGCGCTCACAATAATTAATGATATGAGTACATTAGAATTTTATGAAAGGCAACATAGTCCTTTCGATATTTTATTCCGCAATTTTTTTAATGCGCAAGACCAATTTGCACCTGCATTAAATTCCAAACAACCACATCCACTAAATATTTTTTATAATAGTAAAGGCCTCAATTTTGAGATTGCTTGTACTGGTTTAACTAAGAAAGATATTATAATAGATATTGAAGATGATGTATTAAAAATTAGTTATGAAAAAAATGACAAAAATGAAAACGTTCCTGAAGGAACAATTTATCATGGTTTGTCTAAAAAATCTTTTAACCTAGGGTATAAAATAGCTCCCAAATTTGATTTAGCTCAAACAGAAGCTAAACTAGAAAATGGATTGCTTGAAGTATTTATTCCTTTAGCTGAAAGTTCAAAACCAAAATCAATTAAAATTAAGTAAGTTTTATTAAAAAAAGCGTGCTCTAGCGCAATTTTATTTGTACATTTATACGAACAAATTTAAATTTAGTTATGCCAAAAACTACAAAAAGAGGACGTCCCTCAAAAGACACACAAACACAAAATTTATCTTATTGTATTATAAAAGATCCACTAATGGAACCCTTTTATATTTCTAAAGATGCAACAAACTTTACTGTGATAGAAAAATCAATTTCTACTCGTGGGTTTGCTGGAAGAAAAGCAACAGGTAAAGAAGTTGAAAAAACTGTAGGTTATTATTCAAGTTTTAGAAATGCCTTAAACAGAATAGCAAAAGAAAAATTTTACAACAACCCAGGAGAATATAGTTCAATCCAAGACTATATTAGTTCTTGGGAAGAAGTAAGAAACGGATTAGAAACATTATTAAACAAAGTAGAATTATGAAATTAGAAGCATTATTTGACGCGGTTATAGTAAAACCAATAGAAGAAGAAGAAACAATGTATGGCTCCATTGTAGTACCTGATGCAGGTAAAGATAGAAATGAAAAAGGAACTGTTGTAGCAGTTGGACCTGGTAAATCAACAGTAGCAGGACATTTTATGGAAACACTTATTAAAGAGGGAGATGTAGTAATACTTCCAACTATGGGTTTTTCAAAATTAGAGCATGACGGAGAAGAATATTTTATAGGACCAGAAAATCAAATTTTAGCAAAAATAAATACAGAAGAAAATGAGTAAAAATATTGAATTTGGAGCAGATGCTCGTAAAAAATTAGTTAAGGGAATTGATAAAGTAGCTGATGCTGTTGTATCAACACTAGGACCAAATGGTAGAAATGTTGTATATGTAGATCAAGGATCTGTTCATTCAACCAAAGATGGTGTCTCAGTAGCTAGACAAATTAGCAAGTTAGAAGACCCAATTGAAGATTTAGGTGCTCAACTTGTTAAACAAGCAGCTATTAAAACAGCTGACCATGCAGGTGATGGTACAACAACCTCAACTTTATTAGCACGTGAGTTGGTAAAAGGTGGTTTAAATCGTTTGAATGATGGAGCAAATGCTGTTGATATTAAGCGTGGAATTGAAAATGGAGTCAAACAAACTCTTGAAGCACTTAAAGATAATTCTGAAAAAATATCTTCAGAAGAACAACTACAACAAATTGCTACAGTTTCAGCTAACAATGATGAAGAAGTAGGTAAATTAATTTCTCGAGCAATGGAAAAAGTTGGTAGAGAAGGAGTTGTTTATATTGAAGAATCAAAAACTGATGAAACATATCTTGAAGTAGTTGAAGGGTGTCAATTTGATAGAGGTTATAAATCACCTTACTTTGTTACAAACAACAACACAATGTCAACATTGCTTAAAGATTGTTATGTTTTGATTGCAAATCATAGATTTACACAAGTAAAAGAATTACTTCCTATTTTAGAAGGTGTATCACAAAAAGGTAAATCACTTTTAGTTATTGCTGAAGATATTGATGGTGAAGCTTTAGCTACACTTATTGTAAATAAAATGAGAGGTACTTTAAAAGTAGCTGCTGTTAAAGCTCCTGATTTTGGAGAACGTAGAAAACTTATCTTAGATGATATAGCTGTACTAACAGGTGGAACTGTATTTGACAAAGAAAAAGGTATGAAACTTGAAAAATTCAATTGGGAATGGTTTGGTGAAGCAAAAACAGTAACTGTAACTAAAGAAAAAACTACACTTGTAGACGGTCAAGGTACTGAAGAAGCAATTACTCAAAGAGCTGAAGAGCTAGAAGAACAAATTCGCAAAGCAGAAACTCCATTTGAAATGGAAAAACTGCAAGAACGTTTATCTAAGTTTGTTGGTGGAGTTGCTCTTGTTCATGTAGGTGGAAGTACTGAAGCTGAAATGAAAGAGAAAAAAGATAGAGTAGATGATGCTCTACACGCCACACAATGTGCTTTAGCAGATGGTATTGTCCCAGGTGGTGGAGTTGCTTTATTGTATGCTCGTGAAAAAATATCAGCAGACAAAGAAGCATCAGATGATTTCAAATATGGTCAAAAGATTGTATACAATGCTTGTGGTAAACCATTTGAAACTATTTTAACAAATGCAGGATATTCTGAAGCAGATGCTCAAATGATCTCTAGTTATGATTTGAAAAATGCTAAAAAGAAAAATATTTGGAATGGATACAACATCAAAACATGCTCAGTTACAAATATGAAAGATGCGGGTATTATTGATCCACATAAAGTTACCAAAAATGCGCTTTTGAATGCATCCTCCATTGCAGGTACAATTTTACTTACAGAATGTACAATTGTTGATAATCCAAAGGATGAAAAAGAAACTCAACCAATGATGGACCCTTCAATGATGATGTAATATGGAAACACAAGTAGTAGAAATAAATGAATTAATTGCAACACGAGTACCACCTGGAGACAGGTGGGTACTTGTTAATGATGAAAAAGAAATAATTCATGAATCAATAACTGATGCTTTAGAAGCATGGTTTGATAAAAACCAAGAAAAAGTTGAATTTCGTTTAGCACCTTTAGATAGTAAATTATTTGCTATAAGAAGTGAAGAAGAGGAAATACTTCCTGAACCAACTAAAAGATATAATATTTACGGGGATCCAATGTAATTGGTCCCCTTTTTTATATATTTATAACAAAATAATCAAATGGACAATTTTAATCTAAAAAAATATTTAGCTGAAAATAAACTTGAGGAACAGTATATAGGCCAATTTGAAAGTAGAGCAGCAGAAAACTTAGCAATAGCTCAAGCAAAATTTTCAAATGCTATTCTTGCTCTTAAATCAGACGATATTCGTACAGCAGAAAAAGCAGAAAACGCATATTTAGCAATAGCTCATCATTTAAAAACTCATTTTAAAGAAAAATACCCTGATTATAGGCCACACCCAACTATTGCCCAAATATGAAATTAACAGATATTTTAAGAGAGGTAGAGGGTGAAGAAGATGGAATGAAGCAACTTAAGGTTCAATACGACCTTGCTATCCAACCTACAGATATACCAGCTGCATTAGACGCTTTAGATAATATAGACAACTATGGTATCTATGCTCAAAACCTACGTGACCCAAAAGCTATACAAAAAGCATTTGGACCTTCTGTTCCTGCTCAAAAAACAAGAGCAGCTTGGAATGATTGGACAGAAAGATCTAATGATGCAAAAGGGTTTAAACTTATTGATATCAAAAAACGAGCTCCCGAAGATTATGAAAAAGCAATGGAGCAAGCAAAAGCAGGATTTGAAGAATGGCAAACTGCAGGAAATGAAGGTGAAATAGAAGATTATTTATATACATTAGAGGGAAAACAACTCCCAAAAGATTTTATTGGTAGATATGGTAAAAATTATTTCCCATTAAAAACACCAGCTAACTTAAAAAAGTATGCTGGTAGATTAGAAAAAGATGTTCATTTTAATGTAAAAGATGGTAAAATTATTTTCCCATTAGAAAACAGCCCTTACAAACCAAAACCATACCTTCAAAAAGTAATGAAAACAATAATGGATAACTCAGGTTTAGAGTATGAAATTGTTGATGTTGAAAAAACAGACGATGCAGGTGAGGTAATTAAAAAACCTGAAAAAAAAGTTGTTCCACCACTTTCTGCTATGGCTGATTCTTTAGATAAAGTAGAAAAAATTAGAAAACAATTTCAAAAAGAAATTGGAGATGTTCCATCTGCAAATTATAAAACTGAACCAGTTGAGGTAGATGGTAAAAGAAAATATAAACTAGTTGTAACAGGTATTTCACCTGATCAAAGACAAAAACTATTAATTAAAAAGGCGTCATTAAAAGAAGGTATAGAATTTGATTTAGATCTATATTTAATGCAAAAAAGAGCAGGATTATGAAAGAATTTAATTTAAAAAAATACTTAGCTGAAAATAAGCTATTAAATGAGGAAACAGAAATCTTCAAACCTGGAATATACAGAGTACTAAAATATAGTATAGATCGTTATGAATCCTATGGAGATTTTCTTGAACTTACCAGAGAAGCAACTTTAGAAGAAATACGAGCGGTTATTGGAAAAGAAATGGGTCTACCAGAAAGTGCTTATTGGGTAATTGAATTAGGTGATACTGTATCAAAAAATGACTTGCCAACAATATATAAAATGTAAATTTAATTAAAATGAAAGAATTTAATTTAAAAAAATACTTAGCTGAAAATAAGCTAGTGAAAGAAGAAAATTTTGATGAAGAATTAGAAAAAATTGATGGAATTGTTAAAGCAGTAAAAGATTTAGGTGATATTTTATCTAAAGATGGTAAAGTTGCTTTAGCATCAAAACTAGAGCCAATAGCAAAAACTTTAAAATATAGAGGAGGATACTATTAATGAAACCATCAGAACTAAAACAACTTATTAAAGAAGAAGTACATAATGCTTTAAATGAATATGATCCTAACCAAGACCCCGAAAATAAAGGATCAGAAGCATATAAAAGAAAATCATGGAAGGCTCAGTTTGGTTCAATGGATGGGTTTGACAAGGCACACCCTGAATATTCCAACAGATACACTGATAAAGAAATGTTACAAAGAACTACAGCAAACCAATTTCCAGACAATTTTACTATATTAGATATAATTGAAAGATATAAAGAATATGTAGTAGGACATTTACGTAGTGAAGGAGAACTAAATGAAGTGAATGAGATTGAAGCTAATCCAATGCACCGAAATTATGTATCTGGAGTATCAGTAGAATTATATAATCCACTAAGAAAATCCATAGTAAAAGCATTAGATGATGTTTTTATGACTGCAGTAAAAAATGATCAATCTGAAGAGGAATTAGATAGAAGTTTAAAAACAGTTACAGACGTAATAAATAACATATTATTAGGTACTATAAGGAACAAAAAGAAATATTATAAATTTGATTAAAATGGAAAACTTTAATTTAAAAAAATATTTAGCTGAAAATAAGCTATTAAATGAAAACTTTTATAATAAACCTAATACCTTTAAAGATGCATTTGATCGATCTATTGAACAGTTAAATAACATTTTAAATTCAAATGTTAGAGAATACATGTTTGATGAAAAAGAAAATATACAACTTTATAGTAAAGAAATTAAAGCAATTATTTCAAAATTAAAAGAAATTAGTAACAATATATAAAATAAAATGAAAAACTTTGACTTAAAAAAATATTTAGCTGAAAATAAGCTATTAAATGAAGATACCCAATTCCCAGATACCTCATTAACAAATGCTCTTAAAATTCATTTTCAAGTAGCATATGAAAAGGGGTTAGAAGCACAACCTGGTGATGATTATGATTCTTTTGATGAAAAATACTGGAAAAATAATGAGTTGGATATTAAGGATACAATAAGAAAATATTTTCGATTTTCACAAAAATAAGATGAAACACTCCGAATTAAAACAACTCATCAAAGAGGAAATACGTAGCGCATTAAATGAAGCCACCTACAAAAATTTTTCAGGTGATAAAATTGTAAAATACGTTGAACGAAATAAACCTGATGCTGAAGATATGGAAGTTATTAAACGATACTTCCCAAACGCAGTTAGTAGTATGAAAGAAGCTACATTGAACTTGATGACACCTGAAAAAACAACATCTCCAATGTTTTCACATATTCAATATAACCAATTTGAAGGGAACTATCCACAAGACCCTCACCCCGATAAAGAAGGTGAAGGAAAAGAATTTGGTGTATATCAAATACAATATTACAATAACAAACCTCCTAGATTCAACCCAAAAGTAACTGAACTTTCATTTACCTCTCAACAACCACATTACAAAATGGGAGTAATTCTTGTAATGACAGATGAATATTTAAAAGATTTAAAACAACTGAAGATTACAAAAAGCGTATCATGAAACACTCACAACTAAAAAAACTTATTAAAGAAGAAATATCTAATGCTTCAACAATTGATTTAGCAGGTAAAATTAGAACTTTAGTATATTCAACTCCCTTTTGGAAGTTTAGAGATGCTATAAATATGGTTCTAAAATCACATTATAATAAAAAAGTACAATTAGCTGAAAATAAGCTATTAAATGAATCGCTTGAGCTTACTCCTATAGAGAGAAGAAAATTAATTTATTTTCTAGAAATGAAGGTTGAAGAAATGCAAAATAAGGGAGATAATTTCTTTTCTGATGAGATAGAAATTTTTAACAGCATTTTAAATAAAATAAGATGAAACACTCACAACTAAAAAAACTTATTAAAGAGGAAATACGTAGCGTATTAAATGAAGGTAAACATTTATCTAAGATGTTGGGTGTAGCAAATTTAAAATTTGGTGTTGATGGTAACTTGTATTTTATTATAGGTAGTGATTCATATGGTGGAGACGCATACCTTAAAATTAGTAAAAAAGATTTACCTAAATTCTTTAAAATGGTAAGAGATGCAGAAGCTCAAGTTAATTCTCTTCCAATTGATGAAGTTCGTACTGATAGTAAAGTATGGAACGATGCTTCTGCTTTAGCTAAAGAACTAGAAGAAAAGGGTATAGCAATAAAAGCATACGTTGAAGGAACTTCAAGTGGGGCATTAGGTCATACACAACTTTATGTAGCTACTGATGGTATGACACGTGATGAATTTAAACAAGCTATAGAACAAAATTATAAAAAAACACCATTGTCAACATCACTTTCATCTGAATATTATTATTCACCTAAACATAAATTATATTTCTTTTTCTACCGTGAGGGTGGAAATCGTGGATTCCATTCAGGTTTAGATAAAATGGTTGATTATGACTATAAGTTACTTTTAAAGAGAAGACTTCCAAAAAGATAAAAATGAAACATTCCCAACTAAAACAACTTATCAAAGAGGAAATATCTAAGGTATTAGAACTTCGTACAATAGATTATAAACCAAAAGATGATTTAGTCCACTTGTATTTAATGACCTACAGTGATAAAGTAGGGGAACCATATTTTGAAAAAAAATATAAAAAATTTAGAAATGACGTTGAATCCCTTCTTCAATCTTTTGACGCTGCAGTAGAAAATGATCATGGGATTAGTGATAAAAATCTTAAAATACTAGTTAATAGAAAAGATAAAATTAAAGTTAAAAATATTTTAACTAAACTTTCTAATAGGTATGGATTTGAAAGTGAATTAGAAATAGATACTTTAGAGGAAATACATAGCGCAATTAATGAAAATAAACTTGGTACTCCTGAAGAATTAAAAAGTTTTCTATATTCAAAACAATCAAAAATAGTTAAGGATATAAAAGATTATATAAAATTTAAAAAAGTTGATATTGCTACATATAGAGGTTTTACTGAAGAAGACATTAAACAATGGATAAGAGATGATGCTGGTACATACACCCCAAGAGAATTTCTTATAACAACTGATGATATCCTTAGAAGGGGAATCGATGAATATATGTTTCATCCTGTTTATGATGAATTTGTAGAAACAACTTATAATCAATATTTTAAAAAATAAAACTTGCCTATTGGTAAAAGTTTTTGTATAATTAGGTTATAAAAATAAGTTATGAAAGACAACACTTTGTTAGTTGAAAAATACCGTCCTACTGTTTTACAAGATTATGTAGGAAATGAACAAGTCAAAGAGACAATTCAAAAATATCTTGACCAAAACGACATCCAAAACTTTATATTCTATGGACCTGCTGGAACAGGTAAAACTACACTAGCTAAACTTATAGTTAAAAATCTAAACTGTGACCATCTTTATATTAACGCAAGTGATGAAAATGGAATTGATACAATCAGAGAAAAAGTAAAAGGATTCGCTTCTGCTGCTTCTTGGAATGGTATAAAAGTAGTTATCTTAGATGAAGCAGATTTTATTACTATAAATGGACAAGCAGCACTTAGAAACGTAATTGAAACATTTTCTCGTTCAACTCGCTTTATATTAACGTGTAATTTTGTTGAGAGAATTATTGATCCAATACAATCACGTTGTCAAGTACTTAAAATTGTTCCACCATCAAAATCAGTTATTGCAAAACATTTAGCAGATGTAATGGAAAAAGAAAGTATTTCACATGATGTTAAAGAAGTAGCTACTATAGTAAATAAAAACTATCCTGATGTTAGAAAAATGTTGAATACAATCCAATTATCTAACCAAGATGGTAAACTTAAAATAAATGAATCAGTTTTAGCTTCAAACAATTATACTAAAGAAGTACTAAAAGAACTTACCCAAACAAAAAACTGGATTAAAATAAGACAAATTATAGCAGATAGTGGTGTAAAAGATTTTGAAGAACTATACCGCTTACTATTTGAACATATTTCAGTATATGCTAAAGATAAGGAAGGATCAGTAACTATAATACTAAATGAACATCTTTTTCAAGCAAATTTCCGAATTGATAAAGAGATTAATATAATGTCGGCAATAGCCAAAATAATAGAAACAATTAAATAAATAATAAATAATGCAAAATCAAGCACCCCCACAACAACCAAACATTGACCTAACAAACACTACAGCAGTAGAGGGATTCGATGGAGGTAAATTATTTGGACAAGCGGTAGTAATTCGTAAAGTATCCAAATTTGTAACAGGAACAGATGAAGATATGCTTATGCCTATCCCTGTATTTTATGATTTAGAATCAAAGAAAATTCTTAAAGATTCTATTCCACCTGAAATTAGAGAAGAATATAAAGATATGACTATTGAAGACTAGTAGATACCCTAGACCAGGCAGAAAGCAGATAAAAAATATATGGGGGTGGTTAAATGAAATCACTCTATATAAAACACCTGCTAATTGTTTTACTGATGAATCATGGGATTGTTTTAACTCCTATATGATTCATCGGTTTGTGTCTATGAATGTAAATTACGTTGAATTGACTAATCATGTCCAAACTATACCTTACGATAATAAAATACAAACCTATAATATTTATAGAGAAATGATTCCAAAAAAGAAGGTTTTCTTAAAGTATATAAAAAGTAAGAAAAAATCCCCTAATCCACAACTTGTAGAAATTTTAAGTGACTATTTTCAATGTGGTAAATTTACAGCTGCTAGATACTTAGAAGTTTTAAAAAAGAAAGAAACCCTAAATATACTCCATACTATGGGTGTTGATGAAAAAGAATCTAAAAAACTATTAAAAAGTGGGTAAAAAACTAAAAATAGGAGATAAAGTACATTGTACATTTTTAGGAGAAAGCTATACAGGAGAAATAATAGAAATTAAATCTCCTAAAACCTATAACATTGAATTATTAGATAAAAGTCATTTAGGTACAATTCTTCCTAATGTAGGTTGGTATGAAAAACCTAAAAAGAAAAAAGACACTTTACCTTGGTACATACATGAAAAAAAGAAAAATTGAAAAAACAGACTCAATAGTTGATTCAGTTATTGATCAATTTATTGAAAGAGCTAAATTTGGAAAAGAAAAATACAATACAGATTTAGATAGAACAGACTTAGGCATCCTAGATTGGATAGAACATGCTAAACAAGAACATATGGATGCTATACTTTATCTTGAAAAAATTGAAAGAACAATAAAAGGTTAATATTTATAATAAAATACTATAAAATGTCAAAAGAATTAAATCGAATGCAAAAATTAGCAGGAGTGCCTGTTAATGAAGAAAAAGAAAACTTAAACGAACACTACATGGCTGGTGGAATCGTTGGAGTTGAAGCAATTACCCAAATCCCACCTCGTGAAAAATCAGATTATGAAATGGCTTTTGAGCATTTTATGAATGAAGGAGAAGAAAAAGAGGAAAAAGAAGTTAAAGAAGGTATGTATGAGGAAGATGATGTAAAAGAATCATACTATGAAGAAGATGATACAATGGAAGAAGCAGTAGGAATTGATGCTAGTGCAGAAGCTATTAGAGGAGAAGTTAGAAAAATGATTAAAAAACATTCTAATGATGCGGATTTAGGAGCTGCAGTAAGAGCAAAATTTGCATAATGAGAAACCCAAAAACTACAGTTGAATTATCAATCCCTTTACTCCTTCGAGTACTAGAATTTGCTAAAGATGATGCTTCATCTGATGAAGAACTCCGTAAAGTAGCAAATAATATGATTGAATTGAGTAGAGTTGCTGGTGAGTTAGGGATGATTGATTTTGAAGCTATAATGGGTGGAGAAGAAGCACTAGCTGAAAGAAAAAAAATGATGGTGAGAGCCGGAATCATAAAATAAAAAAAAATGAAAGATTGTAACTGCCAAACATGTAAATGTAAAACTAGTTGTAGCTGTAACTGCTGTAATTGTTAAAAATGAGAAAAGTAGTTATAGTTAGTGGATATTTTAACCCCATCCATAAAGGACACCTAGAACTTTTAAGAAAAGCTAAAGAATTTAGTGATGATTATGTCATAGCTATAGTTAATTCTGACCTACAAAGAGAATTAAAGGGATCAAAAGAATTCCAAGAAGAAAATGAAAGATTAGAAATAGTAAGTTCTATAAAATATGTTGGACATGCTTTAATTTCTATAGATGAAGACAGAACGCAAATAGAAACCCTAAAACATATCCATAATGAATATGGTAAAACATGGGAATTATATTTTGCCAATGGAGGAGACCAAAACAACCAATCTATCCCAGAAAGTCCAATTTGCAATGAATTAGGGATAAAACTTTTAGATGGGCTTGGTGACAAGATACAATCTAGTAGTTGGCTATTAAAAAAATAAAACACTATGGAAGAAAATGAAAGTAGACCTTGGGGTAAATACGAAATTCTCCTCTCAAATGAAAAATGTAAAGTAAAACAAATAACTGTTATCCCAGGAGGTAGACTTAGTTACCAATATCATTTTAAAAGAAGTGAGGTGTGGACAGTTGTTTCTGGGGTTGCCACTATAACTCTTGATGATGAAATACGTAATTATGAGTATGGAGAAACTGTTTTAATTCCTCAAGGTGTAAAACATAGAGTTGAAAATAAAGAAGAAAAAGATTTAGTCTTTATAGAAGTCCAACACGGCTCGTATTTTGGAGAAGATGATATAGTAAGAATTGAAGACGATTATAATAGAAAATAAACTAAACTCTTATATAAATTAAATTAAAGCTTGTCTTTGACAGGCTTTTTTTGTATTTTATAGTTATGTCAAAGAAAAAACCCTCTATCCTCAAAGAGATTAGAGAGAAACAATTGCCTGAGATAAATTTTGCTTATCAAAAGGCAATTTCTTATTCTCAACTATCTATGTTTAATGAATGCCCTAAAAAATGGTCATTACAATATAGAGAAGGTCATAAACAATTCACCTCAAGTATCCATACTGTATTTGGAACCGCTTTGCACGAAGTATTACAACATTACCTTACAGTAATGTATGATAAAAGCTATGCTGAAGCAGATCGAATAAATACCTCTGAAATGTTAGAGGAAACTCTTAGAGAAGAATATATCAAACAATACAAATCCAATAATAAACAACATTTCTCATCCCCAGAAGAGCTAAGAGAGTTTTATGAAGATGGAGTTGAAATAATTAGAGAATTTGCTAAAAGAAAGAAAAAATATTTTTCAAAACGTGGTTGGCATTTAGTTGGATGTGAAGTACCTGTTAAAGTAACACCTCATAAATATAAACCTAACCTATTATTACAGGGATATTTAGATGTTGTAATGTATCATGAACCAACCCAAACATTTAAAATTATAGATATTAAAACAAGCAAATCTGGTTGGAATAAAACAATGAAATCAGATGAAAATAAACAACTTCAATTGGTGTTGTATAAAAAATATTTTGCTGAACTATATAATGTTCCCGTTGAAAAAATAGAGGTTGAGTTTTTTATCGTTAAACGTAAACTATACGAAAGTAAAGAATTTGTAATTAGAAGAATCCAAACATTCACACCCCCCTCAGGTAAAGTTAAGATGAATAGAGTTCAAAAATCCCTTAATAATTTTATAAATGAAGCATTTGGTCAAGATGGGTATTTAGATAAAGATCATCAACCAACTCCACATAAAAACTGTCATTGGTGTCCTTTTAACAAAACTCACTTATGTTCTGCGACTTACTAAAATACTCATATATGTATATCCAACAATATTAAAATAAGAATATAATGTCAAAAGATCAACAATTAACTAGTGTAAAAATTGATAAAACACTGTTTGAAACATTTAAAGTAGAATGTATTAAGAGAAAGTTTTCATTTCAAAAATTATCCGAAAGAGCAATCCATTTATATTTAACGGATGAAGAATTTAGAAAACAAATTCATAACCACACAAATTTAAGCTTGGAAGATTAAAATCTAAGTTTTATATTTAAAAAATAAAAAAGTTATATGAAAGAAAAATTTGGTTATCTCCCTCAAAATGAGAGAAAAAAAATCCTATTAATTTGCGATGATATTAGAGTCCACTCAGGAGTAGCAACAGTTGCTCGTGAAATGGTAATTAATACTTGCCAACACTTTAATTGGGTTAATGTAGCAGGAGCTATAAAACACCCTGAAAAAGGTAAAAGATTTGATTTATCTTCCGATACAAATAAAAATGCAGAAATAGAAGATTCCTCAGTATTTTTATATCCTGTAGATGGTTATGGAGATGGGAATTTAGTTAGACAATTAATGGCTACTGAAAAGCCTGATGCTATAATGATTATTACTGATCCAAGATATTTTGAGTGGTTGTTTGCTATGGAAAATGAAATTAGACAAGAGGTTCCAATTATTTATTTGAATATTTGGGATGATTATCCAACTCCTCTTTATAATAAATCATTTTACGAGTCATGTGATGCACTTTTAGCTATTTCCAAACAAACAAAGCTTATAAATGAACTTGTTTTAGGAGATAAAGCAAAAAATAAAGTAATAGAATATGTTCCACATGGTTTAAATCATAACATTTATTACCCACTTGAAAATGAATCTGATCTAAAAGAATTTGAACAATTTAAATCACATATCTTTGGTGGGAAAGAAAAAGATTTTGTTTTATTTTTCAATTCAAGAAACATTAGAAGAAAACAAATCCCAGATACAATGCTTGCGTTTAGATACTTTTTAGATAAATTACCTAAAGAAAAAGCAGAAAAGTGTTCTTTAATTCTCCATACTGAAATAGTAAGTGAGCATGGAACTAATCTTGAGGAAGTAAGAAAAATTTTATTTAAAGATTACCCTGAAGCAATTTTATTCTCTACTAGTAAGTTAGGAAATAAAGAGTTAAATTTTATGTATAATTTAGCTGATGCTCAAATATTATTAACTTCAAATGAAGGTTGGGGATTAACATTAACCGAAGCAATATTAGCAGGTACTCCAATTATAGCTAATGTAACTGGTGGAATGCAAGACCAAATGGGATTTGAAGATGAAGATGGGAATTGGTATGAACCAACCCCTGAAATACCTTCAAATCATACTGGAAGATATCAAAAACATGGAAGTTGGTCATTCCCAGTATTCCCAACAAATAGATCTTTACAAGGTTCTCCTAAAACCCCTTATATTTGGGATGATAGGTGCAAACCTGAAGATGCAACTATCCAAATTGAAAATTTATATTATATGGGTAGAGATGAAAGAAAACGTTTAGGTAAAGAAGGTAGAGAGTGGGCTGTAGAAAAAGCAGGACTTACAAGTGAAGCTATGGCAGAACGCGCAATTAATGCGATAGATAAATTATTTAACACGTGGACTCCACGCGAAAAATATGAGCTAATCAATGTAAATGAAGTTGAAGAAGATACAATTAATCACGAATTATTATACTAAAAAGTTATGAGCAAACCAGTATTTGTAATAAGCTGTCCTATTGATACTTACTCTGGATATGGAGCAAGATCAAGAGATATAGTTAAAGCAGTTGTAGAATTAGAAAAATATGATGTAAAAATTCTACCTCAAAGATGGGGAAACACCCCATTTGGTTTTATTAAAAATAATCCTGAATGGGATTTCCTAGAACCACTTTTATTAACCACCCCTCAATTACCATCCCAACCAGAGATTTGGGCACAAATAACAGTTCCAAATGAATTTCAAAAAGTAGGTAAATATAATATTGGAATTACAGCAGGGATTGAAACAACTATAGCACCTGCTGAATGGGTTGAAGGTTGTAGAAGAATGGATTTAATTTTAGGTTCTTCTAAACATACAATTGATGTTTTAAAGAATAGTAAATTTGAAAAAAGAGATAAACAAACAAACCAACCTGTAGGGCATATTATATGGGAAGGTGAAAGTGAAATAATGTTTGAAGGAGTAAACACAGATGTTTATAAACCAATACAATCAACATTTGATTTATCTAATGTAAAAGAATCATTTGCATATTTGTTTGTAGGACATTGGATTCAAGGAGATATAGGTGAAGATAGAAAAAATGTTGGGTTAATGATAAAAGCGTTTTTTGAAACATTTAAAAATAAATCAAAGAAACCTGCTCTTATTTTAAAAACATCTCAAGTTGGATCCTCTTATATGGATAGAGATACTATAATTGAAAAAATTAAAGCAATTAAAGCTACTTGTAAATCAAAGAATTTACCAAATGTATATTTACTACATGGTGAGTTTACTGATGAGGAAATGAATGAGATATACAACCATTCAAAAGTTAAAGCGATGGTTAATTTAACTAAAGGTGAAGGATTTGGTAGACCACTACTTGAATTTTCTTTAACCAACAAACCAATTTTAACAACAAATTGGAGTGGGCATACAGATTATCTTAATCCTAACTTTACAACAATGATGAGTGGAACTTTAAAAGAAGTTCACCCTTCAGCAGCAAACAATATGTTATTAAAAGAAGCACAATGGTTTAATGTTGATACCGGTCAAGTAGGGCACTATTTTAAAGACATTTTTACAAATTATAAAAGATATAAAGATTTAGCAAAACGACAAGGCTTTCATTCTAGATCAAAGTTTTCATTTGAAGCAATGAAAGAAAAAATAGATAAAGTACTCACAGAAAGATTACCTGAATTCCCAAAACAAGTAGAATTAAAATTACCTAAATTAAAAAAAATAAAAAAGGATAAACCAGAACTACCAAAATTGCAATTACCAAAACTAAAAAAAGTATGACACACGAAGAAATAATTAACTGCCCAAAATCAGGAGGAGATTTATGTTATAAAACTCAAGTAACACCTGACATTACTAACTACTTAAGTTTGAGTTGTGGGTTTTGGACAAACAGTTTGATGAAAGAAGGTGAAGATTTTTATAATCATCAAATGGAGGTTTTACCTGAATTATATAAAGATTTAGCTTGGGAAGACCCAAAAACAAAACTCGTATGGATTCCAAATACTATTAACCAAAAAGGTATAGGAATGATATTTGCTAATGGATCTAATTCAAGTCAATGGGGGTGGGCAGCAGTTAAAGCTGTTAAAGTTTCTGAAGAAGATAAAGAAAAATACCCTATACCTGGTAAAGAAGGTGAATTCATGGAATATAGAATGGACATGGATAATATAAAATACTTCCCAGAAAGAGAATACATAGATGCATTATCCCATATTGGAATCCTACCAGAATAGGTAGGTATCTTAATAAATGTTTTGTATATTTTAGTATATTAAAAAATTAAAAGTTATGACAAGATTAACAGTACACTTAGAAGAACCAGTATTTTTTGAAGTAAATCAAGTAAATGTTGGCACAAAAGAGAACGTTGTTCTTAAACCTAAGAAGAAAAAATGTATCCAAACCACTTTATCCTTTAAAAACATTTCTGAAAACGAAGCAGGTAGAATTATCTCTGATATTCGTAAAAATCATGGAATTGCAAAGTGGACTGAAGGAGAAAAAAAGGGACAAGAAATGGTTTACATAGTAAAATAAAAGTTATGCTTATAGAAACCCAAAGTTTATATGATTATTTAGGTAGACCAGCAGGAAAAGATTTAGGAACAAAAGTACATGCTGCTGCTGTTTCTAAGGGTGTTTATGTTGGGAAAAAAGATATAGAAACATCCCTAGTACCAGCAGGATATGTTTGTATGTACCCAACTTCATTTTTAGATGAATATTTTAATAAAAAACCTGCGGCACAAGTAGCTTTAGAAGATAAAATTAGATTATTAGAAGATAGAGTTAAATTATTAGAAGATAAAATAGATCTGTTACTTCCTCATTTTAAATCAAATAATAAAGTAGATGATTTACCATTTTAAATAAAAGTTATGACAGAAAAAGAAACAAAGTTATTAAAAGTAGATAAAGCTATAGAAGTTACAAACATTGAAATTAGTATAGGACAAATAACAAAAACAAATGAGTATTACATAAGAATATGCAAAGCCCATTATTTTAATTTTGGTGAAGCATTAGCACTATTAAATGATTTAGAAAACCATGCTCAATGAAAATAAGTTACGCTATAACAGTATGTAATGAATTTGTAGAAATACAAAATTTAGTCAATTTTTTAATCCGAAACAAACGACCCCAAGATGAAATAGTTGTACAACAAGACAAAGCATGTAAAAAATCTGCATCCCATACCCCATTAACCCCTGAAATGGAAGTTAATTTATATTGTGGTAATTTAGATAGAGAAGGACAAATTAAATTTATATGTGATTTTGCATTGGATGGACATTTTGCTAATTTTAAAAACAACATATCAAAATATTGCTCAGGAGATTATATTTACCAAATTGATGCAGATGAGATGCCTTCACTTTATATGATAGAAGCCCTACCAGAAGTATTAGAAAACAACAATGTTGATGTGATTTTAGTTCCAAGAATTAATACTGTTGAAGGGTTAACACAAGAACATGTTAATAAATGGGGTTGGATGGTAAATAATAAGGGTTGGGTTAATTTCCCTGATTACCAATGGAGAGTTTATAAAAATGTTAAAAATATTAAGTGGACACGAAAAATCCATGAATTTCTTGAAGGTTATAAAACAGTAGCTTGCCTTCCAACAGAAGAAGAATGGTGTTTAAAACATCCTAAAACACTCACAAAACAAGAAAAACAAAATGAATTTTATAATACATTAATATAATGCGTAGATTTGATATTATAAATACTTTTATAAAAAAGAATAACTTTGTAAATTATTTAGAAATTGGAGTTTTTAATGGTGAATGTATTGAAGCAGTAAATATTCCTCATAAAGATGGAGTAGACCCAGGAGCTGAAGGTGTAGTACACCCCAAAGTAAACTATCCAGTTACATCAGATGATTTTTTTGAATTAATTAAAGACCATCCTGATATTAAATATGATATAGTATTCATTGATGGTTTACATCATAGTACTCAAGTTATTAAAGATATTAATAATAGTCTAAAACATAGTATTGACACAGGTGTAATTGCTATGCATGATTGTAATCCACCAACTAAAGCACATGCTCAAATTCCAAGAAATGGGCAAATAAATTGGAATGGAGATGTTTATAAAGCCTTTTTACAATCCAGAATAAATAATCCACAACATAAACATTTTGTGGTAGATGATGATTGGGGTGTAGGTGTTATTTTAAAAAATCAAAAAGATTTTGAAATAGATAAAAATGAATTACAACAAGGTATTGATTCATGGGAATATTTTAATACTAATAGAACTAAATTATTAACTTTAATATCACCAGATGAATTTAAAGCAACTTATTAATAAAACATATTATGGTACTATAGGGTATATTTCTAATGAAGATGATCTTGAGACATTAGAACAATATATATTATATAATTTAGAGGTATTAGAAGAATTTAAAAATATAATAGTAGCGACAAACTATAGTTGCAATTTACAAGACCAAAATAACGAAGTATGGAAAAAATATTTTCCAGATTGTATTATATTAGATTCTAAAATTAACAGAGGACATAACTTTGGAACTGCTGATTTAGATAATTTACTAGTTGATTATTGTAAAGTAAATAATATAACATGGTTATGTAAATCATCTAATGATATTATATTAAATTATGAAATCTTCTTTAAAGAAATACCAGAAGCTGATTTTTATTATTTAGGTAGTATAGGTTATGGAGGAATGATTAAGTATAATTTTAATTTTGAGGATATTATTAAAAATGATTTTTTTCCTCAAACTAATTTTTATTTTATAAACATTTCTAAAATTGATTATTTAAATGATAAAGAATATTTAAATGAGACTTATAAAGCAATTTCAAAAATAAAAAATTATAATGGCAAAATCTGGGAGTATTTTAATGGGTGGACCTGTGAGAGATTTTTAAGAAAATGTGTTCTAAGAAATGATTTAACAAAACACCATTTAATATCACCTAAATCATATAAAATCTTATTAAAAGAAATAAAAGATAAACAAATACATGACTGTAGTCATAAAAATATGATGATTGATGGTGTATGTCATTATCAATTTCCAAACCAAACAATAACACAAATATGAGTGAAGTACCAAGTAAACCATGGATGCATGATTCTGAAATTAATTTAATAATTGCATTTTTAAATAAAGAACAAAGTATGTTAGAATGGGGCTGTGGTGGCAGTACTATGCTTTTTTCTAAATATGTTAAAAAATATTATTCCATTGAACATAATAAAGAATGGTATGATAAAGTTAATGATAAAATTAAAGAAGATAAAATCAAAAATATACAAAATTATCATATACCAACAGAAGATGGTGGGTCTGATTTTCCAAGTACTCCTGATAGATACAAAACCTATATAGAATATCCGTCACAAATAAAGAAAAAATATGATAGAATATTAATAGATGGTAGGGCTAGACAGTTTTGTGCTGAGTATTGTTTACCATATCTTAAAGAAGATGGATTAGTATTTTTTCATGACTTCTGGATGCCAGATCGTGAAAGATATAGGCGCATAGCTTTAAAATATTTTAATGAAGTAGCTTCAATAGTTCATTCAACTCAAACATTAGCTATTTTACAACCTAAATAATCAAAAATGAAAATATCAATTATCCAACCAAGTAGAAATAATCTTAAATACCTTAAATGGTCATATGATTCAATTCGTAAAAACCAAGGTGACCATGAAGTAGAAATTTGTGTAGCAGATGACTTTAGTGATAAGGATAATACTTGGGAATGGTGTAAAGAAATGATGGAAAAAGACCCATTATTTAAGGCAATTAGAAATGAAGGACCAACTCGTTTAGGTCATACAATACTATACGATCGTTTAGTTAATGAAGTAGCAACACATGATATTTGTATGATTTACCATGCTGATATGTACTTATGTCCAGGTGCGTTAGATGCGATTGAAAAACATTTAAAGGAAAAAACAATCGTATCACTTACTAGAATCGAACCACCATTACATCCACCTGGCCCTGAAAAAATATTATTAGATTGTGGTATTGAACCTGAAGAGTTTGATGAAAGAAAACTATTAGACAGGGTTAAGTTTATGCATGAAAAAATAGGCCAACCCCTGAATGCTAATACCTCTTCAATGCCAGAAACTACAGAAGGTATATTTGCACCTTGGGCATTTTGGAAAAAAGATTTTCAAGAAATAGGAGGTCATGACCCTATATTTGCTCCACAATCAAAAGAAGATACAGATATATTCAATCGTTTTCATTTAAATGGAATTAAGTTTATTCAAACATGGGAAGGATTTGTTTATCATATGACTTGTAGAGGGAGTAGATTTGCCGATGGAGCAAAACGAAACCCTGATGGTCAAGTGTTTATGAAAAATAGAGAAACAGATGAATGGTTAGCTCAAAACCAAAAATCAACTAGAGAATTTATTCGTAAATGGGGGCATTTTTGTAAACATGATGCTTTAATGAAACCAATTGTACCACCTAAATATGAAGTAGGTATTGTAGTTGAAAATTGCTATATACAATTAATACAAGCATTAGAACCATGGTGTGATTATCTTTACGTTGATTTAGAAGAATTTGTTTTATACAGTGAAGAAGAACAAAAATATAGTTCATTTAATATAGATGAAAGAGTTAAAGGATTTGATCCAAATAAACATGTTATTAAAGATAATATTACTGTTAAAATAAATGGCAATAAATTTACTCAACAAGATATGCAAATAATACAACAATTGTCTGAAATAATTCAGGATAGTGGAGAGATAGGTGAATTTGAATTAGGTAATTTAAAAATTCAAATCAACGATTTAACGACATACGAAAACAACTTAATTATATGCGATTAATATTTGGAATATTATTTTTTCTAGGAGCACATTTAGTAACATGGTTTCAATTAAATGGTCAATTCATTTGGAATTGGTTTGAAAAAAATACCTTTATACTTGCATTATTTGGTATACCCATTTCTTACTTATATATCTATGGAACAAAATATACAGTACAACACTTTGACGGTACATTATGGCCAGCTCGTTTTATAGGGTTTGGTGTAGGAATACTAGTTTATGCTTTATTTGTAGGAATATTTTTTAAAGAAGGTATAACATTAAAAACTTTAACTTCTCTTTTACTATCTCTTTCTTTAATATTTATACAGGTATTTTGGAAATAAGGAATACTTTTTATATATTGTATTATCTTAAAAAAGTTTGTTATGAGTGAAGAAAGATTTGAGAAAGTAGTTAAAAAACTTGGAAAAGGAATTAATCTAAAAAAAAATAAAAGAACTATCAAAAATAAAGAAGATAAATTTTTATTAGAACTAATTGAAAGACTTTGTGAGATAGAATCTTTAACAATGGGGGTTAGTAAAGCAGGAGTAAATTTATTTGCGTATGAAGAAAAATATTTATTTATTATTAAAGACCTAATTGTTAAACTTTATGGGGAGAAGAAAAGTGAAATTATCTTATGGTGGGTATTTGAAAGTATAACCCCAGATGACAAAATATTACCAATTGAGGATGAAGATGGAAAAGAACATATTATTGAAAATCCTCGACAATTAGTAAAATTTTTAAAACGGTACGATGAAAAATGAAATGTGTGTAAAATGTAAGAAACCTATTAACCCATTAAGGTTAAAGGCTTTACCTGGAACAAAAGTTTGTGTTAATTGTTCTACAACTGGAGCAAAAAGTGGTGTTCCTGTAATGTTTGGGTCAAAAGATCATACTTGGACAGATTTAGTGATTATGGAAGAGGATGAATTCAAGGCATTTAAACAAAGAGAAAAGAAAAAAGGAAAGGGATTTGATAAACTAAACGATTAAAAAATGGCAATTCACACATTTGGAGATAGTCACGCAGGAGAATCGCTTCAATCAGATATAAACATAGGATTTAGCGACAAATGTAAAAGGAATGGATGGCCTGAAGGTGTTAAGCATCATCATATGGGTGCTATTATTTGCAATAGTTTTGGAACTAAAGGACTTGAATTGGTAGATGTGAGTAAATTTGACCTAGAAGATGGAGATAGTCTAGTTTTTAGTTTTGGAGAAATAGACTGTAGGTGTCATGTTTACAAACACGTTAATAAATCTCAAACATACAAAGACGTTATTGATAGACTAATCAACAACTACTTTAATGCTATAAAAGTAAATTTAGATAGACTAAAAGTAAACCTAAAAAACATTTGTGTATATAATGTGCCGCCACCCTCAAGAGAAAGTGATTGCCCAGAAATAGATACTCCTTACGTGGGAAGTGATGAGGAAAGGAAATTAGCATATTTATATTTCAATAAATTACTAAATGAGAAATGCCTAGAAAATGGGTACATATTTATTAACATTTATGATAAGTACACCGATAAAGATGGATTTATAATAAGAGATATAACTGATGGGTGGGTCCATATTGCAGATGGAGTACATTTACATGAATTTTTAAAAAAACATAATATAAAATAAATGAAAAAGATATTACTACTAATTTTATTAATACCTGGATTATTATACTCACAAAACAAATCCTTTTATATAGAAGCTAATGCTGGTGTAAGTACTACAGTAAACTATGAAGATGAAGTTATAGACATTGTAGATATGAGTGTAACCTATGAAAATAATGATAAATTTATGGGTTCATTATCGATAGGTACTAATATACCTATGGGGGACTATAGTTTGATAGATATACAACTAGGTTTATCTTATCCTTATATTATAACTGGAAAAGTGGGTGTTGGTTCTTATTATGGTAAAAAGGAACAAATAGCTATTATATTAGGTATTAGACCTTATCCATTGATGGGCTACGCTCAATTAAATATTAGACCTAACACTGGTTTACACTTTGTATTTTGTGGTGAAATAGGTACGGGGGGAGATATTTCTTTAGGTACTAGAAGTATATTTAATGTAGGTTTAAGACTCCCAATTAAAAAATAAACCATGCCAAAAAAACCAGACCAAGTAGTAGATAACCCTAGTATAACACCTTACACTACAAATGTGGGTGCACCTGCTATACAAAAAGAAGATATTGAAGTGTGGAAGCAACGAAGTGTTATTAAGGTAAATCACCAATTTAAAACTAGGTTTGAAGAATTAAAAAACCAATACAGACAACTTATTGAAGAAATAGATTGGAATGATTTAGTTTATAATTCAAAATATTCTTTTGAACCTATAATAGGAGAGACATATTACCTTTATTGTAATATTAAAGAAGAAGTATTCCTATCATTAATATCACCAAATGAATGGGATAAACAATGTATTGGAGCTTTTAAATTAGATAGTGATCAAAAATGGATGAAAACTAATGGCTAAACCAAAACCCATATCAAAAGAAATGTGTTTAGCAGCAATGGCTAAAACCAAATCAGTATTAGCAGCTGCTAGATATTTAAATTGTTCATATCAACATTTAAAACCTTATATGCAATCATATAAAGATGATGAAACAGGTTTATCTTTATTTGAATTACATAAAAATCAAAGTGGAAAAGGTATACCAAAATTTATGAGTGATACTCCATTTGGTAGAAAAGCACCTGCGATTGATGATATAGTAAATGGTAGAGCAGATGCTTCATCTTTTAATTTGGAAAAAGTTAAATTTAAAATGATTGAAGCTGGGTATTTACTAGAACAGTGTTATCATTGTGGTTATGATGAAAAGCGAGATATAGATGGTAAATTACCACTATTAATGTTTTTTAAAGATGGAAATAAAAATAATTTCCAAGATGGTAATGCCCAAATGTCTTGTTATAATTGTTATTTTTTAAATATTGGTAAAGTATTTAATGAAAAAGATATTGAAAAACTAGAAGGACATTCAGTTGTATACAATACAACAGATGCTTCAGATTTCCAATTAGATGATTACCACAAAAAGAAATTAGATGAATTAGGGGAATGGGAAGATAAAGTAGATAAAGATCCTTATTCACTTGTTTCAAGAAAGAAATAATATTTATAATTGGAATGAAAAAGAAAAAACATAATAAATTAGTAAGTGATTATTCTAAACAAAGATCTAATCATTTAGAAAAATTAGCTACTAAAATGTTAAAGAATGAAGAAATTTCAACTAAACTCAAAAAAATGGAGATTGATCCAAAGTTTTTAAATTTATTTTAAAATGGAATTAATGGCAACAGAAATTAGTGTGTTTGATACAGAAGAGTTTGAAAAATTAATAGCAGAAAAAGATATTAGAATTGCTAATGCCTTAGTTGATACAGTACTGAGTAACCTTAAAGGAAAAAAGAAACACCATCATGCTTTATCTGTACTAGTAGTTCAGGAACAGACAATGTATGATATTACAATAGATAGAGTAGAATTTTCAACTACACTTAAAAACCATTTATCTATTTTTGAGGAGAAAGAAATGTATGAGAGATGTGCTGAAATTGTAAAAGCAATAAAGTATCTAGAAAACAAACCTAAAAGAGGACGTCCAAAAAAGAATTTGGATAAGTAAAAATTTTTTCGTATGTTTTTATAAAATTAAGGTTATGCCATTATTTGAGTTTTCAAATTTAAACAAGTACGGAAATTTAAGAACTAGATTAGTATATAGAGAAAGTTCTCAATTTAAATTTTATCCAAAAGGATTAGGAAGGTTTGTAGGTGTAAAGCGTTTTAAATATGACTACATACATGAATATATTTCACCTTCTTTACTTAATGTAGGAGATAAAAAATACCTTGTACCTGATTGGAAAGAAGTAGATCCAAATACTACACTAGATGATATTAATTGGATTAAACCTACCAAACCAGAACCAAAAGTAGAACCAAATTTATTTAAATTTAAATCAAGTTCTAGTGATACAGTTTATACAGTAAGAAAAATAATGGATAGTTACAAATGTAATTGTCCTGGATATTGGAGATCCAAAACTAGAGAATGTAAACATATTAAAGAATTAAAAAATAAATAGTTATAACAAATGAGTAAAAACCCACCAAGACAAAGAATTGAAGCATTAAAAGATTGGTTAACAACAATTGAAGCATTTAAATTAAAAAAGAAAAAAAAGAAAAAGAGATAAGAGGATTTTAGCTCGAGTGGTGGAATTGGTAGACACGCCGGACTTAAAATCCTGTGGGCATTAGCCCGTGAGGGTTCAAATCCCTCCTCGAGTACAAACATTTGAAACATCTGTTCTCCCTCCTTTTACTCTCAGATGTTTCTTTCCCCCTAATAAACCTAAAGATATTTTTGGGATTTTATTAGGGGACATGGCCCATTCGTCTAGTGGTTAGGACGCTAGGTTTTCATCCTAGAAACAGGAGTTCGATTCTCCTATGGGCTACAAAGGACTGGTAGTTCAGTTGGTTAGAATACCTGCCTGTCACGCAGGGGGTCGCGGGTTCGAGTCCCGTCCAGTCCGCTTTTGTCCTATGGTGTAATTGGCAACACGTCTGGTTTTGGTCCAGAAGAGTCGAGGTTCGAGCCCTTGTGGGACAACAATTAATAAAAATAAAAATTATGAAAATAAAAGTAGAAATAACCTCATTAGAAACACTTATTTCTAAATTAGAAAAGAAGTATAATGATGAAAACAGTAAACCATTAAGTGATACTATTACCCACCTTAAATCAGCTCTCCGAAGTATAAAAAAAGTTTAAATATTTATAACTATGAAACGATTTAAAAAACACTCAATTCACATACTACAAATTTTATTTATGTTAGTAATGTGTATATTATACCCATTTTGGTGGGCTAATGGATACTTAGACACAACCTATTTAAAAATAGCTACTGGAATTGCTGCTTATGGTGGGTTTATAGCTTCTTTAGTTTGGTATCTCCAATATAGAAAAGATAACTAGTGGAATATATTGGATTAGTTTGCTTTATTTTATCAGGAGTAAGTGAAGGTGTAATGGATACCCTCCAATTTCACTTTTATAATTCTGTTTTTTACTCTAAAAACCCACAATTATTTTGGAATCCAGAGATTTCATGGAAAAATAAATATAAAAATGGAGACCCAAAACAAGGCCCTAAATTTCTCTTTTCAACTACATTGCTAGTAGGTTTAACAGATGCTTGGCATTTTTTCAAACTATTAAGAAACTTGTTTATATTTATGGGTGTACTATTTTTAGCACTTCCTATTAATAGTTTTTGGATTTGCATTTTATGGGTTGCCTTAGCAAGAATTGTATTTGGTCTCTCATTTACCATTTCCTATAGAAAAATGGGGGTATAGCTCAGCTGGCTAGAGCGCCTGCCTTGCACGCAGGAGGTCGTGGGTTCGACTCCCTCTACCTCCACCATTTTTTAATTAAATTAATTTAAAAAGGAATGGGGATTTTATCTTTTTTTTCTTATATTACCTTAAAATAAAAGTTATGTATATAATAGGAACATCACTTATAGGATTATCATTTTTAATCAGAGCAATTAAATTTAGAAAATTTTTAAAAAGTATTACTAAAGTATGTCATATTTATGATTGGAAACATGTTGATGAAAATGGTGATCTTTTATTAGAAATTATTAAAGATAATTATTGGGAAAAAGCAGAGTGGTCAGCTTATAATTTTTTATATTTAAAAGGCCCAAGTCCACTAAGGATGTTTTTTTCATTTAAAACTTTAGAATTAAGAAGTTTTTATGATGAAAAAATCATTAAAAAAGTGAAAGAAAAAGTAGTAAAATGAAATTATTAGAGATTTATCTTAAAGAGGTTTTAGTAAATGAAGTATGGGGTGAAATAGAAGAGTCACTTCAAATTGATGAAGCCATAACAGGTAAATTATCTTCCCTTCTAAAACAAGCAGATGAACTTATATTTGAACCATTTGGTATTACAAAAGATGATCACAAAAAATATTTAGTATCTGGATCAGGTAGATTGTATTTATACCCTGCAATTAGAAAAGCATTTAAATTAATTGAACCAGGTGATTTAGACCTAGTAATTCCAGGAGAACAAGAATGGGCTAATTTAAAAAAATATCTCCAAAAGAATGGTACTTGGGAAAAACACAAATCAAATTATAAAAAGGGTATCTACAGACCTTCAAATGAAATAGAAGCATTTAAAGCTTGGAACCCACCAGGTATAAGTGTTGGATCAACAGATCAAATACTAGCAAATAGTAGTGTAGTAGATGGTTATAGTTTTATGAGTTTTAGAGATATAGTTGATTATAAAATGAAACTTTCTAGACCTAAAGAAGAAGCAATTACTAAATTTCTTCTAAAATACAGAAACGAAACCACCCCAGAAGCTAAAGAGGAAATAATTGATGGTATTCTTAAATTAGTTGGACAAGAAGATACAGAAGGGAATGAACAAGCAGTAAGAGATTTATTTGCTACTGATTAATTTTTCTTTGGAAATCTAAGGATTTTTTCATATATTTTAATAAATAAAAATTTTTAAAAAATGAAAAAATTAGAAAAATATTATCCTTTACTTCTAGCATTCATCAGTTTCCTATTCTCAGTTAGTTTATGGTTTGGAGGTTATAAAGACGAAGGAATGTTCGTTGGTATATGGGTACCTTCAATTTTGGGATTAGCAACCTTTTTCAATACATTAAAAAAGTAAAGTTATGAATATATTAATATTTAGTATTGGTTTCTTTATATTTGTAACATATATGTTTTTTCTGTTAAGAATGGTTAATAGATCACATAAATCCCAAGAAAAAGCACAAAATAAATATAAAAGACAAATTAAAAAACTTGGATCAATGGGTGCAGGTAACTATAACACAGAATCCCAGGAGAAATTTTGGTATGGCATTGAAGAGAAGAGAAAGAAATTTCCATATAGTAAAAGATAGATGGGATTTATAATATTTTTTGTTGGTTCTGTAATATTTGTTTCTTACATACTTTTTTATGGATTTTTTGAAAAACAAGAAAAAAATAAAAATAAAAAAATAAAAGATGATGACAGTATAGATTATGATGGTCATGGTAATTGGGGTAGATTCCCACCAAAAAAATATGAAAAAAAGAAAAGAAAAATTAAAATATAGCTTTAAAACATTGGAGTACTATCCTGCTAAAGATCATTGCCATTATAGTGGATTACCATCTCCTTCAGCTTATGTAGAAGACAAAAAACATGATAAAAAACTTGATAAAAAAAATTCTAATTTGGAAAATAATTAAAAATTTAGGAAAAAACAAAAATAGAATATTATGAATGGAATAGAATATGTAGTAGTTGTATTTGGTATAATGTTACTAGTTATAGGTTTTATAGCAAATAGATGGTGGAAGAAAAATAGAAGATGAATAAATTAATTTTTTTATTATTACCTCTTTTTAGTTATAATCAATCCCCAATAGGGATAGAAACATCATACCTAGACCCTGATAAAACTAGTTACCCTAAAGGTGAGAAAGTTCTAGCTTGTTACCAAATGGAAGGATGGACAGGAGGTAGTACTTGTAAATTAGAAAGTCTAGAAGTAGAATTAGGAGAAGGATGGGAAAATTTAACTCCACTTAACCCACCCCAAAACTGTAGTATTACAACAGAAGGAGATTGGGTGTGGGTGAATAATGGGTGGCATTTTGAATTTGGCCCTAGTAATAATAACCCCTCAGATGATATAGGGGATTGGGATTTTTTTGGGGATTGTATTCGTTCATTTTGCTTTGAAATTCAAGTTAAAGATAGTTGTGAAGAATTAGATTTATCAATTATTGTAACATCTAGGGGAGATAACATAAATAGTGTTTGCAATTCATATCACTATTTATTATATGATGGTTACATTGAAGTCGGACCTGAATGTGAAATTGGGTTATATATTCCAAATTCTTTTACACCCAATGGAGATGGGTCTAATGATATATTACAACCTATAGGGAATGGGATTGAAAAATTTGATTTCAAAATATACAATAGATGGAATGAAATAGTATTTGAAAATAACAACATAAATGAAGGTTGGGATGGAAATAATTCTCCAATTGGAGTTTATTTTTATAGAGTAATATACACTAATGTTCTAGGAGAAACATTACAAGTACACGGACATATAAATTTAATAAAATAATAAATATGAGCCCAATAGAATATGCAGTAGTAACTTTTAGTATTCTATTATTAATAGCAGCAGTAATACTAGATAATTGGAAAAAGGAATGAGTATAGCGATGGTATTTATAGTATTATTTGGAGTGTTATTAGTGGCTAATACCTTAGATGATGAGTAAAGGAAGACCAGAAGAAAAAAAAATTACCACAGTTGTTGTTTATAAAAAACCAACAGGAAAAAAATACTGGATGTTAATTACAGAAAATGGAGTGGATGAGGTTATAAATTCTAGAAAAAGAAATCCTTTATTACCAAGTAATTATGAAATAATAGAAATAGGGATTGGTAAATCGTTTATTGAACAATACAAAAAAGAATATAATATTAAATGAAACAATTTTATAGAAATGGTGGTGAATGTTATTTTGTCCATAGAGACATTAGAATTTCCCACTTTACAGATAAAGAAGGAGTATTAAATATGGAGAATGTTAAAATATGGAGAGATGGGCTATATGGAGTTGATCATGTTTTACGAACTGATTCTCATTTTTTATTTGTAGAAACAATTAAAGATGCGGAAATAATTCCTAACTAAATATGAAACAACTGTTTAAATCATTAGTTAGAGATAGAAAATTAACCCCAACAGAAAGATTAGCTACTAGAATAGGATATATGGGAACAGGATTTTTAATTGCAGCTCAATGGACTGTTGAGCCTGCGTTGTATATTATGGGGTTTATTTGTGTGTTGGTACAAGTTGCAGTACGAAAACAGTGGAATTTAGTTATTCTTAATGTAAATGGGTTAACAGCTTGGCTAAAACATTTTTTCTTTTAATAATAGAGGAATATTTTTTTAAATTTTATTTTTGTATATTTCATTCAAATAAAAAAGAATGAAATTAGTTTTAAATAAAAAAGAAATTGAAAAACCTGTCAAAAAATTCATTGTATTAAATGAATACTGCCAGGTTTTTTGTGGTCTTAAACATGGTTTACCTGCATTTAGCGATAATATTGATGATGCTAAACCATTAGAAAACCAACGTCAAGTTGAAATGATCCAACGTGGGACTTTATTTAAATTAGAAAAAAGTTATCTTTAAAGGAATAGAGTTTTAAAAATTAGTTTTGTATATTTGAGGTATGAAAAAATTAGGAGAATTGTTAGGAGGCTTATTTACATTTTATCTAGCGTATGTATTTTTAGTATGGTATATAAAAGGACATTTTGGAAAATATTTTATTTTCTTTTGGTTAAATACAATTCTAGCTATTGGAATATATTATGACCATAAACAAAACCCAACTTGGCCACAGCATCCAAATTTTTATGAAAACAAATAAATTTTTAATTAAGGAATAGAGTTTTAAAATAAGAGTTCGTATAATATAGTATAAATTTAAAAAAAATAAAATAAGTTATGAAAGTTACACAAAGAGTTGTTAAAACAGGTAAAAGAGGTCGTCCAAGAAAAGTTCAAAATTTGACCCCGGTCCCATCATTAATTGATTTTGACCAAATTACAAAATTAAATAAATTAGATATTGATCCTAAAATGTTAGAATCAATGAGAACAGGTTTACGTAATGTAGATCAACTATTTTCATTTGAAGGTGGTATACCATGTGCATCAAACATAATGGCAATAGGTGACCCAGGTGTAGGTAAAACATCAATTATGTTAGATTTGGTTGCTGCTGTTCAAAATAAAGGTAGAAAATGTTTATTTATTTCTGCTGAAATGGGTAGAAAACAAATGTTTAAATATACAAAACGTTTTCCTCAATTTGGATTAGTTGATACATTATTTACATCTGATTTCATGAGTTTTAATATGAAAGATGTTATTGAGCAATCATTAGATCGTGGTTATGATTTAGTATTAATTGATTCAATTGCTGAAGTGATTGAAGGTGTTCGTGATGACAATGGTTGGGATAGAAAAACCGCTGAAGGATGGTTAGTTGAAACTTGTGTTAGAAATAACAAAGGTGAAAATAAGGAAGATAAATATACTTCATTCCTATTAATTCAACAAGTTACTAAATCAGGTGAGTTTGTAGGTTCAAATAAATTAAAGCACATGACTGATGCATTGCTTGAAATGCGACGTGAATCTGATCGTGATGGTGGTGGTGCTTATATGTCATTTCAGAAAAACCGTAATGGTAGAGCTGAGGATAGAATGAATTTCTTCCTAACAAACAATAAAATTGAATATTCAGTAATTGTAAGTGAATAATATGAAATTAGACCCAATTATAGAGGCAAGTAACCTATCCCTCGAATCAAAACATTTAATAAATCGTTTATTAAAGATAGAGTTCGGGGGGAATTGGGATTTACTCTTAAAAGATATGGAAGAACATGCTGTAAGTGATGAAGAATATGAACTAGCAGCAGAAATTAGAGATTATTTAAAAAAATATAGTGAAAATGGCTAAAAAAGAAAAAAATATTATAGAAAAAAAGTGGTTAACAATCAAAACCAAATCAAAAGAAGATAATTACGATTTAGAAGAACTAGACCATTTAACCTGTGATTTAATAGCACATCTAGCTCAATTAACAGATAAAGGTATAACTGATATAGATGGAACATCTATTAATATGTACAAAGATAGAGTATGGTGGGTTGTAGAAAAAATAGGATTATTACCTGAATATAAAGATGAGGATGATGTTGAAGAAGAAATAATTGATGATTGGGAATCATATGAAGATGATGATTTTGATCTAGAAGAAGCAGCACATAAAGCATTTTATTCAGAAAATCTTTAATTAAGGAATAGAATTTTAAATAAAGTTTTTGTATATTATAATTATAAAAAAATAAGTTATGAAAAAGTATAACCAGTTATCAATGCATGAAAAGATACAAATTAAACAATATGCTATTAGTATACATGGTAAAAGGTGGCATACATCAAAACCTAACTTTATTAGTAAATTAAATGAGTTACAAATCCATACAATTTTAAATTAAAAAAAATAAAAAAATAAGTTATGAAAAAGTATATTGGTAAAACTATTGAATTATTCCCTGGTGATTCTCAGGAAAAGATAGGTATTGTGAAAGATGTTTTTGATGATGGTATAGAGGTAGTAATTACACGATTAGGTGATGTACCCTTTAAATCCAATTTAAAGATTGGGGATGTTATGTACTATCCAACATCAAAGTTAATATTTAAATTAAAATAAAAAATGACTACATTATTAGTAATAAGTTGGGTATTTGCTACATTCATGTTAACTGGATGGGTCATTAAATATATAAGAAAAAGAAGAAAAAAATGATAAGAAAAAAACAACCACAAAGAAAAGTAATAATTGACCTAACTGGTCCAGATGGTAATGCATTTGTATTAATGGGTTATGCAAGACGATTTGCTAGACAGTTAGGATATTCAAAAGAAGATCAAGATCAACTCCTAGAATTAATGACATCAGGAGATTATGAAAATCTACTAGAAGTGTTTGATGATCATTTTGGTTCATTTGTAATACTAGAAAGATGAGTAATTGCTACCCAGATCAAAGAAGAGGAATAACACCTAGAGAAGTAGTAATTGATAAACTAGATAATGTTATAGGAAGGAAATTTTCAACAAATATTTCCCCAACTACAAAAGCTAGATTATTATATTATGAAGGTGACAAAGCATATTATGAAATACTAGAATATGATAAATGGCCTAAATATAATATGTGTGCTGGTGAAGTATTTTATTTACCTACTCATTTGGCTGTTACAATGACTCCATTAGAGGAATAGAATTTTAAATAAGGTTTTTGTATATTACAATTATAAAAAAATAAGAATTATGAGAAGATGGTTAGAAGATAAGTATTGGCAACAAATTAAAGAGCTAGAATGGTCTAGAGATGGTAATTATAGAAGAATTGAACAACAATTAATAGATAATTTCACCCCCTCAGAAATAAAACAACTTGATGTGTTTGTTCGCAGCAAAGTAAATGAATTAGGTCAACGATTCCATGATGACTGGCTAGGAAACCCAGGTATAGATGTTAGTGAAGATAGTTGGGGGGATTTACGAAGTGAGGTTGTAGGTAGAGGAAAAGAATTCTATGAAAATATTACAGTAGCAAAACTTCAAGAAATGGCTAATAATAATGATTACAATGAAAGTTTTTCATATTGTTTTCATATTACATTTTATAATGAAAAAAGTGAAGAGGAAAAAAGAAACCAATTTCAACTAAATAAACCAAAACGAATTGAGGAGTTTATAGAAAAAATAGATGGGTTATATGATGAATATCATGCTGAACTTCATCAAGGTGGGGTTTTTCACTATTTAGAAGGAGCAATAAGAGAAGCTAGAAAATTAAAATAATAAATTATGAGTACAACATTCGGAGTAAAAGTAAAAGATGATTATGTTGAAGTAGCATTTCGAAGCAATGGGATGAGATTTATAAACGCTCTAGCCCACTTACTACCAGATGATACACCAGTAATTCCATTAGATAACACAGCACAAGGTGTTCACACAATAGGTGATGTTAAGAGAGAAGTTGAAAACACAGACCCAAATGCTAAATATTGGAGAACAGTTGCAATAAAATAATAAGTTATGAATGAATGTAAAAATTGCCACGAAACAGAGTTATATGGAGATGAAATATGCCCTGATTGTGGGAGAGAAGGTTAAATATAGTTTCTCCTGTACAAGAGGAATTGGCTTTACAGGAGATTTTTCGTATAATACAGTATAAATTTAAAAAAAAATAAAATAAAAGTTATGTTTACAGATCAAAATTCAAAAGAGTTAAAGTTTTTAAGTAATGATGAAATTAGAGAGATAGCACCAGCAGTGTTTACTGAAACGCCTGCCTCTAATGTTTCAAAACATTACACACATATCCCAACAGCACAAGTGCTAGAAGATATGAGCAAATTAGGTTGGGGAGTAGTAGATGCCCAACAAGTTAAAGCACGTAAGAATACCACTAAGGGATTCCAGAAACACCTATTAACGTTTCGAAATCCTGATGTTGTTATTAATGGTGCAGATGGAGATACAGTATTTCCACAAATCCTATTGACAAATAGTCATGATGGTAAAAATGCATTTACATTTACAGCTGGTTTATTTCGACTAGTATGTTCAAATGGATTAGTTATTGCTGATAAAAAATTCAATGATGTTAAAATGCGTCACATGGGTTATACATTTGAGGATTTGCAAGTGCAAATTAAAGAAATGGTAGAGCAATTACCACTAACAGTTGATTCAATGAATAAAATGAAAGCAATTGAGTTAGATAAAAAGCAAATGAAAGAATTAGCTCAAAAATCACTTACAACTCGATTCACTGAGGATCAATTGAAAGTAGCAAAAATTAATTTAGATGAAATAATCAACCCAGTTCGTGATGAAGATAAAGGTAATGATTTATGGAGTGTATTTAATGTAATACAGGAAAAAATTATTACAGGTGATTTTTCATACCTATCAGGTGCTAGATCACGTAAAGCACGAGAAGTTAAAAACTTTAAACAAGACATGGATATCAACAAGAAATTATTTGCAATGGCAAATGAGTTGGTACCACAAGAAATCGCTTCATAACCGATTCTTTTCCACCAAGGGGCTCAAAACGAGCCCTAGGTGGTTTTTAATTTAGGAATAAAGGTTATAAAATATTTTTTGTATATTACAATTATAAAAATAAAGGTTATGAAAGAAGTATTTATAAAAATCAAATATAAGTTAAAAAAACTAAGCCCAACTGGGAGAGAAATGTTTATAGAAGATTTACTAGATTTCATCAAAAATTATTAAAATAAAAGTTATGAGTGAATTTAATCAATTATGTGTACTACAAGGCACAATCATGCCAGATGGCGGGGCTAAAGAATTAGAAAATTTCTTTAAAGAACAAATGGATGTTACCGTTAAATTTGAAACACAAGTAAAAACATTACCTGACACACCAGAGTGTACTGAAACAGGTGGTAGAAATGATATATTTTTCTATATTGCAGATGATGATGTAGGTAAATTTGCAGTACCACGTTTACAAATGGGTATCCGTTGGTGGGAAGATGTTTTAGGAAACGGAGCTAGTAATTTATACACAGAAGAATTTCTAGAAAAATATAAAAAAGGTTGGTAAGATGAAAAGAAATGCAACAAATGTAATTGACTGGATTGAACATTGGGACAATTTTGATTATGGATTATATTTAGCAATATTAAAAGCAAAACAACAATGAAACACACATATAAACAAATAGACAAAGATGGTACAGTTGAATGTACCAAATGTGGATTAAGAAACTCAGAACCTACTAAAGAGGATTCAATAAAATGTGAAAAATGAAAGAATTAAAACGACGATTAAAATATTTCGCAGAAACACTTAAAGACCATAAAGAATATGTTGATTATAATTCTACAGGTCATTTAGAACAATCATTAATTAGAACAAAAGAACAAACAATGAATGAAATAGGTGATATGCTTCTAGAAATTTTAGAATTAGATAATATAACTTTCCAATCTTGGTTAACTCAGGAAGAGGATGAATAAAATTATTTTCGTATATTACAGTATATTTAAAGAAAAGTTATGAAAAGAGAAAAAGGTTATAAGAGAAAAATTGTATTTCACTCAAATCGCTTACACGAAGCATTAAACGCAGCACCGTCTGAGTATAATAGTGAAAATATAAAAAAATCACTAGAAAGTTTAAATTATTTTGTAGAACGTCAATTAGAAGTAAATAAAAGTTATGAATAAAGAAGCAGAAACAATAACATTCAAAATGGAATTTGGAATGAGAGAAGAAATGTCATCACTTATTCTATTGTTACGAGATGGTAACTATGAAGGACAAAATTTCGCATCAGAAAGATTAATGCAAATAGCAGATCAAATTGATGAATTTAATAAAGAACAAGATGATGAGTAAAAATATTGAATTAGAAGTTAAATTAAGAGAGGATTGGAATAAATGGCAATCCAAAGCACACCCCGAAGATAGAATGTCGTTTATTGAATACGCTGAAGATTTAGGGGTATATAAAGGGCATAAAATTGAAATAAACTATTTAGATGACTTTGATCAGATTAAATTCTTAATGTTCACTAAGGAATAAGTATGCAACTAAAATTAGAATTCCCAGAAGATCCAGAAGTACATTATAGAATTGAGGCTAATGTAGTAAAAGTTAGTTTCTATCCTGATTCTTGTGAAATTAAAGAGGAAAGATTAAGTCATGTTACTAAAGGATTTTCAAATTCAACCCCAGGTGAAAGTGCATACTGGGTAGATGAAGAAAAAGCACTAGAATATTTAAGAAAGATAAAACATTATATTAAAGAGGAATAAGGTTATTAAACTTAATTTCGTATATTATATTAAATAAAAAAGGTTATGACAAAGGAATTTAGTAAAGAATTAGCAAGAATACAAAGAGATAGCTTTGTAGAAAGACAAATACAATTATATGCTGATTATCTCCCAAAGCGATTCAAAGAAATACAAGAAGAATCAGAAAAATTAGATTGGAGAGATAGAAACACATATGAAGCAGGTTGTTTTAAAAATCTATTAGAAACAGCAATTGAACAAATTACAGCAGTAAATAAAAATCTTGAGGAAAGAAGAAATGAACAATAAAATAAAATTAACAGAAGCACTTCCACACATTAAGCACATTGCTAAATGTTACGGGTTGAAATTAAATTTATTATCTGATTTTAAAATAGCTAGAGTGATTTGGGCTAGAAGTTTAAATTAGGGAATAGAAGATATAACTATATTTTCGTATATTTCAGTATAAATAAAGAAAAAAATTATGAAAGCAAAGGATTTATTTAAAACAATAATAGAAAATGAAATAGATATTTCATTTGAAATAGCTCAACATTGGTACACATATCAAAACCTTAGTGCAAAGAAGGGATATGAAAAGATAGCTAAAATACAATTCCTAGATTGTGTTAAGGTAGAAATAGAAAAAAGTCTATTCATACAAAAGGATTGGTATTTAGAATGGCTAGAGGGACAATTTGAGAATGATCTCCCAAATGTAAGTAGTGGTAGTACCATGACAGCATTATTAGATGTGGATAATGTATTTAACCAATTTGAACCATCAATCATGGAGGTTGATGAAGAACTAGTTAATGAATTGTATGGTGAAATAATCAACTACCAGCACAAATTAATAGGTAATTTGAGAGTTGAGAGAGGAATAGATTTATATTAATCTTTTTCGTATATTACATCAAAATTAAAAAGGTTATGACAATTAAGGAAATTAAAGAACAGTTACAATTTAAAAAAGTAGTATTCAACGTTAAAGGACATAAAGATTATCAAGAAGGACCTGATGGTAAATATGGTGATTACCCAACTAAGTTTAGAACACATGGTAGTGAAGGGAAACGTGGAACGGGTGCAATATTTAAAGGTTTTTCAGATGGAATGAATGTAACTAAGTTTGGTCCTACTTGTGTTACGTTATACACTTATGATATGTTAGGTAAAAAAACAGTAGGCAAAATAAAATATGCTGATGTAACAATACTAGAAGGTGAAACAGATTAAAGTAACACAGAAAGAAATTAATGACGCAACGCGTCCAAGTATTCAAAAGAATAAAAAGAAGTATACTAGAAAAAAGAAACATAAAAATGGAGAAGAATAATTTATATATAACTGATTTGTGTGTGGGACATAGATCAATCTATTATCAAACACCTGAAGTACCTGATAGGGCTATTGGGGATGATATTAAAGAATTACTAGAAGATAAGTATGTTCACAACGTTAGTATGAGATTTATTTACGTTGATTGTGATGGAATAGAATGTAAGGGTGAAGTTACAGTTAATGGAATAGATGATTATGAAGATTTTGAAATGTATGATGAGGATTTTCATGAAAAAACACAATTAACAGAAGAAAATATAATTGATTTATTTGAATTTGATTAAGGAATATTTTTCTAGAAAAAAAGTTCGTATATTATAGTATATTTAAAAAAAGAAAGTTATGTTAAGTGAAAAAGTATTTAAAAGCGGTTATGATGTTACAAGTAAATCAAAACTAGCAGGTGGTGAAAAAAATGATTGTTTTGTTAGGGCTTGTTCTAATGCATTTGATGTTAGTTATGAAGCAGCACATGAATTTGTAGCGGAACGATTTAATAGAAAAAACGGTAAAGGAACTAAAATGTGTAATCTTAGAATGAAAGATTTACAAAATGAAGTTATTGAATTCCAACCTGAAGGACAATTAAGTTTATTTAGTGATAATGGTGGAAAACGAATTAAAGTAAAACACATTGGTGATACACCTAAAACAGGTGGACGATTAATTAATAAGGACTATACACATAAAAAAGTAGCATATACAGTTAAAACATTTATGCAACGATTTAGAAAAGGAACTTATATATTGCTAGTTAATAAACATGCCTTAGTATGTAAAGGTGGTGTAATATTTGATAATGGTGATATGCAGTTTGGTGGTTATAGACGACCTGTTGAATCAGCATTTAAAATAGAGGAAGAGCTTAATTAAAAGCTCTTTTGTATATTATAGTATAAATAGAGAAAAAAAGGAAAAAAGTTATGAAAATTAGAAGTAAAACATTATTAGTAACAGTTGTTAATGAAATTAAAATTGGAAAAAACGATGCAATAGAAGCAACTGTAGAGCATCAAATAATTGCCTATGATAAAAAAGATGGATCAGTTGGGATAGATACGGAATTTATTGATATCTATGATGTTAAATTTTTAGGAATGCCCATTGATACAGGATATGAAGCATATAGAGGATTTAAAAAGCAAATGCTAGAATTAGGAGTTAATGTTGAAGAGTTAGTAGATGAAGCTGTTAAAGGAATTGTTTCTAAAAAGGAAGAATTTGATGTTAAAAAAATGTTTATAAATTCAAATAGTAAATAAAGAAAGTTATGAGTAAATATCAAGAGTTATTACAAAACCCATTTTATATGAATGGTAAAACAGTTAAGGAAAATGCTAAAGAAGTAATATTCTATGTAGTGAGTTGTATGTGTGATAATAAATACACACTACGATTCAGAAAGAATGATAATGATGAGTTTAAAATGAGTGGGATGGGATTTGCTTTAAGTAATTTCCAATTCGAGTTTAAACCATTTGAAATAGAATGGATAGCAGATGAAGGTGATTGGATTGGAGTAAAAAACATGATTAACACGGGAACTATTAAGGTTGAAAAAGTAATAAGCAGATAAAAATAAAAATATGATAGCTTACGTATTTGATGTAGATGGAACTTTAACACCTAGTAGATTACCAATTGATAAAGAATTTGAAAAGTTTTTTAGTGAGTGGATGAAAGGAAAAAAGGTGTTTTTTGTAACAGGTTCCAACAGTGATAAAACTATTGAACAAGTAGGATTAAATATATGGAAAAATGTAACAGCCTCACTCCAATCATGTGGTAATCAAATATTTGTTAATGGGGATGAAATTTACAAAAATGAATGGAAACCTAATTCACAACTGATTAAACTATTAGAAGGGTTTCTAGTTAGTTCTAGTTATGAAAAAAGAACTTCAAACCACATTGAAGAAAGAGTAGGATTATTAAATTTTTCTGTTATTGGAAGGGATTGTACCCAAGAAGAAAGAGAAGCTTATTATGAATGGGATAAAAATTCTAATGAAAGAATTCAAATGGTTGAAAAAATCATGAACACATTCCCAGAACTAGAAGTTTCAGTTGGGGGACAAATTTCAATAGACATATATCCCAAAGGAGCTAGTAAAGGCCAAGCTAAAGATTGGATATTAAATTACCTAAATGAAGATGTTAATATTCACTTCTACGGTGATAAAACTGAAATTGGAGGTAATGATTATGACTTAGCTAAAGTATTAAAGGGAGATAAACATAAAGTATTTCAAGTTAATGATTGGAAAGAAACATATAAACTCTTAAAAAAGTAGGAATATTTTTCTAGAAAAAAAGTTCGTATATTATACTATATTTAGAGAGAGAAATTATGACAAAAAAAGAAATACATAGAGAAATTAGAAGTAGATTCTACGAAGTAGTAAACGAAAAATTTCCACAATACGATATTGATAGTGATGGATATGGTAGAATGCAATTAGTAAATGGAAGAAATATAATAGAATATCACATGTCAAGACACACATTATGTGGATATAGTGACAATTCAAAACAATGTCATGATGATGAGCTAGAAATGGAGGAGCTACTAAATGAAATAGTTGGACAATACGAGATCTAGCTTTTTACTATATACTACCCAGCAAACGAATACGTATATACTAGGGGAATAGTTTAATTTACTAGAAGTTCGTATATTACATGTATGAAAAAAGAGATAAAAAAGAAATTATGGCCTTACTACATTAAGGAAAAACTAAATATAAGTTTTGAAAGTTATTATCAAAGGAATAAAGATAAGGTAATGATAAGTTCGTTTAATAGGAAGTTAATTTGGAAAAAATAGATAAGGAATAGTTTAATTAACTAGAAGTTCGTATATTATAGTATAAATAAAGAGAAAAATTATGAAGATTACAGATATTTTAGATGCAAAATTAAATTTAGGGATGGATCACATGGATTTAGAACATGACCAAAAATGTATTATAGAGGAGTTAAAACAATTACATAGGGAAATGGAGGAAGATGCAGAACCAGAGGGTGGACATATATGTGATCAATATGCAGATGCTATTCATAAAAAAGAACGTGAATTAGAAAAAATTACTAGAAAGATGCAGGTAATAAGTGATAAAATTGATGAATTAGAAAATTTAATATAATGGAAATGTTATTACTTAGGATATTAATGTATTTCATGGTTTTTTCTCTTGGTTTAGTAATAGTTTTAGGTATTATAGGAGTAGGAGTGTACATAGAAAATTTTATTAGTGATATAAAAAGGAAAAATAAATAAAATGGAACATAGAATAAACATAAACGGAGAGTGGTACGTGAAGGAAAATACCCAGAAAAAAGAAACATACAAATTAGGTGATACATTTAGTTTAAACTTTGATTATGAGGGAATGCTGAATTGTGGGTTATTAGCAGGGGTAACTACGAGTGTAAATAATTTAGAGAAATTACTAGATAGTTTTGAGGACGTGAATTACCATAGGGAAGCAGCACCATTATATGACTTGATTGAACACATTAAGTATCAAAACGAGTATGGATCAAATGAGGTAACAAGAGAAAACATAGATGAATCGTTACGTGCATTTAAAAAGGAATGTGAGGATACACTGAAAAACATAATTGGTTCAACATTGAGAATTGATGAAGAATAAACAAAATAAAACGTGGATTACCAATGATTATTACCAAAACATCTATTACAATGATTATTACCAAAAATCGTTGATTACCACGGAAAGTGAATTACCAATGTGTGGAATGAATGATAAGGTGTGGAAAACGATTATTACCAAAGAAAATGATTATTACAAGAATATTATATAGTGTGTGGAAAGTGTATTACAATGTGTTGGGGATAGTTTTAACACTACCCTAACCCATCCATTGCCCAGACACGTCCTTTTAACGTACTTCCAAAAGTATATACAAAACCACGTGAAACACACGGTAAAACGTGGATTACCACAAGGTTTATTACAATGTTTATTACAATGTTTATTACCAGAGGAAGAGGATTATTAAAAGGTAATTCGTATGTTACCGTATATTTAAAAAAAGGTTATGAAAGAAAATGATATTTTAAAAGATTATATTAAATCACTAGGTTTAACTTACAACATTAAAGAATCTATATCGATACTGAAACAAGAGGTTGCCACGTATGGTTATGTACCTATTGAATATTTAAATCAGGAAGATAGATGTTCATGGATGAATTAAAATAGTTTATTACCCTACTAGAACGGGGATTACAATGTTTGCTAGCGGGTTACTGAGTAATGCAAGAGGTAACGGGATGGTTTTCAGGTTTGTACCCAACCAAACAAACCTATATTACCCAGGAAGTTTATTATAAAAAGATTATTCGTATATTATAGTATATTAAAAAGATATTATGAAAAGAGTTGAAATAAAAGGTACTGACAATAGAGATATTTACACTACAGATGTTATACTAGAAAACAACACAGTGGTAGAAATAAATCCTATTAACTTATTTGAAAATGTAATATTAAATAGGGATGAAAGTAAAGAATTGGAATTAATGTTTAATAAATTGGTTAAAAAATTAAAGGAATAGTTTAATTTACTAGAAATTTGTATATTGTATTATAATTAAAAAGATAAAATAAAATGGGAAGAAAATTTAGAGTTATTGAAGATGTATGTACAGGAATTGTTGATTACAGAATTGATGAAGAAATGTTTGTAGGTGATGAATGGAAAGATTGTTTTAGTGATGTATTTTATAAAGGAGATGTTTATGAAGTAATGAATGATCATATTATGAATGAATTTAAATCTGATGAAGATGGTGAAATGATTGAACCTGAATTAATGTGTATTAAAGGAAAAAATAAAATTAGTATGGAAGAAGTATTAGATATGAATACTAGTGAAGATGATTTATATTATAGTACTATAGGAATGGAATATAGTAATTTTTATTGGGAAGGTTTTAAAGAATTTGTTGAAGAGATAAAATAAAGGAATATTTATTTTAATAGAAATTTTATATATTATATTATATTTAAAAAGTTAAATTATTAAAAATTAAAAGTTAAAAAAGGTAAATTATGGGTAAATTAAGTAGAATTGAGTTAGATGTTGTTAGTAATGAAGTTTATAGTAAAGTTGTAGAGGAAGTTAATGATAAATGTTTAAAAATTGTTAATGAAAATGTTGATTTTAGTTTATTAGAGGAATTAAGAGAAGTAGAATTAAAAAAGGAAAAATTAGAAAATGAATTAAATGATTTTGTTAATAAGGTTAATGATGAATTTAATATTAGAATTACTTATAATAGTGTAGGAAGATATGGTTATAAGGAAAATAAAAATTTGTTTAATATTGTAGGAAGTGTTGATTATAATTGTAAAAGAAATATTGAAAAAGAATTAATATTAAATGGTATTGATAAAGGAATTGATATTAAAGAATTAATTAATAATATGGTTAAGGATTTTGTAAGTAAAGAATTTAAGAGTTAATTTTTAATTATATATAGTAATGGAAGTCCTGTTAAAGGACTTCTGTTATTTAATAAAAATTTGTATATTGTAGTATAATTAAAAAGATAAAATATGTTTAAGGAAAGTAGTAAAGTAAAAGAGTTAAAAAGTATTAGGAAAGGTTTATTAAAAGAAAGTAATGATTTTAAAAATGAATTATTAAATAAAATATTTAAAGATTTAAATTTAAGTTTTTATGTTAGTTATAATGATTTATATAGTGTTAAAGGAGGTGAGTGTAGAAGGTTAAAAGGATGGATTAGTAATTATAATGATGATGTATATAATAGTTTAAGTGATAAAAATAGATTAATTAGTGATAATGAAAAATTTAATAAAGTAAAAGATTATTTAAATAGTAAGGATTTTGGTAAATATGAAGTTGAAATTTGTAAATTAAGTGATTATAGTTGGTATTGGTATAGGAATTTCTTTTTAAAATATGAAGAAAATTGGGGTAAGAATTGGTTTGATTATAAAAATGAAATGTTAGAAAAGGAAACTACTTTAATTATTAAAATTAAATGGAAAGGAGTTAATATGAATAGAGTATTAAATGAGGAAGATGGAGGATTTAGAAAAGTAGGTAAATATTGTAGTGTAACTAGGAAGTGGGTATTAACTGGTGAAATTGAAGATTTAAAAAGAGTTGTTTAAATAAAATAAAATAAATATTGTACAGGACCCCCTTATATAGGGGGTTTTTTGTATATTATAGTATAATTAAAAAGGTAATATGTTAGATAAAGAAAAGGTAAATAAAATTTATAATGACTTGTTAGAATTATATAATAGTGGTGAACTAGAAGAAAGGTTAATTTTAAAAAGTGATGTTAAATTAAGAAGTTTTTTAATTGATTTATGTGGTAGTATTGGTGATGATTATAGTGTTTTTGTTGATAGAAGTTGTTTTGAGGAATAAGATAATTAATAAGTAATTTGTATATTATATTATAATTAAAAAGAGATATGAAATTTAAAAAAGAATATTTAAAATTGGGTATTGTTGAAAGATTAAAAAAATTAAGGGTAATATATTATGGAGAACCATTATTAGGAAGTGGTGGTTATGATTATGGTGAAGAAGATTATTTGGATATTAAGGGTGAGGATGATTTAGAATATAGAGTGTATAGTGAGGATGAGGGTGATTTTGATGATATATATTTTGATGAGTGGTTTAGTGATTGTGATGGGTTTGAAATTGAAGATAATGGTGATGGAGGTGATTATGGATATTATAAATTGGTAGTGGATAAAGAAAATAAAAGTATTAAAGTAATGGCAGTTCCTTGTGTATTCACTAATGCAGGATGTAGTAGTAAGAGAATATGGGGGTTTGATTGGAAAAGTGGTGAGTTGGTTAGAGAAATAAGTAATGAAGAGGTAAAAGAAATGTTAAATAAAGATAAAAGAGCTTTTTGTGGGTAAGGAATGTTTTAATTAATATTTATTTTGTATATTATAGTATAATTAAAAAAAAAACATATGAATAAATTAAGGTTTGTTACGGACGATATTAAAGAGTTAAAAGAATTTAAAGTTAAATTAAACGAATTGGTAGAGGATCATCATCACGGAATACATTTAATTGATGATATATTTCACTATATAGGGCAAATAAATAAAACTTTAGATTATGTTATAATGCAGGACGAAGCAAATAAATAAATAATTCGTATATTATAGTATAATTAAAAAATGATAAAATGAATAAAATTAAATTAGAGAAGGACGCGGGATTAAGATTCCCAGCTGAGGAAGGTTTTTATGGGATAATCGTTAGTGCACGTCCTCCAATGCATGTTTGGGGAGATAAAATTTATACATTGGAAGTGTATGATAAAAATGATAAATACGTTGGTAAATGGAGTGGGAAACATGATGATTTTTAAATCATTATGGAATTTTAAAATTAATAAATAATTTGTATATTATAGTATAATTAAAAATAAATAAAAAAAAGTTATGAAAAAAGTAAGTGTAAAATTAGGACGACCTGTTAATGTGAATAGTAAAAGACAAATTAGGTTGAGAGAATTGGAAGAAAAAAGAAAAAATGGTGAGTTGAAAAGAGGACGACCTGTTAATGAAAATAGTGTTAGACAAAAGGAACTTGAAAGAAAAAAGTTTAATAGAGAAAATGGAATTGAGTTAAGAGGTAGAAAAGTGAATCCTTTAAGTGTAAGACAAATTAGGTTAAAGGAATTAGAAGAAAAAAGAAAAAATGGAACTTTAAAATTAGGACGACCTAAAAAAGTAAAGGTTGAAGATAGTAATGAAGTTGTAAATAAATAAATTAAGTTAGATAGTAAGGTTAGTTCAATAATGAAAAATGGTTTTTTGTTTGTAAAAGGACTAACCTTATTAATACTAAGTTTGTATATTGTAGTATAATTAAAAAAAGATAGTATGTTAGAAACAATGTTAAGAGGTTATTATTATAAGTCCTACAATTTAGTATTTGTAGATGATATTATTGGTTATGTATCTCAGGAATGGTGGTATACAAATGGTAAGAAGTATTTGGAGGATGAAGGATTTAGAAAAGAAGTAAGTGATTTAATAAATAAAGTATAAATAAAAAAAAGAAAAAAGATGATAACAATAACAATAGTTTTTATGTCATTCATAGTGAATTGCCATCTGTTAGTTTATATAAGACAAGAACAAAAAAAATACCACAACATTATTTTTAAAGTCCAAGAGGATCAGTGGGATGAAATAATACAAATAGGACGAACTGTCAGAGCTATAGATAAGAAAATAGAAGACAGTACTATTAATAAAACAGAACTTCGGTTTAAAAAGTTTCATAGATAAATAGGGAATACCAGTTTAAATAGGTAGTTTGTATATTGTAGTATAATTTTAAAGGGTAAATATGAAAGATTTTAGTGGTTATAGTGATGACGATTTGTTAAATGAGTTAGATCATTTGAATTTAGAAATTAGTTGTGAGTTGGGTACTGAAAGAGGAACAACACTTGAGAAATTATTTTGGTTAGTAACGAAAGAACTTGAAAGAAGAGGAATAGACCCTATTACAGGTGAAGAAATTATTGTTGGTACTGATGTACTTGATGATGACTATGAAGAAGATGTTGAGGTTGAGGAGAAAGGTAATTTTGGGTTTGGTAGAGAGGAGGGTAGGTTTGATGAGTATGATTTACCTATTTAATGAATACCAGTTTAGATAGATAGTTCGTATATTGTAGTATAATTAAAAAAAGAAATATGTTTGAAAAAGAAATGTTGTTGGGATTGAGTAAAGAGATGAAACTAGGATTGTTGGATGATGCTAATAAAACTGGTGAGTATACAATCGTAATGCAAATGATGAAGATACTATTGGATGCACCTATAAGTGAGGGTGGTATTAGTAGTGATGAGATACAAGAAGTACTTGGTATGAAAAAACAGTACGGTAGGTTTAAATAAGAAATTGGTATTACTCACCTCGGCGAGAGGAATGACCAAGAAATGGTTGGGTTGCTTAAAATAGAGGGGAGCAGCGAGGTGAGTATAGATATTTGGTTTAAGGGTTTTAGCCATCAAAATAAAACCCATATCTTTTTTAATTATACAATCGCCAACGGCTCTACACCAACCCATGTGTAGGGCTTTAGGTGACCAAAAAACAAAAGTATATGACAAAGAGAGGTACAATAGCAATCATGCAAAAATTAGAGGCGCAATCATGGGTAGCACAAGATGAGTGGAAAGAGTTATATGGTACAGATAGCAAGCATTATCGCCACCTAGAAACACGTTGGAAAACATTGTACATGGTACTCAAAGCGTGCGGATACGATCCAAATTACGATCTACGTAACCAGATGCTCAGCCAAGATATCAAGGGTAGAGGGTTAGCGAGTGCTGGTTCGTATATTGTGGTATGATTAAAATGAGATTTATGGAAAATGTAATGGTGTTAAGGGAAAAAGTAATGGTTAATAATGTAGATGTCAAAAAGTTTGTTCTGTCTAGATACCCAAATCTTGATATTGCTCAAGTATGGAACAATTGGAACTGTGATACATTTAAGGTGTGGTATAATGATGTAAGTAAATATACAGGTAAGAAAAGAGTGTACACACTTACAGTTAGATTAATGGCTGATGGTAGTTTGGTAATTGGTAAGTATGTAAATAATAAGTGGATAACTAAAACTAAGTAATATGGTAGTTGGTATAGCAATATGGGTTGTGTTTATAATGTGTTTTAGTTGTATACTTGGTTATATTTTTTTTAAAAATTTAAATAAATAATATGGAAAAGGATAAATATAAATATTTTAGTTTAATATTAGGTTATATGATTAAAAATTTAAATAAGTAATATGAAAGTAAAGGTAAAAAAGCATTGGGATATAGACGATAGTTGGTACATAATACCAACAATAATAGTAGATTTAAAATGGCAATTTGTTGTATTTAGGTTTTTAAAATTTAGTTTGAATATAGATTGGTGTTAAGGGGGTAGTACCCCTTTATGCCGTACCGCGTGCGGCGGTATATATATGGTATATATATGGTAATACTATGGTAATACCGTACCACGCGCGCGGTTGTCAATACGCGGGTATGTGGTGGAAAAAGCCGGATTAGACACACTCATAAATCGTAAACGATCTACCAATATCGACTAGTATATACGAATATCCCCACGATGTAAACATAATTTTCAAAATGGGTAATTTTTTGTTTTCCCACGTATCCCAAATCTTTTTTTCATAAAAATTTTTTTTCATCGAACAAAGTATATACAGACATATATTTATAATTGATATGGGAAAAGAATTTTACTTAAAGGTATTAGCAATATTATTAATCGGAATATCTCCGTTTATAATGTTAATTACCTACGGGGAATTAAATTCAATCTCTCAGTATTGGACCACCCCATTACAACCACTTTTTATCATTTCAAACACAATAACAGCATATCTGCTATTTGAGATAAAAAATTGGAAAAAAGCAAGTATATTCCTAATGTTATTAACATCATTTTCAGTAGTTGATTTTGGAATATTACATAATATATTTGCGGGATTATTTTTCTTCTTCTCACTACAGGCGTTATGGGAGACTCAACGTTTAGGGGGATATATAATAGTTTATGGGATAGCAATGATATTACTTCCTTTTAATTTATTTTGGAGTGAAGTTATCGCTGTTTCAACATTATGTTCTTATCATCTCCACTTGTTAATATACAAAAAGAATCTCTTAAAAAAGAAACCATAGATAATGTATATATTTATATGCCTTGCATTATACCCAGCTTAAAACCTACTTGTTCACCCACATATTTATAATAAAATTACATGGCAAATTATACATTTCATAATCCTTCAGGTTCATCATATTTTACCTTTGAGACCGTAAGGAATTATAATGGTTTTTATGACTCTAGTTCGGGTAAATACGCATCGGGTTCATTTGATGGTTTTGTTAATTCTAATCCTGATCATGTGGTTCAATCTGATTATATATGGAGTCAAGTTATACCTCCCGGTACGTCATCTTTTAACTTTAATAATGCGGTTGATGTTCCTGTTTGTGGGGTAAAATTTAGGGGAACTGGTGAATTTACTGTAATTATAACAACTTAATAATATATACGTATGGCTATTTATACATTAACACCTGCGCAACTTAAGGGAGCAGGAATTTGTAATTCATTTGAACTACCTTCTTCTGGGAGTAGTCCTTCATATAATAATCAATATTCTTTTGAATTTAGAGAATATCCTTCTGAACCTTATTTTTCAACACCTGATCAATCTATTTTTGATTTAACTTCTTTATTTACTATATCTGCATGGGTTAGACCTCATGAGTTACAACCACCGGCAGATGAAGTTATAATAGATAAATCAAGTGGTAATCTTGGTGCAAATTCGGGTAATGGATGGGGACTATATCATGATAATAATGTACCTGGTTTAATGAGTTTTGATTTAAAAAACAGTAATACTAGATTTAGATTACAAGCATCCAATATTCCTTCAACTGATATTTGGTATCATGTATTAGTTACATATGAATCTCAAGTAGCAAAAATGTATATTAATGGGGTTGAGGAAGATAGTTTAACAACTTCTTTTGCATCATTAGGAACTAATTCTCAAGAGGTTATAATAGGAGCAACAACACCATCTGGAACTGCTAATTATTCTGGTTCTTTACAAAATATTTCTATATGGAATGTTGCTATGAATCAAAGTGAAATAGATGAAATATATAATTTAGGAACCCCAACTGATTTAAATAATCATTCTCAAGTTGCAAATGGTATAGCATGGTGGCAAATGGGAGGTAATGGTTTAAGTGGGTCATTTTCTGGGAATTGGACTGAATTGAATTGTTTTGATAATGCAAGTTACATTATGACCTCAGCTAATGTATTAGAAACAGATAGAATAGAAGAAACTCCATAATAATATTTGGAGATTATAAAGATATTTCGTATACTAAGGTATAAATTTAAAAAATAAAAGTTATGTTAGAATTAATTAAAATGAATAAAAAAAGAGTAGGAGATTTAATTATTGGAGCAATTGCAATAGGATTATTTGTTTCTTACTTTTTTACAGGGTTTATTGTTCTCCCATTTATATCAGGTTGTTTTGTAGGAGAAAGATTTATTAACCCATTAATTTTCAAAAACGATGGAGAATAAAGAATTCAAATCAAGAAAATTAACCACAGCAGACGGAACTATAATGTATATGTTTAATGGGAAACTACACAATTGGGAAGGACCAGCACTAATCCCAGAAGGTAATATGAGAAAACGTGAATATTATTTAAATGGTATTAAAATGTCAGAACCAGAGTATAAAGATGCTTTAAGAAGACGTGAAGGATTACCATGGTATAAAGGTTCTAGTGCTAATGCAAGATTTTAATAATGAAAAGAATTACAAATGAAGAAGCTAAAAAATTTGTACCTTACGATCGCACTCGCACTTCACTTCCCCCTTCACATTTTACGGTTAAAGTTGAAAAAAATGGTTGGGAAAAAATAGAATACTATACTTATAGATTAAGACAAAGCATAGATGGAGGGAATGGAGATCAATCAGTATATGTTCTAGAAAATCCCTCAATGCCAGGTATATTAAAAATAGGATATACTAAGGGTGACCCAAATGATAGAGCCGATAAGTTAAGTAAAGCAACAGGTGTTCCAACCCCATATAAAGTAGTATTTTCTTATAATTGTTTTAATGGTGAAAGAATTGAACGGGCTACTCATAAAAAATTACAAAAATATCGTATAAATAATGATAGGGAATTTTTTAAGATTGATATAGAAAAAACAAAAAGTGTTATTAAAGAAATAGGTTTACAATATGATTAATATTTATCAAAAAACATACCAAATGGAATTACATGATTTACAAGATAAGTTATTAAATTTACAAAATACATTAACAAATATACACCTTATTAGAGATGAAATTTGGAGATACCACCCTGGTAATGAAAATTTTATTAATCCTATTAAAGAATATGACGAAATTATCTCTCAAATAGATAAAATAGAAAGAGAAATTAGTAGTGTAGAATTGGATATAATTCGTTTAAGATCTGTTAATTAATACGTTTATTTAATCATAAAATATGAATATAAACGAAATATTTGGTTTATTTGGATTTAACAAAGATAACGACAATTCTGTAAAAAAATTACAAGAAGAAGTAGATAGTTTTAAAGAATCTCCACATTTTAAGTTTGGGATGTTTTATAAAATGTTGGTAAATGGTCAAAATTTTCAACAACAACTTATGGGATTTTTTACCAATTCAAACCTAGACAATGATTTTAATACTGGGCTGGATGAAATAGGAGACTATATGTTATATTCCAGGGCATATTATTGGGTTCAGGAAATAGATTTTGGTAATGAGGATTGGATAAGTGCTATAGATTACTATTGTGATGAAGAAATAGTTGAATGTATCAAACTTTCTATTGAACATTTTGAAGAAATTGAAGAATACGAAAAATGTGGGTTATTAAAAAAAGTACAAGATTTAACAGAAAAACATCTTTTTCTAAAAAATTTAAAGAAAACTTGATTTTCTAAAATATCCTTATTACCTTTAATTTATATTTGATTATTTAAACATAAAAATTTAAAATGTTTAATATAAAAATAAAAAAAATAATTAAATAAAATATGAAAAATAAAAAATTATTATTGAGACGCATGCAAACTTTAGAGGGTATGCTTAAAAAGATTAGATTATCTCTTAGTGAAAACAATGTTTCTAAAGCAAGAGAACTTTTAAATGAAACACTTGAATTAAGGCAGGATATGGAATCAATAGTAGAAAGAGAAAATTAAATTAAAATAAAAGTTATGAAATTAAAACCAGAACACATCCAAGCAAATTGGGGAATATTTTTAACCAATATTGAACAACATATTTCTTCCCCTAGAAAAGAAAAACTATTAGATTTTTATAAAAAATATGAAGATCGTATAATGTTAATGCCTGCTGCTCATAAAAAAGAATACCATAATGCTTTTCCAGGAGGGTATGTAGATCATGTAAATCGTGTTGTTGCAGCATCATTTAGAATTTATGATGTATGGTGTGAATTTGAAATGGATAGATCTACATTTACTATTGAAGAATTAGTATTCTCTGCTATTAATCATGATTTAGGTAAAATGGGTGATGAAGAAAATGAATCATATATCCCTCAGACTGATAAATGGAGACGTGATAAGTTAGGTGAAGATTATATGTTTAATAAAAAAGTACCATTTGCATCTGTTCCTGATAGAGGATTATTTTTACTCCAATCACATGGTATACAATATTCATTTAATGAAATGTTAGCTATCCAGACACATGATGGTTTATATGATGAAGCGAATAAAAAATATTTATTTGCATTCATGCCAGAACAAAAACCACGTACATCCTTACCTTTTATAATTCATCAAGCTGATTTAATGGCAGCTCGTGTTGAGTTTGAACGTGAATGGTTACCAAAATTAAATGGGGAACAAGGGTCCGTGGAGAAGCTAAAGGAAAATTATACATTAGGAACAACACCAAACTCATCTAAAAAATTGTCCACTAAAACAAAAGCTTTAGGTTCGATGAAAAGTGATGGTTTGAAAAATATGTTAGACAACTTATGATACCTTTAATAATAACAGTTTGTGTACTTTCAGTTGTAATTGTAATTTTAGGATGGACAACTTACAATTTGATGAAAAAACAAGAAAAATCAGAAGATATTCTTTTAGGTTACATGGAATATTTAGATAAGTTTTCTAGAGTAATTGAAATATCTAATAAAAAATTAAAAGAAGTAGATAATAAGAGAATATTTGAAAAAGATGATGATGTAGGGGTTATATTTGATTCAATTTTAAAAATACAAGATATTTTAAATGAATTTACAGTAAAAAAGATAAAATAAATTATGGCCCCGCGAAAAGCAAAAAGTAAAAATTACTTTACTAAGGATACAGAGAATGCTATTATGTTATATAATAGTACTTCTTGTCCTCACCAAAGAAGTAAAATATATGAAAAAGAAATACATTACCCTTTCTTTAAACTTACCCAAAACATTATCCACACATTTAAATTTTACCATACAGAAGTAGAAAATTTAGAACATTTACAACATGAAATTGAAGTATTTCTTTTAGAAAAAATGAAACTATTTCACCCTGTAAAAAGTGCAGATAATAAGATAAGAAAAATAATACATAAAGAATTTAATGAACCATATAGTGGAAGTTTTATTGATTACATGCCTGAAAATGAAATAAAATGCTCCCCACAAGAGATACAAGAATATGTTAATACTCTTAATGTATCCCCTGAATGTTATAATAAATTAATAAAAATAACCCCAGCTAAGGCATATTCATATTTTGGAACTATTGTAAAAAGGTGGTGTATTTTATATAATGAAAAAAATTATAAAAAGAAGGTTTCTTCTGTTCCTGTTGGTGAATTAGAAAAAGATGACACCCATTCTTATTCTTTAGAATTATCTCCTAATGATAAATTATCTTATTTTATAGATGAATATGTTAAATATATCTCGGATAATATCTTTACTTTATATCCTAAAAATATTGACGCACAAATAGCGGATTCAATATTAGAATTATTTAGAAAAAGAGATTCTATAGATGTATTCAATAAGAAAGCTTTATACATTTATATACATGAAATGTTACCTAATGTTAAAACCCCTAAAATAACTAAAATAGCTAATAATCTATATGCTATTTTTAAAAAACATTATATTTTCTATATAGAAAACGGGTATATTAATTTCTAATTCTTTTATAGTTTCATATTTATAAATAAATGACATGGGAAACCTAGAATCAAATGTTTTTGGGAAGAAAAAATTTTCTGATATTCTAAAAGAAATTTATGACAACCAAAAAAGAAAAGAAACACAAATTTCAGCTTTAATAGGAGAATTAAAACCTTTAATTAATGATTTAGGAGATGCTACTTTAGTAGTACCTCTTATTAAAGAATATATGGAACTTGGAATTAAAAATGATGAGCAATTAGTTAAAATGGCTACTATTGTTCAACGTACTCTTGCTTCTAATAAATCCGAAGAAGAAGGTTTTGGTATGACCGAAGAAGAAAAAGCTCAACTTTTTAAAGAAATAGAAAAATTTAAACCTAAAAAATAATGTCACATAAATTTGGATTAGGTAATATGGTTAATAATTCCTTAGGTGGAAGTATGGGGAATACCGGGGGTTTTTCTTCACCTAAAACTAATCTAATATTAAAAGTAAAAGACATTATTTTAGATGAAAACCATCCTAAATTTAACCCTAACTTAGGTTTCTCACAGATAGGTACTATATTTGGGGTCGAAAAAACATTACAAAATTCTGCTACCCCTAGAACCTATATAGCAAAACCTTCAAACCCAAATAGTAAAAATTTTCCAATTCCTGGAGAAAATGTAAAATGTTTTTCTAATTCTGCTCCTAATTCTCCAACCCCTGTTTGGGTATATGAATCTACCCCAATAAGTGATTATGGAGTATTATCCCCCCATTCAAATCAATCACCATCTCCAACAGTAAATACCCAACCTTCTTCTCAACAAATGTCATATGAGGATGTTTCTGAACTGGGAGTTTTTAATATAAAAGATGAAAAAGAATCAGAAGAATTAAAAAATGTAATTAATTCGTCAAACCCTTCTCAAAACACTTTTATAGAAAAAGATAATATTAAGTCTTTAATGTATTATAGTGGAGATATTTTATATGAAGGAAGATGGGGGCAAAGTATAAGATTTGGCTCAACAACTAAATCAAAAAGTCGCATTCAAAATAATTATTCATCAATAGGAAATAATGGTGATCCTATAATGATAATTAGAAATGGACAAAGTAAAGTATTAAATACTGTTGGTATTGAACCTATTGTTGAGGATATTAGAAATGATTTATCTTCAATTTATTTAACTTCTACACAACAACTTAAAGGCTTTAAAGTTGCTGGAAATGAAAACTATAGTGCTTTCCCTAGTTCTTTTCAACCTATACCTCCAAGTTTATATTCAAAACCCCAAATAGCTATAAATTCAGATAGAATAGTAATTAATGCTCAAGAAAATAGCATATTATTAAGTGCTAAAAAACAATTATCTATTTCAATAGAAGGAGAAATAGATTCTGAAACAGGAGAACAAAAAGGAGGAGTTGGGATAACATCTCCTGCTTTTTATATTGGCTCAAATAAAATTAGATTAGGTAGTAATGATGCAAAAGAACCAATTTTAAAAGGTAATATTACTGTTAGTTTACTTAAAAGTTTAGTTGAATCTGTAGAAAAATTAGCCCAAATATTAGAAGTTGAAAAAAATTGGCCACAAGGAGCATTGGTTACTTCTAATAATACAATTGCTACAAATGCTAAAACTACATTACAAGATTTATTAAAACAATTAAATTTAGACGAAAGTAAACCTGATAGTTTAAAATCATATACTTCTAAAGTTAAATAATGTCTGAAGAATATCAAATAACATCATCAATAGAAGTAACAGCTTCAATTGATTTATCTAAGATTTTAGAGATTTTAAATGTCCCTTATTCTGATCTTATACTTTCATCTTTAGAAACTGGTAGTAATGAAACTGAAACTGAAACAACCTCTTCAGAAGATACTTCCCCTAAAACTATTGAATTTGTTCCTATAAAAGGTACAATAGTAGATTCTGAAACTCTTACACCTATAAAAGGAGTAACTGTTTTAAATGTTTTAAAAATACCTAAAAGAACAAATGAAAAAGGAGAATTTGAAATAAAAGTTCCTTCAATATTAAATACCCCATTTAACCCAACCAAATTCCCAGTTAACATTATTAAAAGAAAATATTCTCCTTTAACAATCATTCCATATACATCAACAACAGATGTTAAAAAAGATTTAGGAATTATTAAATTAGATTCAACTGATATATCTTTACTTGAAGATATAAGAGAATTTTTTAAATTTGAAGATAGAGAAACTAAAGAATATGTAGAAAAGGATGTAACAATAGAATTCCATATAGAAAAAGAATTAAATGTATCTATAGATAATTTAAAAAAATTAGTTATTCCTTTATTACTTGGATTATTAGCACAATATGGTGTTTCTAAAGTAAAACAATTAATAGAAGAAAATAAAGATGGGATTACTGATGAATTAAAGCAACTTATAACTTGCCCCCCTCAAGAAGATTTATCTAAGATTATAGAAACAAAAAATAAACTTGTAAAACAAATTAATGATGTTTTTAAAACTATTAATAGAACAACAGAAATATTGTCTATAACTCAAGCAATTTTAACCCCAATTGAAATATTACTTCCAATTTTAAAAAATGTTCCTATTGCTAGTGCTACTCTTGTTAATTCTGTTAGAAATGCTATAGGATTTTTGGAAGAACTAATTCCTAAACTTTCTTTTGCTAATTCTATATTATTATCTATTTTAGTTTTATTAAGAAATGTGTTATTACAAGTTTTAAATATATTAAAACTTTTAGATCTAGTAACAGAATATTGTTCTTCTTTAGATGGGACCCAACAAAACCAAATATCTTCAGAATTAATAGATTTCACTCAAGAACAATCCCAACAGTTATCTCCTGTAGTAACAAATGTAAATGGATTTAAAATGGGTGTGGAAACTGAAAAAACAACTAATACATTAAAACGTAGAAGAGCTATAGCTCAAAATAAACAAGGAGTAACAATGTTGAAAGGAGAATATTCTTTTAGTTCAATTGATCAAATACTTATTGATGAATTAGTATTTTATATACAACAAAATAATTTAAAAGCAGATTAACCCTATATTTATAAACACATATGAAAACCGAAGTACTTAAAAAATTAATTAAAGAAGCAGTAAAAGAAGCAATTCAAGATGAATTGAAGGATATTTTATTAGAAGCTGTTAAAACTCCTAAAACACAAATTGTAAGAGAGTCTATACAACCTAATACAACTCCACCACCATCACCAAAACCAACTTATACAGAACCTACTATGGATATTAAGCAAAAATACGCTGATATAGTAGGTGAAACTGCTATAAGTATGACTAGTAGAGATGTTTCTTCTTTTAACCCACAAGGAGTAGATCCTGTAAATGGAAATTTAGGTAATGGTGAAGTTGGAATGGACACAATAATGGGACTTTTAAATACTAAATAATGGCATTTGGTGCTAGACAAATAAATCCTTTAGACTTAGATAACAGTATTGCTGTAGGGATTAATCTTCCTTTAAATGGTAATGCTGTATTTAAACCAAATTTTCAAACTAAAGATGCTATTAAAAGTAGTTTAATTAATTATTTTCTTACAAATCCTGGAGAAAGATATCTTAATCCTGGATTTGGGGGTGGATTAAGAGAATTTATTTTTGAACAAATTAATAGTGAAAGTTTAGATTTTTTAAGAGAAGATATTAATAACAAATTAAATTCAAATTTCCCAAATTTAAATATTAATGATGTTGTATTAACAGGAAATTCAGAAGAAAATAGAATAACAATTAATATAAAGTACTCAGTACCTAGTACTAATATTTCTGATGAAATAATAATAGATTTATAAAATGGCTAATGAATTAAAACGAGATATAAAGTATATTAATAGAGATTTTAATAGTTTTAGGTCTAGGTTAATAGATTATTCTAAAACATATTTTCCTCAAACTTTTAATGATTTTACACCTGTTTCTTTAGGGATGATGTTTATGGAACAAGCTTCATATGTAGGAGATGTTTTAAGTTTTTATCTAGATAATCAAATCCAAGAAAATTTCATACAATATGCTAGACAATCAAATAATATATTTGAATTAGCATATATGCTTGGTTATAAACCAAAACTTTCTTCTGCATCTCAAGTTGTTGTTAGTTTTTACCAACAAATCCCTTCGAAAACTTCAGGATCTAGTATTGTCCCTGATTTTGATTATGCTTTAAGTATAAACGAAAATACACAACTATCATCAATTTCTACTAATTTTATTTTAGGAGACAAAATAGACTTTTCAGTCTCTAGCTCCCAAGACCCTACAGAAATAACAGTTTACCAAATCTCAGGAAACCAACCCCAATATTATCTTTTAAAGAAAAACAGAAATGTTATTTCTTCAACTGTTAAAACTGTTTCTTTTAGTTTTACTACTCCTGAACCATTCACAACAGTAAATTTTAATTCAAATAATTTTATAAAGATTTTAGATATAAAAGATAGTGATGGGAATTTATGGTATGAGGTAGATCATTTAGGACAAGAAATGGTTTTTAATTCTGTTTCTAATACTAACATTAATTACCCTAATAAAGAAAATAATATTCCATATATCTTAAAATTATTAAAAACTCAAAGGAGATTTTCTACAAGAATTAAATCTTTAAATGAAATTCAAATCCAATTTGGTGTTGGTTCTCCTAATGATACAACTGAAGAAATTGTTCCTAACCCTAATAATGTAGGTTTAGGTTTACCATTTAAACAAGATAAATTAACTTCTGCTTATTCTCCTACTAACTTCTTATACACCGGAACTTATGGTATAGCCCCAGCTAACACTACTTTAACAGTAAGATATTTAGAAGGAGGAGGTGTTAATTCAAATGTTGAAGCTAATACTATTACAAATATATCCAATACTAATGGTGTGTTTTTTAATAAACAAAACTTAAATTCTACAACAGCAGAATACATATTTAATTCTGTATCTGTTAATAATTTATTAGCAGCCACAGGAGGTAAAGGAGGAGATACATTAGAAGAAATTAGACAAAATACTTTATCATTAATTTCCTCCCAAAAAAGATCAGTTACTTCAGAAGATTATTTAATTAGAGCATTAAGTATGCCATCTGATTATGGTTCAGTAACTAAAGCATATATTGAAAAACCAAAAATCACCGATAGACAAATTTCTACAATAGAAACTCTTTGTTTGTATGTTCTTACCCAAAATTCCCAAGGACAGTTTGATTATGCAGGAAATACTTTAAAACAAAATTTACGAACTTATTTATCACAATACAGGATTATAGGTGATAATATTGAAATTAAAGATGCCTATATTATAAACATAGGTATTGAGTTTGAAATTATAGTATTACCTAATTATAATAATAATAATGTTTTAACTAAATGTATTTCTTCTCTTCAACAATATTTTAATAGAGATAATTGGCAATTAAACCAACCTATATTTTTAAAAGATTTATTTATTTTGCTAGATAAAATTGAAGGAGTACAAACAGTTAAAGACTTAAAAATATTTAATAAAGCTGGTACTACTACAGGATATTCTCAATATGCTTATGATATAGATGCAGCTACTCAATTCAAAACCATATATCCTTCTTTAGATCCTAGTATATTTGAGGTTAGATACCCTAATGAAGATATTAAAGGTAGAGTAGTTCCTTTGTAATTATATATTTATAATAAAATATTATAAATGGCCGTTTATAAAATATTCCCTACTAAGGATACTACATTATATTCATATTACCCTACTATGAATACAGGATTAGATGCTATTTTAGAAGCATCAAATACTATAAATATAGATGGTAATCCTATTATATCAAGATATTTAATTGAATTTGATACAACCGAAATCCAAGATATTATTAATAATAAAATCTCAGGAAGTGAATTTGATGTTTATTTACAAAACAATATCTCAACAGCTCAAGGTATTAATACTGATGTAGAATTAGAAATTTTTCCTTTAGCCCAATCTTGGAATAATGGAACAGGGCATTATTTAGATATACCCAATGTAACAGATGGAGCCTCTTGGTCTTACAGAAACACCTCAGGATCAAGTATTTGGAATATGAGTGGTAGTATCAATGGATATGGATATACAGGTTCATTTGATTCAACACTTTCATCACAAGGTGGCGGTTCTTGGTTTACATCTTCAACTTTAATTCCCCAAATTACAGAATCATTTGGATTAAGATCTGAAAAAGATTTAGAGTTAAATGTAAAAGATGTTGTGAATTTATGGTATAGTGGATCTATCCCTAATTATGGGTTTTTAACAAAATTAAGCTCAAGTTCTGAATTTGATTCAAATTTGGATAATCAACCTATCCTCAAATACTACAGTGTAGATACAAATACAATCTATCCTCCCCAATTAGAATTTAGATGGAGGGATTATACTACAATAACCCCTGATTCCTCTTCCATTGTGTCAACTAAACAAATCAAATTATCTCTTGATGATAATCCAGGTGAATTTTTTCCTAGTAGTATAAATAGATTTTATATAAATGTAAGTCCTTTATATCCTACTCGAACTTATCAAACAAGTTCTTTATTTACAAATACAAACTATTTACCTTCTTCTTCATTTTATGCAATAAAAGACTTGGCTACTAACGAATTTGTTATTAATTTCGATACTAAATATACCCAAATTTCTTCTGATAATAGAGGAAATTATTTTGATGTTTATATGAGTGGTTTAGAACCTGAAAGATATTATAAAGTTTTAATTAAAACTGAAATTGGTGGTTCTACTTTAATACTTGATGATGATTATTATTTTAAAGTTATTAACGGATGAGTAAAAATGTAGAATTTAATAAACAAGTATTTAATAAAGCACAATATGAGAGAATTATTGATACTTCTTTTAAACAATTAGGGGTTAAAACTATACAAGAACAACTTGAACAAGTTCCTACTGTTGAAGAATTTTTTCAACTATATGATGAGTTATTTTATAGTATAAATGAATTAGGACCTATAAATTCTCATGAGTATTTAATTAAAAAAAGCAGTGAATATATAGGTTTTGAAGAACAAAATGAAATCATAGAAGCTCTTCAAAATGAAATAGCTCAATTACGAACTGAATTATTAAATATTCAAAAAACTTCAATCGAAAATCAAACAAATATTAATCTAGATGAATTATCTAATAACACTTCATTAAATTTAAGTTCCTTAACAAATACTAGAAACTCAGCTGGAAGTGAATACTAAAATATTTAAATAAAAAATGTCAAGTCAAGTAATTGAAATAGATCCTTTAAGTTTTACCCAACAACTCTACTCAGAAAGTGAAGTAAACTTAATATCATCTAATGAAATTCCAACTTCTTTTACTTCTCAAAGTTATGTAGAGTTTTTTGTATATGATAATTCTAATAATATATCTTTTGAAAATTATAATTTTTTAGATTATACTGTTTTAAATAATGGACAATCTGCTCTTACAGGTGATCTTTCTACTATTCAACTTTTTCCAAGTAAAGCTGTAGAAAAGAATTTTGAAAGTATTGGGGAATATAATACTTATTTTAATTTTTTAAATAAAAAAATAGGCTCAAACTTACAATTATTATATATATCTTCAATATCTCCCGACAGAACGGAATTAAGATTAAGTAGTAATAGTTTATCTAATTTAGACTTAGTTGAACAGTCTTTACAATTTATACAAGAAAGAGAAAATAGTGAATATTTTTTAGATTTTTATTTAAATTTTGGAGTTAATAATTTATATATAGCTAATAATCTAGATTTAGAAAATAGCAATCCTGATAATCCTTCTATTTTAGTTAAACTCTATTCCCCACTACCAGAAGATTTAGATGTTAATTCTACTTTATGGATAGTAACCACAGTTGAAGAACCAAGAGCTTACCAAGTAATTTTTGAAGATGATCCTATAATAATTAAAGATACAGTTAATATAGGTGGACCTAATTTTAATATAGACTTAAAAGACCAAGTAAATAATTCAACTGATTTACTTTCTTATTCTTCTTTACTTTTAACCCAACAAACAAGTTCTTTAAATCAAATAAATCATTTATTAGATAAAAAAGAAATTAATATAAATATAGATTACACCAAATTCCCAGAATTTACTCACTTTAGTTCAGCTCAAACTAGATTAGAAAATTTTTATTACAAAGTTAGTTTATTAGAGTCATACTCTTCATCAATATCAACCTTAGATAATACAACCTCCTCTGCTGATACAAGTGGAAGTAAAGCTGTTTATGAAAGCAAAATTAGTAATATAATTAAAAATTTTGATGGGTATGATTATTATTTATATTATGAAAGTAGTTCATATGCTTGGCCTAAAACTACATCTACTAAACCATATGAATTAGCAAAAATATCCAGCCCCGAAGTTGTTAGTTGGTTTGGGAGCTCAAATGAAGATAGCCCTATATATGGTGGATTAACACTCTCAGCTTCATTATTTGATAGGGATAATAAAGATAATCTTAAATTTTCTATTCCTGAATATTTAAGAAATGACCCAAATAATGCACAATATGAACTATTTGTTGATATGGTTGCCCAGCACTATGATAATATTTGGATTTATCATAAAGAATTAACCCAAAAATATGATGCTGATAACCGTTTAAATCAAGGTATATCAAAAGATATAGTTTCTGATGCTATTAAAGATTTTGGGGTTAAATTATACCAAAATAACTTTTCAAATGATGATTTATACACAGCATTTTTAGGATTAACACCTGATGGAGGATTATTCCCATTCCCAAACATAACAGGATCATTACCTACCCCAACTGGGTTTGAGTATGTTAATACTTTAATATCTGCTTCTAATGATATTATACCATTAGATGATGTAAATAAGTCGTTATATAAACGAATTTATCATAACATACCATACTTATTAAAAGCAAAAGGTACTATACCTGGTTTGCGCGCTCTTATAACTTCTTATGGTATTCCTGATACAATATTAAGAATAAACGAATATGGAGGCAAAGATAAGATTAATGTAAATGATTGGGATCATTGGCAAAGAGAATTTAATTATGCTTTTAAAACTGATGGAGATAATTTTATTACTTCTTCATGGGATGCTTCTTCACCTTGGAATAGTGCATCTGATGTACCTGACACTGTAGTATTTAGATTTAAAACTAATGGTTTACCTACATCCAATATTCCTTATTCTCAAAGTTTATGGAATAAAAATAACAACTCTCATTTAGTTTTAAGATACACAGGATCTGCTTATACAAGTGCTTCTTATTCTGGGTCAATTATAGACCCTTATTACCAATATGCTTATTTAGATTTTTATCCTTCATATACAAGTAACCCCACAGTTTCTTGTAGTGTATATTTACCATTTTTTGATGGAGATTGGTGGTCTGTAATGATTAATAGAACTGTAGGAAGTACTGATGAATTTAAGTTGATTGCTGCTAATAAAACATATAAAGAGGGAAATAATGGAACCCAAATTGGTTTTATTGAATCATTTACAACCCAGGTTGATGGTTCAGATTGGGATCTTAATGTAGTTCCTTCTATTTTTGCTTCTAGTAGTACTATAAATGGAAATTCCTACACCCCATTTTCAGGATCTTTACAAGAAATTAGATATTATACTGTTCCTATTAGTGAGAGTGTATTTAAAGACTATGTAATGAATCCTCACTCAATTGAGGGTAATACAATAAATAGTTCACCTGATGAATTGATTTTTAGAGCATCTTTAGGGGGAGAACTTTACACAGGATCAGTTTCAATACACCCAAAAATAACAGGTTCATGGGCTATAACTCAATCTTTTACTGATGGAAGTGATAGTAATTTTTATTTTAATACAACACCAACATTTGTACCTAATGTAGAAACATTTTTTGCAGATCAACCTGTAGCTGGTTTAAGAAATATAATTAAAGATAAAATTAGAATTGAAAATAATGTAATACCTGAAGGTAATACTTTATCACCATTTATGTCATTATCCCAAATGGCAAATGTATCTCAAAGTTATACTCCTGGTATAAATTATTTAGAGGTAGCATTTTCTCCTACAAATGAGATAAATGAAGATATAATGGACCAAATTGGGTATTTTAATATGGGTGATTATATTGGTGACCCAAGATTAAGATCCTCATCAGCTACTTCATACCCTGATTTAGATAATTTAAGAAATGATTATTTTGAAAAATATACAAAGAATTACAATTTAAAAGATTTTATACGTTTAATAAAGTTTTTTGATAATTCTTTATTTAAAATGATTAAAGATTTTGTACCTGCACGTACAAGCCTTGCCTCTGGTGTAGTTGTAAAACAACATTTATTAGAAAGAAATAAATACCCACAACCACAATTATCTTTTGAAAATGAAATCTATACTGCATCAATTGATATGGTTGCAATTTCAGGTGGTGCCGCAGGTGTATTTAATGAATTTAATACTGTAACTAATACTTCTCAAAGTTGGTACGAAACAGTTGAAACTATATCAGGCTCAGTTACAACATTTCATGATTCACAAGAAGAATTTTATAATGGAGAATTAAGTGGCTCACATATAGTTGTTTCAACTCAAAACTTTAATGCTGGATGTGATCCTTATAAAAAAATTAACCCAAGAGCAATAGAATATAATGGCGTAAGAGTTTACAGTGGAAGTGTTTCAGGTGAAAATTATTTATTTGGTGAATGGATGAGTGATAATAATCACCCTACAAATGGATATGTATCAATGTATTATACTAAAACAGAATTTCCACTCCCTGTCCCTGACCCTAATGATGTTATGTAATTTTAAAAATAAAACAGAATGCCCTCTTTAAATAATGATGGAATAAGATATATAAAAATATCTAGAATAGATAAGAATGGAGTTGACCAAACTCCTACTCTTCAATCTCTTAATAAGATAACTATACCTTATAGTACAGGGGACATTACATATACTGTTATTAACATAACCGAAAGATTAACATTCTTTCTATATTATGTAAATCTTGCAGGAGTTGAATGGGATGATAGAGCTGAAATAAAATATGATTTTACAGGATCCATTTTAAATTCATCTAAAAGATATCAAACTACCCAAGATATGTCAGGTGCACCTGATTTATATATTAAGTTTCCTATAATATCTTCTTCAAATGATAATTTAAATTTTTTAAATCTTGGGCCTTCTACTAATTTTGATAATAATAATTCTTTAAATACATATAGACTTTTAACCTACCCCCAAGAAACCCTCCAAATTAATTTTTCAGGATCAGTAATGTTTGAACCCTTTACTAGTGGATTTGGTGTATCATCTGAAGTTGCATTAGTTCTCTTAAAAAAAGATGGAGTTGAACCTATATTACTTCAATCCTCCCCTTATAGTATTCCTTCTTCAAAACAATCTTTTACTTTAAATAAAACTCTCCCAATAACATCAAGTTTCCATATATCTGCTTCATTATCTTCAAGTTTGCAGCCTGGAGATTCTTTATTTGCAGCTTTGGGTGCTTTCCCTACTTCAGGAAATGAACAAGTAACTGCTTCTTTTACCTCAGATACAACCTTTACAATTTCCTCTTCAAATGCAACAGGTCAACAAGTTGGACTAGTTGCAGAACCATATTTTGGTTCAAATGATTTTAATAGAGCACTTGATTGTCAACCCTTATTAAATAATGCTGAAAGAGTTAGAAGACATAATTTATATCAAGATATTGATTATTCTGCTGGGGTAAATGAACCTGTTAATTTTGATTTATTAATAAGTGGGAGTGCTACAAGAGCTGAAGTACAATTTTCAAACTATACAACTCGTAGACATATAATACCACGTTATATAGGTTCAAAATCAACCTCTCAAGAATTAAATACTTGGACAGAAGGAGATACTGGAACTTATGGTAAAACACCAACAGTAGAAAGTCTTAAAACTGTTGTAGCATATTGTGATTTTATAGGTGGATGGCCTCCTGAAAGAATGAATGCCTCAACAGCACATATCTTATATATTATTGACCAAGATGGTAATATTGGAATTCCAAATACTTCCGAAAATTCTTTATCTAATGTACAAGGTGCTTTTCAAACTGGAGAAAGATTTAGAATAAGCTCTGAAACTATTGGGTCTGGTGAAGCTACACCTTTTAGAACAGTAATTAGAGGTGGACAAAGGCTTGAACCTATCCTATCTACCCAAAGTGGTAGTGTACCTGGAGCACAATGGACAGAGATTGAATTAGTAGATATTCAAGCAACCTCAGGTAGTGCTGTAGGGGATTTTCAAAACACTGGATATGTAGCAGAAACTATAAATTCTGGGGGTACCCCATCTTATTTTAAAACCCAAAGAATAAGATTAACCCCAAACCAAGATAGTGGGTATAGTTATATCACAACAAATGTAACCGGTCCAAATAATGAAAAGTATAGTTATTACACAGTTCCTTTAGGAGCCATACAAGAAAACATTACATTAAATTTTACTGTTAATTTAGATATTGGTTGGATTTGGTTCCTCAATTCTCCATTCCCTTCTGATATTACTTTAGGAGTTATTTTAAAAAGAAATAATGACACAGTAGGTCTTACCCAAATAGAAATAGGATTTAATAAAGATGTAATCCCAACAGCATTTGGAACTTTTACTTTACTAGCCACAATCCCCACTACTACCCTCTCAATCCCAGCTTCTGAACTTAGTGAAAATGATCAAATATCAATTGAAATTCAAGCTGACCCTGGTAATGGTGCTTTCCACCCTAGCTTCCCAGGAATAACAATATTGGATCAGAGTAACTATTCAATTACCCAAAACCCAATTCCAACTTCATTAATCATACCATCAGAAACAACAAATAGTGACATATGGGGTTATTATGATAAAACAAATTATCCAAATATAATAACTTCTTCGGATGATGTATCTGGATCCTTAGGAACACTTTATGGTGACTTAAATGTTAGACAACAATCTGTACCTAATTCTGGTCTTAATCCTATTGCTTTACCTTGGTCTATTAAATATGGAGATGAATTTAGATTTGAGGGAGATGAAAGATTTACATATATGGTTAAAAAAGTATATGGTCCAAATGAAGGGGCTGGTTCAAGAATTACCCCAACAGGTTCAATAGAAGTACAATTTGATAAAAATTTACCTATAAGTGCCAGTTTTGATGCTTTTAACTTAGATCACTTTTTAATTAGAAGATATGTTGATGATGCTTCACAAGTTATTATGGAAGGATTCAAACCAGAAAATTCAACTGGTCCGTTTATTATAACACCTGAGTATGTAGTTCCTAAAATGAATAAAAAAGTAGATGAATATATTACGATTCTTACCGAAAAAGGTTTGCTCTAGTAATATTTATTAATATATTGCAATAATAACTATAATAAAAAATGGGATATTTAAATAACCAAGTCATAACAGTTGACGCCATACTAACAAAAAAAGGAAGAGAATTATTAGCTAAAAATGATGGTTCTTTCCAAATCACACAGTTTGCTTTAGCAGATGATGAAATAGATTACACTCTATATAATCCTACACACCCTTCAGGATCTACATTTTATGGAGAAGCAATTGAAAATATGCCCCTACTTGAGGCATTCCCAATTGAAACTCAAATTATGAAGTACAAATTAGCAACTCTACCTCGTGGAACAGCTAAATTACCTGTACTTGATTTAGGATATTCTGCTGTAACGCTAAAACAAGGAGCTTCTCTCGCAATCACCCCTCAAACCTTAAACTTTTTAGGGAATAACCAAACATTTGAAACTAGTGGATATTCTGCTACAATTTCTGATGTTAGATTATTATCAACATTTGATGGTATTGGAATCAACACAGATGCTGCTCAAGCAGCTAATACTGCAACTACAACACTAGGAACTAATGTTTCTAGAACAATTATTGGATCTCAAATTAATCTAAGAGCAACAACTGTAAATACATTATTTGGATCTAATACCTCATTAGCTGCTACTTTAACTGTAGTAGGATTAGATAGTGGAGCAAGATTAACAATCCCATTAACTATTACACAAACAACCAAAGAATAAAACTAAATTATGTCATTTAAAAGATTTGATGCCGAAGACTTTGTAGTAAGTAGTGATTCAATTACTTCTACTTTATGGTCAACAGGTGCTCCAACATTAACACAGTTTTTTACTTCATCTGTCCAAGAGGCAGGATCATCAGGAGATTTTTATTTAACTGTTTATCAAACAGCCTCTACACTAACTTCTGCTACCCCACAATTTGAAATAGCCTATGCTGATTCAGTAGGAAGTGGTAGTCAAGTTTATAATACAGTAGTTGATGGGAAATCACCATCTCTATCAGTTTATGGTCAATATAGAGCATTAATATTAGAAGATGAAAATGCTGATTTTATTTTTGGTTCTAGTACTAATATAATAACCGGTAGTCACTTTTGGGTAATATCCATTGATAGAGCACAATATAAAGAAAGTTTATTCCCTGGATCCCTTAACTTAAAACTATCAGGGTCTGGAGGAATTGAAGAAATTAATCTAACAGATGACTCTCAAGACAACCCTGTTAATAGATTTTTAGGATCTTCAAGATACTTCCAACTAATTTCAGGATCAAATGGTACATCACGTGGTTTAGCAAATGGTGGTTATGTACCTGGTTCAGGTTCTTATGGTTTAGTATTCCCAGATTTAGGAACTATTTTATTAAACCCAGATGCTATTTCTCAATCTATAGGAGTTGATACATTAAGAAATTCCGCTCTTAGTAATACAGATAATAACCCAAAAATATTAGTTAATTCTATAATATCTGGTTCTTCATTTGAGTTAAATTCAGAAGAAACAATTACTTCTGATTATATATTTGTTAGAGCAAGAAATAGTGAGTTTAATTATTCCGAAAACCCTTCATTTATATCAGGTTCAACAGGTGAGGTAATATATGATGCTTTTGTTAATCATCCTCAAGTATATGCAACTACAGTAGGAATGTATAATGATAGTAATGAGTTATTAGCTGTAGCTAAATTATCAAAACCATTATTGAAAGACTTTACTAAAGAATCATTAGTAAGAGTTAAATTAGATTTTTAAAATGAATGAGTGTTTACAAACCATTTATAACATCAGATATTGTAGTATCTCCTTTTGAGGTAAATAAATCCTTTTCTTTTCAAGGTGCATCTGCACTTACCGCATCTAATGTTTCTATAGATAGGTATATTGGTCAAAACATCATTTCATCTTTATATGTCTCTGGTTCAAATCCAACAGGATATGTTACAACCCAAGATAAAAAACTAATATATGATTCAATTAAAGAATTATATTACTCTAACTTTATAGGTGGGGACGATGGTGCACCTGCAGGTACAGCATCATTTAATAATGATGGAACAGTAACAGGTCCTAGATATACCCCTAATTACTATAACTATCTATCTTCAACTTTATTAGCTAATAGATATATACCAACAGGATCAGATCAAATAATAGGAGTTATTTCTATACCTTCTAACTTATATGGTGAACATATAAAACTTGATTCTATAACTATTTCTACTCCAAATTATACTATTACTGATGATGGAAATGGAAACATGCTTACAGGATCTTTAAAAGTAGGGGATATAATATATGAACATGGTATTATAGTTTTAACTAGTGATGGAATTGAACCTATAGGAGATGATGGTTATGGTTATGTAAATTATGGAACAGCTATTTATGGTCTTAGTGATCAAGCATTTATAAATGAATTCATTAACACCCCAGATTTTACTTGTTCATTTGAAAGTACATCTACTATATATGAATCCCAATATAAATGTACATTACGCCAAAATGAGTTTAATTTTTCACAAAATCCAACATTAATAACAGGTAGTTCTCTAGATAGTACTTTATATGATTTTGCAACAGGCTCATACTTTACTCCCTATGTAACCACAGTAGGTATGTATAATAATGCTAAAGAATTAATTGCAGTAGCAAAATTAGCTCAACCTCTCCCAATCTCTCAAGTTACAGATACTTCTATTCTTGTTAACTTAGACTTATAAAATCATGAACTGGACATATAACAAAAAACAAATTGAGGATCTTTCTCAATTCCCAGAAAACACATTTGGGTTTATTTATAAAATAACTCATATATCAACTAATAAATCTTATATTGGTAAAAAGGTATTATATCATAATCGTAAAGTTAAATTAACAAAAAAAGATTTAGCTTTATATGAAGGAATAGTAGGCCGTAAACCAGGTTATAAAATAGCAACTAAAGAATCTGATTGGAAAACTTATTGGGGATCAAATAAACCTTTAAATGAATTATTAAAGACAGAACCAAAAGAAAATTTTACTAAAGAAATTTTAAAATTTGCACCAACAAAAAAATTACTAACATATTACGAAACACAAGTTTTATTTGTGTATAGAGTTTTAGAAGAACCCGAAATGTACTATAATGATAACATTTTAGGCAAGTTTTTTAGAAAAGATTTTGATTAGCAAAATCCATTTCATACATTATTTATATGGTAAATGAACTACTGGTTAATCTAGTAAACAAAGTTTTAGGTAAAGGAAAGCGTACTGCTCGAGGTAATCAAGCTCATAACTGTCCTTTTTGCCACCACCATAAACCTAAATTAGAAGTAAATTATACAGAAAGTAAAAAAGGTATTAATTTATGGCAATGTTGGGTATGTGGTAAAAAAGGCAAAACTATAAGAAGTTTATTCAAACAGTTAAATGTATCATCTGATTATTTTCAAGAACTATCTAAGTTAGTAAAAAACGTATCTAGTAATGAAAATCATGTTATTAAAATAGAACAACTAGAGTTACCAAAAGAATTTAAAAAGTTTTCAAATAATAAAGATATTATAGCAAAACATGCTTATTCGTATTTAAAAAAAAGAAATGTAACAGTACAAGATATTTTAAAATATAATATAGGATATTGTGATTATGGTAGATATTCTAAAATGGTTGTTATACCTTCATATGATAACAATGGTAAATTAAATTATTTTACCGCGAGATCATTTGAAAAAGACCCTTATATAAAATACCGTAATCCTGATGCTTCACGCGATATTATACCGTTTGAATTATTTATTAATTGGGATTTACCCATTATACTATGTGAAGGACCTTTTGATGCTATGGCTATTAAACGTAATGCTATACCATTATTTGGTAAAAACATTCAACCGTCTTTAATGAAAAAAATAGTTGAATCTAAAGTTGAAAAAATATATATTGCTTTAGATAATGATGCAATAAAACAAGCTTTAAAATTTTGTGAACAACTTTTAAATGTTGGAAAAGAAGTTTATTTTGTTGAATTGCAAGGGAAAGACCCAAGTGAGTTAGGTTTTGAAAACTTTACTAAACTAATACAAACAGTTACTCCATTAACTGAATATAATCTTATGGAGAAAAAATTATCTCTCATATGAAGAAAAGAAATGTAAAAAAATCTTATAACCGTATCTTAGAAATTTCTGAAGACGCGAAACAAATAACCCTACCAGATTCCAGATATTATCGTAGAAATGGTAAGTATTATCCTTCTGTAACTTATGTTTTAAGTTATTATCCTAAAGGTAAATTTTTTCAAGATTGGCTAAAAAAAGTAGGACATTCTGCAGATTGGATTGTTAAAAAAGCATCTGAAGAAGGTACTCAAGTTCATGAAATGTGTGAAGATTATCTTAATGGTAAAGAACTTAATTTTTTAGATAAAAATGGTTATCCACAACATAATCCTGATGTATGGCAAATGTTTTTACGTTTCGTTGATTTTTGGGAGGAATACAACCCTACCTTAATTGAAACAGAAGTACATTTATTTTCAGATGAATTAAAAGTAGCAGGTACTTGTGATATGGTATGTGAAATTGAAATTAATGGTAAAACAGAATTATGGATTATTGATTTTAAAACTTCAAACCATCTTCAAACAACATATGATTTACAAACAGCTGTTTATGGACAAATGTATAAAGAATGTTTTGGTAAAGAAGCGGATCGTTATGGTATTTTATGGCTAAAATCTAGTAAAAGAAAACCTTCAAAAGATAAAATACAGGGTAAAGGATGGGAAATGTATGAATCAAAACGTACACAAGAAGAAAATTTAGATATTTTTAAAACTGTTAAAAAATTATTTGATTTAGAAAATCCTAGACATTCTCCAATATTTACTGAATTTAAAACGGTTGCTAAAAGAAAACTTTAATATGTATAATCATGGTAAGTCTAGTAAAACTATTAAAAGAGATCCAATCCCCACCTAAAGCCATATTTTTAGCTGGACCTGCAGGAAGTGGTAAATCCACTTTTATTAAAAATAATATCCCTAATTTAAAAGTAATTAATGTAGATGACACATATGAAGAATTACTTAAACAAGCAGGCTTAGATAAACCTCAATCAACTTTTACTTCAGATGAATTGTCTCAATCATCTAAATTAATGAGTAGAGCTCGTAAAGAAACAACAGCAAAACTACAATCTGCTCAAGAAGAGGGAGAAAGTATTATAATTGATGGTACCGGAGCAGCTTCAAATCCTATATTAAAGAAAAAAACACAATTAGAAGATTTAGGATATGATACAATGATGGTAATGATATATGTTTCACCACTTGTATCTTTAGAACGTAATAGATCTAGAGGAGAAGCAGGAGGTAGATCACTTCGCCCTTCAATTATAGTTCGTACTTGGGAAAAAGTAAATAAAAATATTAATACTTTTCAAAACATGTTTGGAGATAATTTTATTTTAGTAAATAATGACCCTAAAGGAGTAGATAAAACATATAATGAAAAAGAAGTTCAAAATTATTTTGATCAAGTAACTGCTGCTCGTGAATATAGTGACGAAGAAATAGAAAAAAAGAAAGCTGAACAACAAGAACTTGAATCCTCTATTAAACAACTACTCTCAGACTTACCTGAATTTACATCCCAAGACCAAATAAAAAGTAAAATAAATGGATTCCTTAACTAAATCACTCATTAAAGATCTTTTACCTGAAAGTATAGATGGTAAAGAGGTTACTGCTGTTTTTGGTGGTGGATTTAAACCACCTACTGCAGGTCATTTAGCTGTAATTCAAAATGCCTTAAAAGATAATCCTGAAATAGATAATATTATAATTTATGTTGGGAGTAAAGTAAGAGATGGGATTACACAAGATCAAGCATATAAAATTTGGGATGAACATTATAAACCTTTAATTGGTAAACCAGTCAGAATAGAAAAATCAGTTTCCCCAATTGGAGATATTTATAGATATGCTAAAGACAATCCTGAAGATTCTATATATTGGATTATAGGAGCAAGAGAAGGAAGAGAAGATGATATGCAAGATATATCAGCTAGATCAGTATCTATAGATAAACATCCAAATTTAGATTTAAAAATAACATCTACCCCAGATGGTGGAATGAGTGGTACTAATGCTAGAAAAGCATTAATGAATAATGATAAAGAAGTTTTTAAATTTTTTATACCTATTAATGCTAATCTAGATGAAATTTGGAATATTTTAACATCATCTACTTTAAATGAAGGTGATCCTAAAAAAGGTACAGGTAAAAAACCTAAAGGATCAGGTAGACGTTTGTATACAGATGAAAATCCAAAAGATACTGTTAAAGTTAAATTTTCTACAAGACAAGACATAATAGATACTTTAAATAAAACTTCTTTTAAATCTAAATCTCATGCTCGTCAATCTCAAGTAATTAATTTAATACACCAAAGAGTAAGAGCTGCTTTAAGTAGAACAAAAGATCCTCAAAAGAAAGCTAAATTACGTTCTGCTTTTGAATATATTAAAAAACGTAAAGAAGCATCTAAGAAAAAAACTCAACGTTTAAAAAAACAAAAAACTAATGAAGCTATAGATACTAATTTTGATAAAGTTAAATTTTATTATGATTATTATACTAATGTTTCCCCATCCCCATTTGAAATTACTATGGAAGAAAATAATATTAAAATAAGTAATATTATAGAACCTTATCCTTCTAATTTTGGCCCTAAAGATGTAAGACAAATTCCTGTAAATCAAAATTTAGAAGAAAACTTAAATGAAGATATTTTAGAAAAAACATCTTTAGTTTTACCAAGAGGTAAAAAAATATACCTGCAAGCTGAAAGTGAAGACTATAATAGAGGATTAATTGTTGAATTAACTAAAGAAGGTGGATATAAAATGAACTATTGGTATGGAGATGATGCTAAAGTATATCCTGTTGAAGTATTAGTAGATGATGAATCAATTAAACCTGATGCTAAGGAAGTTTATATGAAATTCCACCCAGAACTAAAAAAAGAAAATGTTGCTCCTGACCATAATGGTAAAGCTGCTCCGTTTGGTTCGGGATATAAACCACTTAATGAAAATGCTACATATTCTAATCATATAGACTATAAGCAAGAAATTATAAATTTAACAGATCATATGTTAAAAAAAGGTATGAATGTTAAACCTTTACCTAAAATAATATTTAAGCACAATAATGAAGAAAATGCTAAAAAATTTTTAGGTAAAACTGCATATTATGATCCAAACAATAAAATAATAGTATTATATACTGAAGGTAGACATCCTAAAGATATAGTAAGATCATATGCTCATGAAATGATTCATCATATTCAAAATTTAGAAGGTAGACTAAAAGATATTAGTACTACTAACACAATGGAAGATGATTATTTAAATGATATAGAAAGAGAAGCATATACAAAAGGTAATATGCTTTTTAGAAATTACACAGATGGAATAGACGGAGAAGAAGTTACTAGTTTAAATGAAAAGGAAAAACCATATAAGCATAAACATGGATTTGATAAAAATTTAGGTAAAGATCCTTTTGGTTTAAATCAATTTGCTAGAGAATTAGCTACTTTAGAAGAAGGTCGTTATGATACCTTATCAAACCAAATTTCAAGAGATATATTTAATTTTTGGAAAGAAGATTTTGATGAAGGTGAAATGGATTCAACATATGAAGATAATTATGATTTTCCTCCAAGAGGTATTCAAGTTTATGCACAAATAATATACAAACCCAAATTTGGTAAACTTAAAGTAGATGGTGGAAGTGATTATGCTTACATAGATAAAAAAAAGAAAAAAGAATACCCTGGTTTTATTAAAATAAACTTTATAGTTGATCCTGAAATGTTGCCTAAATTTTGGGAAGAAATTTCTATGAATCTTAAAGATGTTGTAAGACATGAAATTGAACACATAACCCAATCAGGTGACTCAAAAACTAAAAAGGAAGATTTTGATGAAGATTTTGATATGACAATACGAGCTTTAGTAAAAGCTGATATAATTCCACAAGCTGAATATTTTAAATTACCAAAAGAAGTAGATGCTAATTTACAAGGAATGTATTTTAGAGCTAAAAAAGAAAGAAGACCATTTGCAGATGTAATAAATACTTATTTAGATGCCCAAGATATTACTCCTAAAGATAAACAAATAATATTAAATCTTTGGAGAAGTAGAAGAAAAGCATTAAGTTTACCTAAATTTTAACCATGTCAAATTTATTTGAATTATATAAATTAATTAAAGAAAATGAAGTATCTGCGTATACTATCTATTTAGACATGGATGGTGTAATAGCTGATTTTGACCAACGATTTTTAGATTTATCTGGAATGACACCTGATGAATATAGAGATAAATATGGTATGAATCAATTTTGGGATTTTATAGATATAGAAAATAAAGTTAGATTTTGGGCTGGTATACCATTAATGCCTGGGGCTAAAAAATTAGTAGATTATGTTTCACAATATGATTATGAAATATTAACTGCCCCTTCTATTAAAAAACAATCAAGATTAGGGAAAATGATATGGTTACGTAAAATCCATTCTGATTTATTCCCTAATACACCTAAAGTTAATTTTAAACCTGCAAAAGAAAAACATAAAATTAAACCATCTTTAACCAAATCAGACATACTTATAGACGATAAGGCAAGCACAATTGATAATTGGAATAATGCAGGAGGTATAGGAATATTATATACATCAGCAGAAAATACAATTGATCAACTTAAACAACTAGAAATATAATGTCAGATTCAGTATTAAAAAAACAATTCCAAAAACGAGATGTAGAACGCCTTAGAAATTTAGTAAAAGGTAAGACAGGTAATAAAACTACAACTGGTATAGGTTATAATGGTGAAGAATCAATTTCACATAAAGAAGGTGATGTTTGGGAAGAAGATGGTAAAACATGGACTATTCGAGATGGTATAAAAGAAAATATAACAAAATTAGATAAATTTAAAAACGTTGCTGTTCCAATATTTTGTCCAAACTGTAAACAAGTTATGGATAAACAGTTAGACCCACATTACTATAAAGCTTATGGAGAATGTGTTGACTGTAGAGCAACTACTGAAACAAAGTTAAAGAATGAAGGTAAATGGGAAGAGTATATTAATACTACGTTTAATAAAGAAATAGATATTAATATTGAAGAATATAAAAGTTTTATGGAAGATATGCTTTCTGAAAGTAATAATAATTATATTACAGAGGCGGGTGATATACAAAAATGGGTTGGTGGAATTGACAAAAACCGTGCCAATACAGCTATGGAAGAAGGAATTAATTATTTAAAAAATCTTAAGAAATAAAATGGAAAACCTCACTATGATCACAACAATCCTAGTCGCATTAATAACAGCAGTACTAGGCCCAGTAGCTGTAACTTGGGTTAAAGCTAAATTAGAACGAAAAAAGAAAGAAACCCCAATGGGAGAAGCACTTGAATCTAGCTCTTTAATAGATGACCAACTTACAGAAATTATGGAAGAGTTAGGTTGTGATAGAGTATGGGTAGCTCAATTTCACAATGGTGGACATTTTTACCCAACAGGAAAATCAATTCAAAAGTTTTCTATATTTTATGAAAAATGTAATCCTTCAATCCCACACCTTCAATCTATTTTCCAAAATATACCTGTATCTTTATTCCCTAAAGTATTATCTAAAGTATACAAAGATGGAGAATTAGAAATACTTAATGTAGAAACAGAAGAAAATTCATTTGGTATATCTGCTCTAACCAACCAGTTTAAAACAAAATCTATTTGTATGGTTGGATTAAGAAGTTTAGATGGTCATTTAATTGGAGTAATGGGTATTTCATTTATTAATGAACATAACTTAGTTAAAGATGATTGGATTATTATTAGACAAAAAGAGGGTATTATAGGAACACTTTTATCTAATTATTTATATAAACAAAAATCTTAATATAATAGTGCGTATTGCGCTAATCTCATATATTTATAATAAATTAAAATAAAATGAAAGATAACTTTGATTTAAAAAAGTTTTTAGTAGAAAATAAATCTATTGAAAATTCCAATCCTTATTTAAAGGAAAACCAATATGAAAAAGATGCTGAAGCAGATGATGCTGAACACATTGATGCTTTAGAAAAAGATATGGCTGATGATAAGAAAACTTCTTTACGTAAAAAAATTCGTGAAATGATTATTAACGAATTAAGTGAAGAAATGGATCCTGAACTTGATTATGAAGGAACAAGTGAGGAAGAAATGTATGGTGATTATGATGATGATGAAAAATCTTACTATCAACATTCACACCAAACTGATATTGAGCTAGAAGAAATGATGGATCCTGAAGATGAAGAGGAAGAAATAGATTATGAAGAGCAAAAAAGACAAGCAGAAGAAGAAGCTGAAATAGCAGCTTATCTTAGTAGTATACCATTTGAAGAATCTTTAGACGAAGCTGAAGAAGATGAAATAGAAACTGATGAATCCGAAGACACAGAGGAAGCACCTGAAGAGGAAGAAACTGAAGAAGAAGAAACTGAAGAAGAATCTGAAACTGGAGGTGGATTAGAAGATATAGCCGCTGATATGAAAGGTGATGAAGGTGATCTTATGGACCACTTAATATCAGCTCTAAAAGTATCCAAAGGAATGGACAACGAAAAACTTACTACTCAAATAGGAAACACCTTAAAATTCTTTGTAGGTGAGTACATTGGAGGAGAAGAATAAATAATAAAATCTATATAAAATAAAAATTATGAACTTAAATGAAATTATTGAAGCTATTAAAGAACAAGTAGTAACTTTAGAAGCTGAAAACGAAAAAACAACAAAAGTCTCTCGTACACGTGCACGTAGAGCAGCTAATGAAATTAAAAAATTAGCAGCTGAGTTTAAAAGAACTTCAACTGCTGAAGATAAAGCTTAATATGAAGCAATTAACCAATGAAGCGTTCTCTCCTGAGGAATCCAAAAAGATATATGACAATTTTTTGTCTATAATTGGAACTCGGAGAGACAAATTGGTTAAAAGATATGGCTCTGAAGCTGAAAAAGTAGCATACGCTAAAGCTGTTAAACAAGTTAAAAAACAAGCAGAAAAAAAATCTATGGAAAAAGAAATAGAAGAAGGCACTTGTGGATATGGTGTAGACGGAAAAATAGGAAACACACCCGCTGGTCCTTCATTACTTAAACTTAAAGAAATGGTTAAAGATGCTTTAAAAAATCCTAAAAAAGCAGATTTAAATAAAGATGGTAAGCTTTCTGATTATGAAAAAAAGCGTGGAGCTGCTATTGAAAAATCGATGATGAAGGAATTTGAAACAGATGAAGAACTTATTGCAGACGAACCCATATCAGAAGATATTGATTTAGGACATCAAGATGATGAACCAGGTATGTTAAAAGCTGATGTATATCGTATTGGAAAATATGCTATGGAGCTTTATAAAATGCTTGATAAGTTTGATAAAATGGATAATGAAGTAGATTTTCCACATTGGTGGCAATCAAAAATATCTAAATCAAAAGATATGATTGTTTCTGCTAAACATTATCTTGATTTTGAAATGAAAGAACCTCAAATTGATGCAATGGTAGATGTTGCAAGTGAGGAAGGAGTAATTGATGAATCTTTACGTAAAAAATTAGCTGAAACTTTTTTACAAAAATTACACGAAGACCCAGATACTACTAGAGCTGTAAAAAGATTAGAACCTATTTTACTTGATATTCTTAACGGAATTAAGGATGTAGATAATAGTCAAGAAGATACTGAAGAAGATGTAGAACAATTAGACACAAGTATAGATTATCTTGCATCTGTATTAACAGATAAATCCCCCATCGATATAGCCACAGATCAACAATCATTTCAAAAATACACTACTAAATAAAAATGACTAGAGAAGAACTACAAGGTAAACTAAAAATTTTAATTAAACAGGTGTATTCTAATAGAACTATTACACCTGAGGAAGCTGTTCAGTATGATGAACTAACTAAGTTTCCTGAGTTAAAAGCTGTTATTGTAGATCTTTTAACACCTGAATATGATAATTTTGTAGCTTCAATTGATTGGGTTGCACCACGTCCTTCTACATTTAGAATTAATTTAAAAAATGATCAACTATTTTACTTAATTTATGGTAAAAGAAGTTTTATAGCCCAAATTGAAGGTAAAAAATACTACTTGTTAAACCTCCCAGAAGAACAACATGCTGCAGAAGCAATAGCTCGTATTTTAAGATATGGGGTTAAACCTGAAGAGGAAGAAGAAGGTGGAGATATGGGAGGAGATATGGAAGCTGAAACCCCACCAACTGAAGAACCATCAACTGAAGAACCACCAACTGAAGAACCAGAAACATAATGGACGTTTTAGATAAATTTTTACATGGTATAGCTTATAAATTTCCTAAAGGATATCCTGACATGAATGATCCTAAGGATAAAGATATGCTGTTTAAAATGATCCATGAAGTAACAGAAGAAAAATCTTTATTAAAAGAAGGAAACGAACAATATGATAAGGTTATTTTAAATGCTTTAAACATAGATACTATTCCTCAATCTAAAAATAGATATAAATTTGGAGGTAGTTCAACATTTGATATCCAAGTTAAATCTGATGACTTAGATATATGGAAAAAATTATGGAGTGTAAAACCACCTAAAGTAGGTAAAGAAGTAGGAACTGCTGGTTCTTTAGGAGTAGGAAATGGGGAAATTTCTCTTTATTGGTTATATAATTACTCTAATAGTGGGGTTGATGTTACTATGGGAAGAGAAGGAGATGACCCTGATTTAAAGTTTAATGGAGTAGGAGTAGAGGTTAAAGCTTATGATAAACATACTGGATTATTAAATTTAGGTAGATATGGAGCTGATAAAGAAAACTTACGTTTACTAGGAATGATTTTTGGACTTAATAACTTAGTTAAAGTACTAGGAAAAGATGAAGTAATAAAAACCATTAACCCAACAAATTTTAAAGGCACAGATTTAATCCCAGCTATGGAAAATGTAGTAAAATTAAAAAATTTAGAATTAGGTGATTTAGCAAAAACATATCCTTTATTTGCTACTATTAAAAATAATATAGATTCTTTAGTTGATAAATTAGGAAATTTTAGTACTGCTGAAGAAGGAGCTAGGAATATGGCACATGAATTAGTTACTGCTAAACTTAAAAGAAAACCTGGAACTGGTGGTTTTTTAGCTAGTCTAAAAGAAGATGGTGATGTTAGATTTTTTGCTGTTGATTTAGAAAAATTAAAAACAGATGATAATTTTTTAAGTAATTTTAAATCCGCTCAAAGTGCCTTAGCTTTAAATTTTGATAAATTATTTTAATATGACACGTTTAACAAATTTAATAAAAGAAGTATTATCTACTCAACCAAAAAAGAAAGATTGTAACTGCGGTTGCAATACTTGTGATAATGTAGGTAATGAAGGTGTGTTACTAAATGAAAATAAAGCTCCTAAACAAATACTATCGGAAAATCTGCAATATCACGTGCAAAATAAATTACCACTAACCGAAAACACATTCCGTTATGGTTCCGAATCTTTCCTTAATTTATGGCAAGAAGCACGTTATTTATATTTACGTGAAATTATTCATGTAAATGATGATGATAAAGAAATTTTAGAAGAAACTGACTTAGGTAACTATGGAATGTATGAAGGTAAAAAAGTACCTTTAGGTTTACCTATGGAAAATATAGTTAATGAGTCTTTTAATATAGGTGATAAAGTAAAGTTTGTTGGTGATAAGTCTAGTTTTAAAAACTTAGACCCAAATAAAATATATATTATTGATGATATAATACGTGACACACTTTTTAATGATGTGCGATATATAGTTGGTGAAGAGCCTCTAAAAGTAGATGATATTCAACTTGCTGAATCAGAAGATTTGGATTGGGAAGATGATTGGGAAGATGATAATAACATATACACTGGACCTGCTAGTTATGGTATAGATAGAAGAACATGGGATAGGGATTGGAAATTACCTAAAGACAACTTATTTAACGCTAGTAAAACTATAAAAGCTACTAATAACAGAATGGATGCTATTAGAAAAATGTTAGAAAGATTCCCTAAAGAATTAGATAAATTTGAAAATGATCCTAACTACCCAGCATTTGATATGAATTATGACGAGTTAGTAAAGTGGTATAGATCAATATCAAATTTTACTCTTCAAGAAGCTAAGAAAAAGAAAAAGAAAAAAAATCCCCCTATAGGAAAACCAAAACGTGGTGGTCCTAAGGCATATTATGTTTATGTTAGAGATCCTAAAACAAAACGTATTAAAAAAGTTACATTTGGTTCTGGTGGATTAAAAGCAAAAATTAATAACCCTAAAGCAAGACGAGCATTTGCAAAACGTCATAGATGTTCTGAAAAGAAAGATAGAACAAAAGCATCATACTGGTCTTGTAGACTACCTCGCTATGCTAAATTGTTAGGTTTAAAATCATCCTTTAGTGGATTTTGGTAATGGGTAGATTAGAAAAAATAATTAAAGAAGTTCTTACTGAAAAAAAGAAAAAACGAGACAGATGTTTACGTATTGCTGATCGTAAATTTGATAAACCTTCTGCTTATAAATCAGGCGCTGTAGTTAGATGTAGAAAAGGTAAAATTTGGAAAGGTGTAAAAGAAGAACAAATCCACGAAATAATTAAAGAATCTTTACGTGACTGGTTTAAAAAAGAAAAATGGGTCCGTATTAACACCTCAGGTAACATAACTGGTCCTTGTGGTACAATGAAAAAAGGTAAAGCTACAACTCGTTGTTTACCCAAAGCTAAAGCACAATCTTTAACTAAAGCAGAAAGAAAATCTACTGTAGCTAAAAAAGTTAGGGGAGGTAAAAAGGGTAAACAATTTGTAAAAAATACTAAAAAAGCACAATATAAAAAAAAGTCTTGAAACCTTACACTGATATAGAAGTTACAGATTCCTATATTATTCGTGAATTTTCTGAAAATATAGATCCAATAGAATTATTATGGCATCGTGATGATGAAGATCGAACTTTAGAAATTCTTGGAGAAACAAACTGGAAAATACAACTTGATAATGAATTGCCAACTTCATTAAATAATCTTATATTTATACCAAGACACCATTGGCACCGTGTTATAAAAGGAGATAATAGTCTTAAATTAAAGATATATAAAAAATGAAAAATTTAAAACAACTTATTAAAGAAGAAATTATTCGCATCTTAAGTGAAGATATTGAAGAAAGTTATCAAATACCTTCTGTATCACCCTCATCAATGGCTAAAGGAGATGGTAGAAGATTTATCCCAAACATCCTCCCATTCCCAACAGAAATCAGAAAACGATTTGGAGATCATATAGTATATAACCCTGGTAATGATACTTTATTTATTTCTGCTATTTTATACAATAATTTAATTAAAGGATATACTAATCAAATTGCTATTAAAAAGCTAATTATGGACATACCTCCTATGCTTAAGCAAGTATTAAATAAAACAGATCATTATGGTCCAACAACTGAATTACCTAAAGAATTTCAAGTATATCACCCATTAAAAGTACCTGTTAAAAAAGCAATGGATGATAAATATACTAAAGCAGGCAAAAAATTCTATTCATCCGGAGATTTATTAGTTCCTAATCTGAATGTAATGAAAAATTTAGAGGAAGATAATTTAAATGAATATGGAGCTGGAAGAACTGCTGCAGTTAGGGGTACTGTACGTATGTTATTTGATAGTGACGAAATGACAAATCCTAGATTAGCTTTAGCTAAAGCATTAAATCTTTTAGATGATGAAACTGCCCAAAAACTTAACCTTAAAGTAATGGAATATATGAAAGATATTAAAAGACCAGATTATGGTTCACCATCAAACACTGCTGCTATTAAAGCAATGATTGACATGGATAAAGAAAAAGGTAGAAAACCTAATCTAGACTAATATATAGACTGATTCATAGCCAGTCGAATTTAAACATAAAAAAACTTTTAGAGCTGTGGCCTAATCTTTGGATTAGGTCACTTTTTTTATTATATTAACGTATTAAAATTTATAAATGGATAAAATAGTAATTGTAGGAGCAGGTGTAGCAGGTATTAATGCTGCAACTAAATTAGTAGATAATGGATATCCTGGTGATAGAATCACTATAATTGATATGGGTAAAGACCCATATAACAGATTACCTGAGGAAGTAATGACAGGAATGTTAGGTGCAGGTGGTTGGAGTGATGGTAAATTAACTTACCATACTGAAGTAGGAGGTCAATTATCAAAATATTGTGGTAAAGATAAAGCAATGGAATTGTTTGATCAAGTTATAGCTAATTTTAAACGATTTCACCCTAAACCAGAGGAAGTACAATGTTCTGATCCTCAATCAGAACCAGATTTTATTAAACCATATTTTGGTTTAAAACTATTTCCTGTATGGCATGTTGGAACTGATTATTTACATGAAATAGGTAAAAATTGGTATAATTACTTAGTTGAAAAGGGCATTAAATTTATTTGGGAACATAAAGTTTATGACATTAACTTTGATAAACAAGAAGTATCATTAGCAAATCATGATTTTGCAGGTGAAATAGAATATGATCATTTAATTTTTGGTGTAGGTAAATCAGGAATTGATTTTGGTAAAAAATTAGCTGAAAAATATGAATTAGCAACTGAACCTAAAGCAGTACAAATAGGTGTTCGATTTGAAGCACCACAAAAACATTTCCAAAAATTAATAGATATTAGTTATGATTTTAAATTATATAAAAAGTTTGAAGATAAAGGTGTATCACTACGTTCATTCTGTACAAACAATAACGCCGCTTATGTTGCTGCGGAACATACTTATGGCGATGTAAGTTATAATGGACATGCTAAAAAAGATGAATCATATCGAAATGATATGACTAATTTTGGTATACTAATGGAAATTAGAGGTATAGATAAACCATTTGATTGGTCAAGAGAAGCAGTTAAAAAATTACAAATTGATGGTGTAGGTACATATTATTCACCAAGCAATAGAACCCCATCTAAAACATCAGAAGGTGACTCTGTTAAATGTATCACAGTAGGTAGTATGGAACCTTTATTTGAGGCATTAGGAGAAGAATATGCACAATATATAGAAGATTTTATTACAGAAATGGAAATTGTATTCCCAACACTTGGGGATGATTGGGGTATTTATATGCCTGAAGTAAAATATTTGTCACCTGAACCATTAGTAGATTATCAAGATCTTAGTCTAAATGACTATTCTAACGTACATTTCGTGGGTGATGCTTTAAGTGCAAGAGGTATAACAGTTTCAGGAGCACAGGGTACTTATGTTGCTGAATCTATATTAATGGATAAGGAAGCAAGGAAAATGGAAGAAAAGTCACCTGAATTAAAAGATATAGAATTTTAAGGTTATGATTAGAAAAAAATATAAAAAAGAAGATAAAGAGTTAGCTGTTGAATTATCGAAAATTGAAAGAAAAACAGCAGTATTAGAAATTAAATTAATTGGTACTTCTAAAATTAAAGATAATCTACTATATGAGTGTAGATATGTTGAAAATGGTAAAATACAAGAAGTACCTATTGTAGCATATGATGTAACTCAAGCTTTAGCTAAACTAGAACAATTTACTCAATTAGGCATACCATCAAATGTGCTAAAATATATGCTTGGAAATGAAAGATTAAACGGTTAAATTATAAAATATGAAAATAGGGTTTTGTGGTACAATGAGTGTAGGTAAAACAACGTTAGTTAATGCGTTAAAAGAATTACCTGAATTTAAAGGTTATAAATTTGCTACTGAGCGTAGTGAATATTTAAGGGATTTAGGTATTCCTTTAAATACTGACTCTACGATTAAGGGTCAATTAATATTTTTAGCAGAACGAACTTCTGAATTATTACAAGAAAATATTATAACAGATAGAACAGTAGTAGATGTTATAGCATTTACTAAATCAGCTAAATCAATTTCATGGACTGAGGGAAGACAATTTCAAGCATTAGCTGAAAATTTAATTCATGATTATGATTATTTGTTTTATGTTTCTCCTAAAGGTGTAGAATTAGAAGATAATGGGGTTAGAACAATAGATAAAGAATATCGAAAAGAAATTGATAAATCAATTAAAAATATAATTGGAGATAGATTGGGTAAACATCCCAAATACACAGAAATATCGGGCTCTACTGAGGAAAGAATAGAAAAAATTAAACAAACAGTATTTCATTAATATTTATAAATAAATAAAAATATACTGTAATGAAAAAAACTCGTTTACTTGAAATTATTAGAGAAGAAATTGATGCTGCATTAAATGAAATCCCTGCAGTAGCTGAGGATTCTGATTTATTAAAAGAAATTGAACAATTAGCTGAAATGGCTAGTATGAAACAATTAAAAGATCAATTAGAAAAACAAAATATGGATAGTGAACTTAAAGCTGTTAAAGCAGCTGAAAAAGCTACTATTGAAAAGTTATCTAAAGACCCAGTATTTTCAGGTGAAGGTAATAATCAACGATTAAAAGGGTATGTTAAAAATCTTAAAAAAGAACTTAAAGATACTCATGATATTAGCCTTCAAAATTTACTTTCTGATGTTGCTGCTGGTGCAGAAGAAGCAGGAGATAAATTTAATGATGATATAGCAACAAACACAATTGAAAAAAATGCTGCTAATACTGTATTAGGTAAAGAACCTGGCAAACGAGGTAGAAAAGCAGACCCTAATAAACCTAAAAAAGAAAAATCAACTGGATCAGGTAAAAGAGGGCGCCCTGCAGGAACTGCTAAAACATCTACACGTACAAAAGATGATGATGGGTTTGATAAAGTAGAATATTCTGATACAAGTGATGAAGGACCATCTTCTGCTGATATTTCAAGTGATGAAACAGCTAAATCTTTATCATCTACCCCAGAAGAAAAAAAGGAAAAATTTAATATGGGATTAAAGTTTATTAAGAAATTTAAAGATGATAAACCTAAAATTGATGCCTATATGAAAAAAGCTAAAGAAGAATATAAGCTTACAAAATCAATGTTAGATGATTTAAATAGAGCAGCAGGAAGGGGAGTTGAATAAACTTTAGTATGAATAGAGAGGTTAAATTAAAGTTATGGCATGTTTTAGCATGTGTAGTATCTCTCACACTTTTATTATATTTTGTTTTTATTAAAATAACCCCAACACAAGTAGGGGATTATACACAACAAAAACAAAGAATAGATAGTTTAAACAATGTCATAACAGGATTAGAAAGTAATCAAGTAAAATTAAACCAATCTATATTTGTACAACAACTTGAAATTGATATTTTGAATAAACAAATTGATAGTACAAGTAACGAAATAATAAAAGTAAGAAAATACTATGCTAAAAAGATTAAAGATATTACTACCTATACTCCTACTCAGCTCGATAACTTTTTCTCAGAAAGATACCAGTAAAATTTGTTTTGACTACGATATTGCTAAAAAAATAGCAATAGATTTAATTAAAGGTGATTCTGCAATAGTTGAATTAGATCATACAAAAGACCTAGTTTTAATTTTAGGTAAAAAATCTCAATATCAAGATAGCATTATAAAAAACTTTGAATCTAAGGATGCTAATTATATTCTCCAAATTCAAAATTATATTAAAATAGATAAAGAACAATACTCTATTATTAGTGGTTTAGAAAATGATGTTAATAAATTACAAAAGTCTAATAATAGATTAAAAAAAAGCCTTAAATGGTTAGGTGCAGGATTCGTGGCTACTTTAACTTCCTTAATTACATTATCGTTATTAAAATAGTATGAATCAAGATCTTAAACAAAAAATACGAGAAGAATATGTTAAATGTGCTACTTCACCCGCACATTTTATGCGTAAATATTGTTATATACAACATCCTAAACGAGGTCGAATTCAATTTAATTTATACCCATTTCAAGATAAAGTATTAACTTTATTTCAAGAAAATCCTTACTCTATTGTTTTAAAATCTAGACAGTTAGGTATATCTACTTTAACAGCAGGTTATTCATTATGGATGATGTTGTTTAACCAAGATAAAAATATACTTTGTATAGCAACAAAACAAGAAACAGCCAAAAATATGGTTACAAAGGTTAAGTTTATGTATGATAACTTACCCTCATGGCTTAAAGAAAAACAAAAACCATCCGAAGACAATAAATTAACCCTCAGACTAAATAATGGTTCTCAAATAAAAGCCACTTCAGCAAGTTCAGATGCTGGTAGATCAGAAGCAGTTTCTTTGTTAATAATTGATGAGGCTGCATTTATTAATAATATAGGTGAGATATGGGCCTCAGCTCAACAAACATTAGCAACAGGTGGTGGGTGTATTTCATTATCTACTCCCTATGGTACAGGTAATTGGTTCCACAAAACATGGGTAGCGGCTGAATTAGGTGATAATAGTTTTTTACCTATACGTTTACCTTGGGAAGTACATCCTGAAAGAGACCAAGCTTGGAGAGACCAACAAGATGCCGATTTAGGAATAAGAATGGCAGCACAAGAATGTGATTGCGATTTTTCTACCTCTGGTGATACTGTTTTTTATCCTGAGAATATAGATTATTATGAAAAAGATTGTGTCAAAGAACCACTTGAAAAACGTGGAACAGATAAAAATCTTTGGGTATGGGAGCCAGCTGACTACTCAAGAGATTATTTAGTTGTAGCTGATGTTGCCCGTGGTGATGGAAAAGACTACTCAGCATTCCATGTATTTGATGTTGAAACATTTACTCAAGTTGCTGAATATAAAGGTCAAATGGGTACAAAAGATTTTGGTAATTTATTAGTTGGTATAGCAACTGAATATAATAATGCTTTACTTGCACCTGAAAATTCAAGTATAGGATGGTCAACTATTCAAACTATCCTTGATAGGGGTTATCAAAATTTGTATCATTCACCTAAAGGCAATAGCATGTCTGTAGATAATTATTTTGACCCTTATATGGATTATAGCAAAATGACACCTGGTTTTACAATGGCTTCAAATACTAGACCAATAGCAATTGGTAAATTCCAAGAAGCTGTGCGGGATCGTGGTGTTATATTTCGATCTGTGCGACTATTAGAGGAAATGAAAGTATTTATATGGAGAAACGGTAGAGCTGAAGCCCAAACAGGGTATAATGATGATTTAGTTTTATCTTTTTCTATTGGCTGTTATTTAAGAGAGACAGCATTTAAATTAAGACAACAAGGAATGGACATGACTAAAAGCATGCTTAATAACATTAGCAATAACACCTCAAAATACTCAGGTGGTTATTCTAGTGATAGTGCTTTTAAAAACCCATATAAAATTGATAACCCTTACTCAAATGGTGAAGAAGATATTTCTTGGCTAATATAAAATAAAAAAATGGCAGATACTGGATTATTTGGAAGATTAAGAAGATTATTTTCAACTGATGTAATCATCAGAAATGATGGAGACAATCAATTAAAAGTAATTGATATAAACAAAATTCAAGTTTCAGGTGAATATGAAACTAATTCCTTAGTTGATAGGTTTAATAGAATTTATACTAATTCAAACACCTCCATTTATGGATACCAGAATAGTTTTAATTATCAAATGTTGCGTCCTCAACTCTATTCTGAGTATGATTCAATGGATACTGATGCTATTATTGCTTCTGCTTTAGATATTATTTCTGATGAATCTACACTCAAAAATGATATGGGGGAAGTACTTCATATTAAAAGTTCTGATGAAGATGTTCAAAAAATTCTATACAATTTATTTTATGATGTATTAAACATAGAGTTTAACTTATGGCCTTGGATTAGAAATATGTGTAAGTATGGAGATTTCTTTTTAAAATTGGAAATTTCTGAAAAATTTGGTGTATATAATGTTATACCTTACAATGCATTTCATATAGAAAGACAAGATGGTTATGATCCTGAAAGACCAGGTGATGTTAGATTTAGATTTGACCCAGATGGTATTAATGTTGCTTCAGGTCAATATTCAGTACCCTCTTCAAATTATAGTAATAGTGAAAATGACAAAGCTATATATTTTGATAATTACGAAGTAGCCCATTTTAGGTTACTTTCAGATACTAACTTTTTGCCTTATGGTAGATCATACTTAGAACCAGCTCGTAAACTGTTTAAACAGTATACAATGATGGAAGATGCTATGTTAATTCATAGAATTGTTAGAGCACCTGAAAAACGTATGTTTTATATAAATGTTGGGAATATTGCACCTGCTGAAGTAGAAAACTTTATGCAGAAAACAATTTCAAAAATGAAACGTACTCCATATATTGACCAACAAACTGGTGATTATAATTTAAAATATAATATGCAAAACCTTATGGAAGATTTTTATCTTCCTGTTAGAGGTAATGATACATCAACTAAAATTGAAAATTTAGCTGGTCTACAGTGGGATGGAATTCAAGATGTTGAATATTTAAGAGATAAATTATTTGCTGCTCTTAAAGTACCTAAAGCATTTATGGGTTATGAAAAAGATTTAACTGGTAAAGCAACATTAGCTGCTGAAGATATTAGATTTGCTCGTACAATAGAACGAATACAACGAATTATCCTTTCAGAACTTAATAAAATTGCTTTAGTACATTTATACACACAAGGTTATAAAGATGATGCTCTAGTAAACTTTGAACTTGATTTAACCACTCCTTCAATAATATATGACCAAGAAAGAGTAGCACTAATGAAAGAAAAAGTTGAATTAGCAAATTCAATTTTAGATAATAAGTTAATGCCTTCTGATTTTGTATATGAACATATATTCCATTTAAGTGAAGATGAATATGATGAATATAGAAGTCTTATTACTCAAGATGCTAAACGTAAATTCCGTATTAACCAAATTGAAAATGAAGGAAATGACCCACTTGAAACAGGTAAATCATATGGTACACCTCATGATTTAGCTTCATTATATGGTAGAAATAGATATGATAATGGAGAAGTACCTGAAGGGTATGATGAAGATAAAGAATCATTAGGTAGACCAAAAGAAAAAGCAACTAATAGAAACACCCAAGATAATGCTTTTGGTAAAGATAGAATAGGAGCAGTTGGAATGAAAACAGATAATGACTCATCAGATTCAATAAAACCTAATTATAAAGGTGGATCCCCTTTAGCTCTTGAAACAAAGAATAAACGAAATAAGAATAAAAAAATGTTTAATGATATTAAAAATCAAAGAAAACAGATAATATTTGAAAAGGAAATAAAAGGTAATTCTTTGTTAGATGAAAATCAAATTCACGAGTAATACTTTTTTATATATTTATAAATAAACAAACTTATTAAGAATGCAAGTAAAACATTCAAAGTATAAAAACACTGGTATATTATTTGAATTATTAGTACGCCAGATTACTAACGATACTTTAGAGAATAAAATTTCTCCAGCAAAAGATTTATTGCAAAAGTATTTTGTAAAATCCGAATTAGGAAGAGAATATAAATTGTATGAGTCTCTTTTAAAGAGGACTTCATTAACTGAAGCTAAAGCTTCTATTACAATTTCTACGTTAATTGAATCTTCAAAATCCTTAAATAGGGGAGCTATAAAAAAACAAAAGTATAACTTAATTAATGAGATAAAATCACACTATGACATTACTCATTTCTTTAACCATAAACTCCCTAATTATAAACCTTTTGCAGCCTTTTATACTTTATTAGAGTTAAATAATTCTAATATATCTAACCCTGAACAGTTAATCCAAAATAAAATTACTATTTTAGAACATTTAACTGTTGCTTCTATTGAAAAAAATAAAGTTAGAGATGAGGTAATGGAAGAAGTTAATAAATCTGATAAAGATACTAAATTGCTTACCTATAAAATTTTAATGGAAAAATTTAATGGAAAGTATAATGATTTAGCTGTAAAGCAAAAACTTATTCTTAAAGAATATATTAACGCTATTGATAATGCCCCCCGTTTAAAAGAATTTTACATTAATAAAGTAAATGAAATTAAAAAGGAATTGATAGATTTAAATAAAAATACTAAAAATAAAGTTACTAAAATAAAAATTGCTGAAGTTGCTTCTCTAATTAAAGTTCCATCTAAAAATTATAAACTTAAAGATAAAGATTTAGTTGATTTATTACAATATTGTGATTTAGTTGACGAATTAGAAATAGCTAATGGATAGAATTAAAGAAATAGTAAGAAATAAATTAAAAGAAATGTCCGCTACTAACCAAGGTGGCGCTTCTTTTACCCCAGGCGAAGGGGCTAACTATGCTACTCCAACTGTTTTTAATAAAAATAAGAATGCTAAAGGAGCTAAGAATATTTATTACTATAAATTAGGATTTAAAAATGTTCCTAATATAAAACCCAAATCATACGATAAGAAAAAATTATGGGAAATGAATGATTTCCAAAAACAACGTATAGCTGGGTTAGATGAAATTGAGAAATTAATGAATGAAATAACACCATTAGTTTCTAATGCAAAAAATGATACAATTGAATTATATGGTGGAAACGCTGGTTCATATGATATCACACAACCAATAGAAATAGTTAAAAACTATTTAAAAGAAATAAAAGAACTATTAACAGAAAAATAGAATGAAAAAGACATTACAAGACCAGTATTTGTTAATTAAAGAAGGTAAAGGCCATAAAGATATCTTTATCAAGGAAGCTAAACGACAGTTTCCTGGTTTAATTCGTAACGCTGCTACATATACAGAAGTAGCAAATGTACTTAAAACTAAAAACCTTATTAATGAAAATGTTATTGGTTTAGAACCAATTAATCAATTACCACCTTCTAAAAAAGAATCATTTGAAGTAGCATTTGAAAACTTTTTAGCTGAAGCAAAAAAAGAATACTTTGATGATGAAAAAGCTGAACTTAAGAAAACTTCAAAACAAGTAGAAGAAGACGCTGAAAAGAATTTTGATTATGAGGATAAGAAAAATCCTGATAATTTAATCTTTGATCAGATTATGAAAGGATACTACACTGAAATGAAGGATCCTAAAAATGAAAATAAAACAATGGAACAATTAAAATCCATTGTAATTAAAAATCTTGAAAAAAACCCTACATATTACACTGAAAAAGGTCAATTTGGTGTAAAAGATTTAGGATACACAGTAGATCATCCTGGTTTAGGTGAACCAAAAGAACCTAAAGGTAAATATAAGTCTTCTGGATATGGTAATTTAAATGAAGGAATAGAAAGCCATTCATTTAAAGTTGGTGATAAAGTAAGATTTGATGGTAGTATAGCTACTATTGTTAATATTGGTGGTGGTTATGCACAACTTGATTGGAATGATGAATTTATTGAAGTTTCAGTAAAAAGGTTAAAACCAATTCAAGAATCAATTAACGAAGAAGATCAAATACGTAAAGTAGTTCGTTCTATAATTAATGAAGAATTAGAAGAAGGATATGCTGATAGAGAAATGGGTGCCTACCAACTCCCAGAACCTAGACATACTAAAAATCCTCAAGATATGGGAACTTACTTAAATGCTATTAAAGGCATGAAAAAAGTAGAAGCCATAGAATACTTAGGTGAGGAAGGATTATCTAGTTCTATGGTAATGAGAGTTCTCAATAAAGCAGACCAAATGGGTATGTTTGATGTTCAAGACATGTTTGATGTAAACCCAACAATACGAGGTGATGTATTTGAAGATAAAGAGGATGATGGATTTGATGAAGTTTGGGAAAAATTTAAAAAAGATCTTAGAAAAAGAATGGGTCAACCTGAATCACCTAAAAATGAATCATTAAATGAATCTAAAATCCGAAAAGTAATTAGAGAAAGTGTAGAAAAAGAATTAGCTGAAATTAATAAATTAGCTGAATATGAAGTATTTGAATCTAAACTTGAAAAAATTGCTGAATTAATTGAAAGAAAAAGTGCACGTCTTAACAGATTAGATGAAGATGAAGATTTAAAAGCTTTAACTGATAAAAAGAAAGTTAAAGAACTTCAAAAAGATATTAAAAAATTAGAAAAAGCTAAAGCAAAAATTGAAAAAGCACTTGCTAAAAAAGCTAAATCTACTCCAAAGAAAAAAGAAGTAATTGATGAAGATGAACCTATTTCTGAAATAGCAAGTGAAGATGCAGAAGCAACCTCTACAGCAGCGGGTGAGGCAGCTGATGAACTAGAAAGAGCTGCTGATGCTGCAAAAGAATTAGATGATGCACTTGAAGAAGGAGTAGAATCAACAGACTATCGTCAAAAATCATTAGAGAGAGTAGCTGATGAAGCTGAAGAAATGTTTGAAAGACTTACAGGAAGAGACAATGCAGGTGGTAACATGTCTGATGAAGATGCCCTAGCAAATGTTCTTTCTGAATTTCCTGCTTATATGGGTGAAGAAATAGAATTTGTTGAACAACACCTAATGGGTAAATATAAAATATGAACAAAGAACTCTTAATAGAAACTAGACAATTTAAACCAAGTCCTGTTCGACTTGTAGAAGGATTAAACAGAGGTGGAAATATTTTCGTTGAAGGTGTTTTAGCTACTGTTGAAGTTAAAAATGGTAATGGTAGATATTATAAAAAAGAGTTATGGGAACGTGAAATTGGTAATTTCCAAAAGAAAATAGACCAAAAATCAACAGAAACTTGTGGTGAACTAGATCATCCTGATTCACAAGTAATTAACCTAAAAAATGCATCACACGCTATTAGAGAATTAAGATGGGATGGAGATGAAATAATAGGTAAAGTAGAAATATTTTGTGATGAAGGCCCACTTGGAACTGAATCTGGCCGTATAGCAGGAGCATTAGTTAAAAATGGTTTAATTATAGGTATATCTTCTCGTGGAATGGGTTCATTAAAACAAATGGGTGAAGTAATGGAAGTACAAGATGACTTTGAATTACTTACTTGGGATTTAGTATCTAACCCATCAAACCCAGATTCTTGGATGAAAAATGGTCAATTAAATGAATCTAGATCTACATTCCTTCATCCATATGCACGCACTAATTCAATTATTACCGAAATACTATGCGCTAAGGGCACCTGTCCTGTAATGTAGTGCGACTTTAATTCCTCCTCATATATGTATATGGGAATATGCCACGATTCTATGTGGCATCACAATTAATTATTCTATTACGTTTTTTAAATAAACGTACTTTCCCAACAAAAATAAATTTAGGAAAAATGGCAACAAACAGAGATTTGCTTAAAGAAGCAATCGCAGATGCTAAAGCCGTAAAAGAAATGGCAATAGCAAACGCTAAAACAGCTCTAGAAGAAGCATTTACACCTCGTTTAAAAGAAATGTTATCCGCTAAAATTCAAGAAATGGATGAAGAAGAATCTAAAAGTATGGAAGAAATGAAGTATGAAGAAGATGACACTACCATGGAAGAAGAAATGAAATATGAAGAAGACGATTCTAAAGTGGATGAAGCAAAAGAAGAAGTTGAAGAAGCTGGATTTGAACCAATGATAGCTGCAGACGACGACCAAGGATTTGATTCATTGAAAGGAAATATTCCTGAAGGTGAAAAAGATTTAGATGAGATGGATTTGGAAGAACTATTAGCTGAATTAGAAGAAGAAGAAAAAGAGAAAGTAGATGAAACACTTAATGAAGCTGAAGAGGAAGACGAAGTCGAAGACGAAGAAGAATCTGAAGAAGAAGAAGGTGAACCACTTGATCTTGAAGACATGACTGATGAAGATCTTAAGAAAATGATCGAAGACGTAATCGCTGATATGGTCGCTTCTGGCGAACTAGAAGGTGGAGATGTTGAAGATGAAGTAGAAGATGAAGAAGTAGAAATGTCTGATGAAGAAGAAGAAGTCGATTTAGCAGAATTGTTAAAAGAGATTGAAGAAGAAATGAAAGATGAAGAAGTAACAGAAGAAATGGAAGAAGTAGAAGAATCAGTAATGTTTGGAACAGATGCTGCTCCACATGAAGTTGCAGGTATGATTGCAGCTATGATTCCTTTTGTTTCCGCTGCAACTGGAATAGCAGTAGCTGCTATTAGAAGTAAACTCAGTAAAGCTAAATCAGCAAAAGAAGTTGTTGATATAGCAAAAGATCTTAAAGATGATGTTAAAAAAGATAACATGTCTGAAGAGGTTGCTGAACTTCAAGCTGAAAATGAATCTTTAAAATCTGACTTAAACGAAGCTGTTAAAGAAACTAATGCAACTAATTTATTAAATGCAAAACTTCTTTACACAAATAAAATTTTCAAGGCTAAAAACTTGAACGAAAGTCAAAAAGTAAAAGTATTGAGCTCGTTTGACAAAGCAAATACAACTAAGGAAGCTAAGTTGATATATGAAACTTTAAGCGAAGGTTTAAAAGTTAAAAAATCAACTATTAAAGAAAACTTAGGTAGAGCTTCTAAAGCGACAACAATACCATCAACTAAAAAACCAATTGTTGAATCTAACGACGTGTTCGCTAGAATGCAAAAATTGGCAGGTATTATTAAATAATTTAAAAACGACAAAAACTTAAACAAATGTCAACAATTAATTCATTACTCGAAAACTCTGCAAACAGTTATAAAAACTTGCAGAGCGATGCTGCTAAAATGGCATCAAAATGGGGTAAAACCGGATTGTTAGAAGGTCTTGGAAACGAGATTGAAAAAAACAATATGGCGATGATCCTCGAAAACCAAGCTAAACAGCTTGTAACTGAAGCTTCTGCTACCAACCAAGGTGGTGGTACTTTTTCAGTTGGACAAGGTGAGCAATGGGCTGGTGTAGCTCTTCCATTGGTAAGAAAAGTATTTGGTTCTTTATCAACTAAAGAATTCATGTCTGTTCAACCAATGAATCTACCTTCAGGTCTTGTATTTTTCCTTGATTTCCAATATGGACAAGACAAGCAAATAAACTTTGGACCAGCTGGAGATGCTTATACTTCACCTGCTTCAATGTATGGTAACACAGATCCAGGCGCAGATGCTGACCCATCAGGTGGTCTTTATGGTGCTGGTAGATTTGGTTACACAATCAACCAATTCTCTGCTTCATCAACTGCTACAGTAGATGATGCTGAATGGACTATGGTTAATTATGATGCTGAACTTTCAGCTTCTATAGCTGCTGGTGGTAACCTTAAATCTGTAATTATTTCAGGTTCTGATTTACCAAGAGCTGACTTTAAAGGTGTTAGAGCATTCTCTATAAATGGTTCAGAAGCAGCTATTTTACCACAATATACTTCTGTTGATGAGTCATCAGCTGATAAGCTCATTACTTTTGTAATGGATGCTACAGGTACTGTGCCTTTAGATGGTGCTACAGTAACTGCATTGTATAACCAACAACCAACTGATAATAATAGAGGTGATTTTGAAGATGCTAGTGGAGCTGGATTTGCTAACGCAAGTTCAACATCTGCAGATGAATTAGCTATCCCTCAAATTGATATCAAAATGAAATCTGAGGCTATTGTTGCTAAAACACGTAAGTTGAAAGCACAATGGACACCAGAATTTGCTCAAGATTTGAACGCTTACCAATCTTTGGATGCTGAAGCGGAATTAACTTCAATCATGAGTGAATATATTTCATTAGAAATTGATTTGGAAAACTTGGATATGTTAATTCAAGATGCTTCTGCTGCTGATGAGCACTGGAGCGCTGTATCAAATAAATCTTTAAATGCTGCTAAAACAGGATATGATGATTTAGGATTCTTCAACACACAAGGACAATGGTTCCAAACTTTAGGAACTAAAATGCAGAAAGTATCTAACAAGATTCACCAAAAGACCCTTAGAGGTGGTGCTAACTGGTTAGTATGTTCTCCATCAGTTGCTACAGTTCTTGAATCAATCCCAGGATTTGCTTCAACATCTGATGGTGATGCTTCAAAAGCGTCTTACGCATTTGGTATCCAAAAATCAGGTAACTTGAACAACCGTTACACTGTTTATAAAAACCCATATATGACTGAGAATGTTATTTTAATGGGATACAGAGGTTCACAATTCTTGGAAACAGGAGCAGTATTTGCCCCATACGTTCCATTAATTATGACTCCACTAGTGTACGATCCAGATACATTTACACCACGTAAAGGTCTCTTGACTCGTTACGCTAAGAAGATGATTCGACCTGAATTCTTCGGACGTATCTTTGTAAGTGATTTAGCTTCTGTATAAGAAATAAATTATAAAGATTAAATTAGCCTGGCGAAAGCCAGGCTTTTTTTGTATATGTATAAATAAATGTTATAATATGGCCACACCCAATACGGACAAAAAACCACCTAAAGGTCCAATTAAGTTCTCAATTACACTTTCTGAAGAACAAAAATCAGCTAAACAAGCAATATTACACCACCCCTACAATTTTATAGTAGGTAAAGCAGGTAGTGGTAAAACAATGTTAGCATGTCAAATAGCTTTAGATATGTTTTTTAAAAGAATGATAAATAAAATCATTATAACACGCCCTACTATTTCAACTGAAGACAATGGATTCCTTCCAGGATCTGAAAAAGAAAAAATGGAACCATGGTTAGTACCTATTCGTTCTAATATGAGAAAAGTTTATAATAAACCTCAAATTTTAGAAAAAATGGAAACAGACGAATCTATTGAATTAGTTTCTTTAGCTCATTTTAGAGGTAGAACATTTGAAAATTCTGTAGTAATAGTAGATGAATTCCAAAACCTAACTCGTTCTCAATTAGTGATGGCTTTAGGTAGATTAGGTAAAGGATCTACAATGATATTTTGTGGTGATAATCAACAAATAGATTTAAAAGATAAAAACTACTCAGCAATCCATGATATGGCAAAAATATCAGATTCTGGATATGTTTACAAAAAAGTCCTTCAAGATAACCATAGACACCCCGCAATTGATGAAGTATTTGAAATGTTGAGTGGAATGTAATATTTATAATAAAAATTATGCCTGCAGGAAGATACTCTTTTACAATAGAACAAGGTGCTACTACAAATTTTGAAATCCAATATAAAGATTCAAATAACAACCCAATCGACTTAACCAATTATTCAGGTAGACTCCAAATTAGATCTACATATGCTCAAGATAGTGGTGAATTATATTTAACACTTTCATCTTCATTAAACTCTGATGGTACAGGTCTTAATTTTAGTGGTTCAAATGGTACAACCTCACCCGTATCAGGTTCAATTGGTATTTATATTGCAGCATGTACTAGTTCAGCTTTAACTTTTAATGAAGCTATATATGATTTAGAAATATATTCTGGTAGTGGTGATTGCCCCTACACAGTAAGATTATTAGAAGGTAAAGTTCAATTAAGCAAACAAGTAACTACATAAATATGAGTAGTATAAATATTTCATCTCAAAACCCACAAGTAAACCCTACTATAACAGAAAATAAAATTAATGTAGTAACAACTACTGAGAATAATATTACTGTAACACAACCTACTACTAATGTTGTTGAAATATTAACAGGACCACAAGGCCCTGCAGGTTCATCTTATAATAATTCTATAGATGTTACTTTTTCTTCCTCAAACATTTTAGCTTCAGATGAAATTATAGTCCTCCCTGCTCCATCTTCATCTCAATATTATGAATTTAAAGCAATATTAGAGTATGATTTTGGTTCTGTTCCTTATGTAGCTACTGGAAGTGGTCGTTTTGTAGGAACAGGAGGTCTTATATTCCCAAATTCTACAGTAGCTGGATCAGCAGGAATTGTACCTACTGAATCCATAGATAAAGTTGTAGGGTTTGTTGAAGGTGTAAATCCTGAAGCTACTGCTGTAACATTTAAAATTCGAAATGGGACTTTTATAGATGGTGATGGGGATATTAAATTAAAAGTCCAATATAATACATCTACTTTAGGATAAAAATACCTAAATTATTTTTTATAATATTTATAACAAAATATTAATATGGCAAATATACCAATATGGCCTGGCTCAAGTAGCTTCTCTCCAGGTGATACACCTTTTGGATTTTATGATAATGATTTTCAGTTCCAACAAGATACTGATAAATTTGCTAGATTTGCAGCTCAACGTTTAGGTTACCCACTTGTAGAAGTTGAATTACAAGATTTAAATTTTTATACTGCGTTTGAAGAAGCTATTACAACTTATGGAAATGAATTGTATGCTTACCAAGTAGCAGATAACTTATTAACATTTCAAGGAGCTACATCTTCTATTGGTCCTGCAAATGAAGAATTACCACAAGAAAATTTATCTGAAATAGTTAGATTATCAAACCAATATGGAACAGAAGCTGGAGTAGGTGGTAATGTAACTTATTATACTGGTTCTCTTCCACTTGTTAAAGGACAACAAGAATACGATATGAATGAATGGGCTACCTCAGAAAGTATTGAAGGAAGAATAGAATTAAAAAGAATATTTTATGAATCTCCACCCGCAATTACAAGATATTTTGATCCATATGCTGGGACAGGAGTTGGTATGCAACAAATGATGGAATCATTTGGTTGGGGTGCATTTTCCCCCGCTATTAATTTTATGTTAATGCCTATGAATTATGATTTACAAAAAATTCAAGCAATTGAACTGAATGACCAAATCAGAAAATCCCAATATACATTTGAACTAGTTAATAATAAATTACGTATTTTCCCAATCCCAAATGATACTGCTATAACTTATTTATCATTTCATTATGTTAAATTAGAAGAAACAAATCAACCTTATTATGATAGAGATGGTAGAGAAATTGTAACCAACGCTTCTAATGTACCATATGAAAATCCTAATTATACACGCATTAACTCAGTTGGTAGACAATGGATATTTGAATACGGTTTAGCAATTGTAAAAGAAATTTTAGGATATGTTAGAGGAAAATATTCTACAATCCCCATCCCAGGCTCTGATGTAACCTTAAACCAATCAGATTTAATTTCTGCTGCAACATCTGAAAAGGGAGCATTAATAGAAAGGCTAAGGGCTTATTTTGATACAACATCACGTAAAACTTTACTTGAAAAGAAAGCAGAAGAAGGAGAAGCACAAAACAAAACTTTAGGGAAATCCCCTATGACAATTTTTATAGGATAATATGGCATTATTTGGTACACAACGTGACGTTTCTTTAATTAGAAACATTAATCGAGAATTAATGGGTGATATAGTTACCCAACAATGTGCTGTGTACAAATTAAATATAGAAGAAACTAGAGTAAATATTTATGGTGAATCTTCAGGGGCTAAATACTATCAAGAACCTGTACTATTAAATGTTTTACTTGAAAGAGGTGACCAAACTTATAACTCTAGTGATATGGGTGTTGATTATACAAGGGATGTAGAATTTAGATTCTTTAGAGATGATTTAGTTGATGCTAGTGTAATAATGGAACCTGGAGATATTATTATGTATTATGAAGCTTATTTTGAAGTAGATAGTGTTAAAGATAATCAATTATTTGTAGGTAAAGATCCAAGATACCCATATAGCCAAAACCCCTTAAACCCAGGATTAGAAGATTTCGGTTCTAATATTTCTATAATCTGTACAACTCATTATACACCTGCAGATAAAGTACAAATCACAAAAGAAAGATTATAATTATGGCTACTTCTTTTACTACAGTTGAGGCTATTACTCGAAACTTTAAAAACACTTCTAAAAAACGAAATACCACAGTTTTTAAAGATTCTACCCCAGATATTTTTAATATTCAAAAATCCGACACAACATTTGAAAATGGTGTAAATAGTAATTTAGAATCATTACAAAATGATATACTAACAAACTCAAATTTAATAAACGAACTTACATCAACCCCTACACAAATATTTTCAGATAAAGAAATACCAACTGGAAATATTGATGGTGTTAATAGTTCTTTTACTTTATCTCATACTCCAATAGAAGGAAGTGAACATATATACTTAAATGGATTATTGCAAGAAAGTGGGGTTGAAAATGATTATATTATATCTAACTCTAATATTACTTTTCTTACTCCTCCTGAAGAAGATTTTAAAATTAGGTGCACTTATTATTATACCGCATAGAAAAAAAAACATTTTTTCTTTTTATTTTTCTTTCTATAATTTTAAAAAAAAGTTTTATATGTATTATTGAAAAACAAATTATTTAGATGAGTACTGAAAATTCATATTCAACCTCCGATTTATATTTAACAGCCTACCTTAAGATCAAGGGACACAAATTCAAAGTAGAAAAACAATCTAAAAAATCTACTTTTATATTCCCCTCAAGTCCCGATTTACTATCCCATGTAGATGAGTATTTAACAGAAATGGGTTCATGCGAACCTTTGGCATTTACAAACGCCATAAAGAACCTTAAAAATCTATTATTTAATAGATAAAATTTTATTATTTTTTTAATAAAGTTTTATATCTATTTTTGATATAGTAATGCACGGGTTCACCTTATTTTTTTTTTAACTTTTAAATTTTAACCTATATGGCAAATACAAAAATAGTATTGGATAAACAATCCGATAAAATACTAAACAACGCCACAATCGTTGAACCTTCAGGTATTGTAAAAAATGACTTACCTGGATTAGTAGATGATTTGGCTAACTTAAGTACTGCTGATGCTACTGAAAAATCAAGAGCTGAAGCTGCCGAAGCTGGTCTTCAATCTGCATTGGATACTCAAGAAGCTAAGCAAGAATCTGAAAAGGTTGCTGCTGACACTGATAGAGCTGCTATCCGTTCAGAATTTAAAGCTGCTGATGATGCTACAAAGGTTGCTTATGAAGCTGCTGATGCTGCTATTCAAGCGGATTTAGATACTCAAGAAGCCAAGCAAGAATCTGAAAAGGTTGCTGCTGATTCTGATAGAGCATTAATCCGTTCAGAATTTGCTGCTGCTGATGCAACTGAGAAAGCAAGAGCTGAAGCTGCTGAAGCTGCAATTCAATCTGCATTAGATGTACAAGAAGCCAAGCAAGAATCTGAAAAGGTTGCTGCTGATACTGATAGAACTGCGATTCGTTCAGAATTTGCTGCTGCTGATAGCGCACTTTCATCTTCTGTTGCTACTAGATTAGCGGCTGATGAAGCTAGAATGGACGCTGTATTATTAGCTGCTGATGCTGATAAAGATAGCTTTGCTGAGATCGTAACATTAATCAATTCTGTTGATACAGAAAATGATAATGTATTTGGTGCTTACGTATTATCTAACGATGCTGCTGTTGCTGCATTACAATCTGATGTTAATCAAAACGAAGCTGATGCTGATGCTGCTATTGCTGCACTTCAAGCTGATGTAGATGGTAATGAAGCTGATGCTGATGCTGCTATTGCTGCACTTCAAGCTGATGTTGATCAAAACGAAGTTGATGCTGATGCTGCTATCGCTGCTGAAGAAACTAGAGCATTAGCTGCTGAAGCTGGTATTCAATCTGCATTAGATACTCAAGAAGCTAAACAAGTTGCTGATGATGCTGCTGCTACAACTGACAGAGCATTAATTAGAACTGAAATGGCATCTAACGAATCTACAAGAGATTCTGAAATTGCTGCTGCAAAAGCTGCTGCTGATCAAGCTATCGTTGATGCTAAAGCATTAGTTGATGCTAAACAAACAGCACAAGATACTGCAACAGCAAATGTTGCTAGTGATTTAGCTGCTTACGAAGTTTCTAACGATGCTGCATTAGCTGCTGAAATCGCTGCTACAGATGCTGATTTTGTTTTAGCTACAACTGACAGAACTGCAATTAGAAATGAATTCGCTGCTGCTGATACAGCACTATCTAGCTCATTTGGAGCAAGGATGGCAACTGAAGAAGCAAGAGTTGATGCAATTTTAAGTGCTTCAATTGCTGATAAAGATTCATTCGCTGAAATCGTAACATTAATCAACGCTGTTGATACTGAAAACGATGCTGCATTTGCTTCTTATGTATTATCAAATGATGCTGCATTAGCTGCTCAAGTTGCTAAACAAGCTGCTGATGATGCTGCTGAAACTGCTGCAAGAATTGCTGCTGATGATGCTGCAAAAGTTGCTTATGAAGCTGCTGATACAATTTTAACAAATAACTTAGCTGCACAAGTCGCTAAACAAGCTGCTGACGAATCTACAAGAGATTCTGAAATTGCTGCTGCAAAAGCTGCTGCTGACCAAGCAATTATTGACGCAAAAGCGCTGGTTGATGCTAAACAAACAGCACAAGATACTGCAACAGCAAATGTTGCTAGTGATTTAGCTGCTTATGAAACATCTAACGATGCTGCACTTGCTGCACAAGTTGCTAAACAAGCTTCTGATGAATCTACAAGAGATTCTGAAATTGCTGCTGCAAAAGCTGCTGCTGATCAAGCTATCGTTGATGCTAAAGCATTAGTTGACACCAAGCAAGCTGAACAAGATGCTGCAACTGCTTTAGTTGCTAGTGATTTAGCTGCTTACGAAGTTTCTAATGATGCTGCATTAGCTGCTGAAATTGCATCTACAGATGCTGATTTCACTTCAGCTACTAATGATAGAGCTGCAATTCGTTCAGAATTCGCTGCTGCTGATAGCGCACTTTCATCTTCTGTTGCTACAAGAATGGCAACTGAAGAAGCAAGAGTTGACGCAATCTTAGCTGCCTCTGATGCTGATAAAGATAGCTTTGCTGAAATCGTAACATTAATCAACGCTGTTGATACTGAGAACGACAATGCATTTGCTTCTTATGTATTATCTAACGATGCTGCACTTGCAACAGAAGTATCTAAATCTGCTGCTTACGAAGTTTCTAACGATGCTGCATTAGCTGCTCAAGTTGCTAAACAAGCTGCTGATGAATCTGCAAGAGATACTGCAATTGCTACTGCTAAAGCTGCTGCTGATCAAGCGATTGTTGACGCTAAAGCATTAGTTGATACTAAACAAGCTGAACAAGATGCTGCAACTTCTCAAGTTGCTAGTGATTTAGCTGCTTATGAAACATCTAACGATGCTGCATTAGCTGCTCAAGTTGCTAAACAGGCTGCTGACGAATCTACAAGAGATTCTGAAATCGCTGCTGCAAAAGCTGCTGCTGACCAAGCAATTGTAGATGCAAAAGCTTTAGTTGATACTAAACAATCCGAACAAGATGCTGCAACTGCTTTAGTTGCTAGTGATTTAGCTTCTTATGAAACATCTAACGATGCTGCATTAGCTGCTCAAGTTGCTAAACAAGCTTCTGATAAATCTAATGCTGATACTGATAGAGCTGCGATTCGTTCAGAATTTGCTGCTGCTGATACAGCACTTCAATCTGATTTAGATGCTTATAAAGTTTCTAATGACGCTGCACTTGCTGCTGAAGTTGCTGCTACAGACGCTGATTTTGCTTCAGCTACTGCTGCAAGAACTGCACTTTCTCAATCTATTGAGTCTACAATGGCTTTTAATGCTTCAACTGCTGCTACTGAAACAGCAAATGTTGCTAGTGATTTAGCTGCTTATGAAACATCTAACGATGCTGCATTAGCTGCTGAAATTGCTGCTACAGACGCTGATTTTGTTTCAGCTACTACTGATAGAGCTGCAATCCGTTCAGAATTCGCTGCTGCTGATACTGCTAACTCTTCATCTTTTGCTGCAAGAATGGCAACTGAAGAAGCAAGAGTTGATGCAATTTTAGACGCTTCTGATGCTGACAAAGATAGCTTTGCTGAAATCGTTACTTTAATCAACTCTGTTGATACTGAGAATGATGATGCATTTGCTGCTTATGTATTGTCTAACAATGCTGCTGTAGCTGCTGTCCAAGCTGACGTTGATCAAAACGAAAGTGATGCTGATGCTGCAATCGCTGCATTACAAGCTGACGTTGATCAAAATGAAGCTGATGCTGATGCTGCAATCGCTGCATTACAAGCTGACGTTGATAAAAACGAAAGTGACGCTGATGCTGCAATCTCTGCTGAAGAAACTAGAGCATTAGCTGCTGAAGCTGCTATTCAAGCTGCACTAGATGCACAAGAATTAAAGCAAGAAAATGAAAAAGTTGTTCATGATAATGTAATCGCTGCATTACAAGCTGACGTTAATCAAAATGAAGCTGATGCTGATACTGCATTCCAATCAGCTAAAGTTGATAGAGATGCGGTTCGTTCAGAATTTGCTGCTGCTGATCTTGCTGCTAATGCTGCTGCTACAGCTGATAGAGCTGCTATCCGTTCAGAATTTGCTGCTGCTGATGCTGAATTAGATGGTAAAATCACTGATATAATCTCTAACACAGATGTAACAGCTTTAGATTCATTTAGTGAAGTAAGTAACCACTTGGATAGACTAGAAGATAACCATTTACAATCAATCTCTGTAAATACAGTAGCTAATGGTAATGGTGATCTAATAGGTTTATATTCTCAAGCTTGTTTAACTGGATTTAAACAAGGTACAGTACAAGTCTTTTTAAATGGTCAACTTCTTACTGAAGGGGTAGACTGGCAAGAGGCTGTAGCTTACACTGACTTAGATAGCTTACCTGGAGAAGGTGTAGCTGTAGGAGCTGTAAAATTACTGTATACTGGTAATGTAAGCGATTCTCATGTTATCTATGCTGTAAAACATTCTGATGAAATAGCGTACGGTAGTGGAAGTGGATCATCTGAACAAAGATCATCTACTGCACCAGCTCCAGATTCAGGAAGTGCTGATACAGGAAGTGCTGATACAGGAAGTGCTGATACAGGAAGTGCTGATACAGGAAGTGCTGATACAGGAAGCTCATCTGCAACAG